TTTTTGAGGTTGTCGTTCACATAAGTTCGCTACTACCTATGCAGTTCTCTTATGAACTTCTTACATTTCATGAAGCACAGACTATATCTTATCCTTCGCTTATCGTTAAGGTCTACCCACTTCCACTACCAATAGCTTGTAGTGTACTTCCCTCAAGAGGAATAGTCGTTGAAGTTTCTCCTATTCGGAGCTTACCTGCTGATTGCCCATTTTAAAGTACTTAGGGTTTAACCTTATACTATCTAACCAATTTTTTCTACTTTCGTAACTTTCACACTTAGGTTTATTTCATCCTTGTGTTTTAGTTTGGTTAGCTTTAGGGGTTTCCAGCAATTCAGGTAGTATTGGATAGGTTATATCCTATCTCTACATATAAGTTTCCCTATATGCTGACTATTTTAGCTACTAACTCACGACTAAAGTCACAAGTGTGCGTAGCTATTTTTTAATCAAGTATCCCATGATGAAGAGAAAGTTTATAATTACAATTAAGTACAAATTTATCTCTACCATCTATCATATCTTTCACATACAATTTAAATTTATCATATGCTTCATGCATCCTAAACCATGCACTACTTAAGTACAATTCTTTATTAGGTTCTGGAGGATAATCTTCATATTTTCCATCTTTTTTAAACTTCAAATTTCTACTTACATTTAGAAATGGTTTAAGAATTCTATCTTGTATCTCTTTTTTTACCAATCTAAACTCATCTACAATAAGAATATTGAAACGGAAACCTCTTGATTGCTCATTTGAGACTATAGCTTCTATAGTACTTCCATTGTGAAATGTTACTTTAGAAAATTTATTATTATATTCTATCTTTTTAATCTCTCTAGCTAACATAGGAGATTGTTTTACTAATTCTTTTTCTATCTTTTCTCTTATAATAAGTTCTGCCTGCGATTTAGTAAATGCAGCTATACCAATTTTAGAATTTGGGTATAAAACAGCCCTACAACATGCATATACGGCAGCAATCCAACTCTTTGCAAATCCTCTAGCACATATAAGCATTGCATAGTTAACTTTGTCAAACATATATATTAAAATGCTTTGAACTAAATACAAATTGAGTCCAAAATAATCTATACAAAATCTATGAGGATTTTCTCTATAGAACTTAGTCCATTCAATTATACCTTCTTCAAAAGCTTTAGTTTTATCTGAATTAATCTCATGATTATCTAACTTTCTAGTTTTAGTTGTCATTTGGATTGTCCTCACTGGCTAAGTCAAATACTTTTCTCATTTGCCCTATAAACCACTTATTAATATATGTTTTTATTTTATCTACATCTTTAAATTGCTCTGAAGGCTCTCCTATAGGTCTATAATTCTCTATCTTATCAATCCATGTACCCCATGTAATAGTTTCATTTTCCGCTAAACTTGCTTCTTGAATAGGCTTTATATTTGCATCATTCATAAGTTTTGATATTAAGGTATTCATTTTCTCAAATCCTGTAGCATCACCATTTCTTAGTGCCTCATCACTTCTTAATAAACATTTAGATATTTGTTCTAATAGCATCTTTTCAGCAGGTCTTTTACATTGATATGCAGTAGAAAACTCATTAAACTTATTTTCTAAGAACATATAATCTTCTTCTCTTAGCCCAGCTCCCCATCTTTCAACCATATCATTGTTTATTTTTACTTCATTTGCTTCAAAAGCACAATTAATCTTATCTTCTATAGAATTATCAATTGATGTCTTTCCTCGATATCTTGAATTTCGATTAATAATCTTCATATATTCATCAATAAAATCTTCAATTTTTTTATTTCTCAATTCACTTGCTAACTTATCATCAAAATAAATATCAAAATTAAGACATGTATGTTTTAATGCTTTTATATTGCTATTATATTTATTTTCTAGTCTATCAAAGATGTTTTTAAAACATTCTTTGCACACAGGTAATCTTCCACTATCTAAATATATATAACTATAACTTTTCCAGAAATATCTTTCTTCATATTTTTCTTGTTTACAGCAAGAACATTTTTTCTTATTTACTGCCATATATTATTATCACCACCATAAAAAAAACCACTAGAGAATTAACTCCCTAGTGGTTAATAGGGAGATTCAGTTCAATTAAGAGCTGAGATAAGTCTACAACTATAAACTTAACTCAGCTCTTAATAAATAGTTTATAGTTTACTTAAATTTATATTATAAGTACACAATCTTCCATTTTCATTAAATATCATAAATTTTTGCATTGCATATGAACTTAATCTTAGATTTTTAGCGTATGTATCTGTTCCGCAGAAACTTCCATTTACACATATTTCACTTTCTCCAAAACTATCTTCTTTACAATTATGTAGATGAGCCATGAAGATATAATCAGGAATGACTTTTATTAGAGATGTAAGCTTAGGAATTGCAGTTGATATTTTATCTTTATCTCCATGGACTCCTAGACATGTATTTCCACATATTTTGGCTATTATTATATCATTGTCTTGTACATTGTTTTGAAATATAACATTATTTATATTATTAATTCTTAATTTTATGTATTCATCTATTAATAGTGTAAAATTATCTTTATCTAAATTTTCATCTTTCTTTGGAAGAACTCTATCATGATTTCCTCCTACTGAATAAACTACAACTTCATCAATTCTCTGAGATAGCTCATATATAAAGTCACTGAGTATTTCAGATACTTCTATAATTTGTTCAACTATATTCTCTCTATTTTCTAATCTTATAGAATTATGTATATGACCAGAAATTAAGTCTCCAAGTAGCATTATATGCAATCTCTTAATTTTATGAAGTTCACAATATTCTACAATCCTACTTTTCAAATAATTTATTCGTACTTTAAATATTTTAGTATTATATCTATTAAATGAATTAATTACTTCCAATCCATAATGAATATCAGAAATAAGAATAATAGCTTCTTGATTTAAAGGCTCATATCTTTTGTAATTATAAGTTTCTAAAAGTGGCTTATAATGTGATTTCTCATTTATTTTTTTATTAAATAAATTAATTATACTATCTAGCCTTGAATATTCCCTTATTTTTCTATTAACTAAAGCTCTTTCATCAGATATTTGTACTCTAATCTTTTTTAATTCTAATATCTTTTCTTCTATATCATTTAACTTTTCTTCATTAAAATATTTTGGAATGTTTGAATTAATATAATCATGCGCCTCTTTTAAACCATATGAGATTTTTCTACAATGATCTGGTGAACATTCTAAACCCAATAGTTCAACTATTTCACCCCAATCTAAATCTACTTCTTTATTAACTTTTGCTAGTCTAATTCTGAATCTATAATCTTCTAATGTCTCTTTTTCTTTTCTCTTTAATATATCTTCCATATTTAATATCTCCCTATTTTATTAAATAAATATCATTATCAATATATTAGTAAAAAAATAAATAGTCTAAGATACTAATCTTAGACTATTGTTTCACTTAATCTAATTGTTATATTTAAATCTGTATCACCAGCATATTTATCTAAAATATCACTAAGTAATACTTCATGATCTCCGTCTTTTAAATGTTCTACAATCTTTATTGTTCCATCTTCTTCTTTTACTATTTCACATTTTTCTAAAACAGTTCCTTTATTATTTTTCATAAATATCTTCCTTAAATTTATTTTTTATATGTTTTTATTATAAAGTCTACTGGGAATTATTTATTTCCCAGCGTTTAAATCAATTATAAAAATTATTTAAATTAAGGAGCTAGATAAGTCTCTAACTCCTATTATATCAAGTATATATAGTACTATACATTATTTTACTGCATCTTTTAAGGATTTAACTGCTTTTAATTTAGGTATTATCTTATCTTCTGATTTCCAAAGCTTTTTAGTTCCATTTTCAAGGGTTATTTCACCCTCTCTACCTTTTTGTACCTTAGTTAAATATTTTACTCCCATAAGAGTCAACTCATCACCGCTTTTTAATACTTCATTTCTTTTTTCTTCTATCACATCAAGTATTTCTCTTGCTTTTATCTGTGATATCTCTAGCCCATCTGCTATTATTTTTATAAATTCTTTAGTCTTCATATTTCCAATCTCCCTTTTTCATGTAATTTTCATTTGATAATAAGAGGTCTTATTTTTATCCCCTTACACTATTAATATGTTTTAAACAAGCATTTTCTTAACCACTTTTCCCCACCAACTAGTTGCAACTCTTACAGTTTGACCTATATCCTTTTTTCCCATTCTTATCGAATTTAGATAATAATTTGATTTCCCCACATCTGCTACACTTCTTGTACTTTCCTTTGCAAACAGACATATAATAGTAATTTTCTTCATACTCTTTTTCATAAGTACTAATTATTTTATTTACTATTTTATCAATTTGTTTGCTTACTGCTGGAGAAGTTATATTCATAATATCAGAAATATACTCCAAAGATTTATCTCTCCTATACATGCTTAATATATCTATTTGTATTTTAGTAAATTCAATCTTGGAAATAATGTTATTTAAATCCATAACAATACATGATAAATCATCCTGTAAATCATTTCCTTTCTGAACTCTTAAAAGTTCTTTGACATGGGTTTTATCAAACATATTTAAATAATTCCAATCAGGGTTACCAGAGTCTTTTAATGGTGCCTTCCAAACAATAGGTCTTTCTATTGAATTTTTAGCATCAATCATGTCATTTTTTAATAATTTCAAATTCTTTCTAACTACCCTTTTTATCTTCAAGTCTTCCTTATTTAATTCTCTATATCCTAGTTCCTTATATTTGCTTTTATACCATTCATAAGTATCTGAATACATTTTTAACATAGGATATTTTTTAATATCTTTAGATTTTATTTTAATATCTTTTATTTTTTTATAGTTTTTGGGTATCTGGAAAATTGCAAATGAATTATCTTCTTTGAGTTCATCTTTATTTGAAGCTTTTGAATATGTATTTTCACCATTGACTGTAGCTATTTTATTTAGAAGAGCCTCTTCTTGACATGCTCTTTTGAAAAGTTCTTTTGAATTGTACATTTTTATTTTAGTTTCTTTACTTTTATCATCTACTGCTAATATGTAACTAGCTAATATTTCTAAGCTTTTAGCTATATTTGATGTTGAATATGTGCTATCATTTTTATTTAATATTAATTTAACTTTAGAAGTATCATTATTGTTATAATCCCATGTTCCTTCACTACTACTAAATGGATTAACTGCACCTACATATTCAGTTGGACTTATATCTTTTAATTTACACCACTTAATAAATCTCTTATACTCCATTGCTACTTCTTCACCATTTTTGTCTACATAATATATACCATCTTTATTTAAAGGGCTATCTGAAGTTTGTTCAAATATTTCTTCCCAAAATTCATTATTAAACTGTTTTTTCTCTTGATACTTTACTTTTGTAATAACCTCTTCGTTTCTTTTTGAAACAGAATTATAGTATTTATCTGTATAATTTCTACTTACTTCTTCAAACCAAGTATGTTTAATTTCTAATATTTCTTCTACATACGTAATTCTATCTTCACAATCACCTATACTATAATCCAAATTCTTTATGTAATCTTGAACATATCTACCATTTATATTTTCATAAAAATTGTTATTATTGTACATTAAAAAGATTATATCTCCCTTCCTTGTAATCTGTCATTATAATTTGTATCATCATAATCCCATAACTCATCTTTGAAATCTTCTTTGTGTTTTCTATTAATTATTTCATATGAAGATTTTTGGCTTAATTCATAGTATCTATCTATTTCACCTTCATATTCTTCATCAAAAATCTGATATGTATTTCTATGTATACTTGTTTTTTCTATCTCACATAAATCTTCTAAGTATATTACCTTTAATTCTTCTTTTTCCATATTTCACCTTTATCTTGCTAACAATATTAAATGTTATTATCTATAAGTAACATTTTTATGCCAGTTTTTTGTATTTTAGTCACATTTCTATGCCACCTATAAATTTTATTTTTCAGCTGTTTTTACTGAACTTTTTCAATTTTTTAAGGTTTATTACCTCTTATATCTTAGAAACTTATTTAGAAAAAGCATAAATTAATTGCTCTTTTAGCAATGTTTAAATTATTACCTCTCCAAACAACATAAGGATTTATAATAAAGTAATCCACACTTTTATAAGTTCCTTCTACTATTACATATTTAAAAACATAAAACCTATTTTCATCTAACTTTATATAAAATTTTAGCAATTCTTTTTTAAATCTATTCATGTCTTGTTTTATTGTACTAACATTTAATAATTCACAAATTGTGTGTAAACTCATTTTTTCTAATTTTGATATATCTAATTCATTTGGATTTAAACATAATATATTACTTTCGAAATGTATATATGGTATGAGTTGATATATATAGCTTAATTGTTTATGTTGTCTTGGAGTGCTGTGTTCATAGAGGAACCTACTTGTGTTTATATATATTCTTGTATAGTCTTTATCTTTAAATTTAGAAATGCCTTTTGTAAAATACTCTGTACTTATATAAAATTTTCCATTACTTTCATATAATAAATTGTTTTTCTTTACATCTGTTAGAAACTCTCTAAATGCTCTGTCTTTAAGATTTAATATTTCTCTCATATTCTTTCTATCTATAGGGACTATTTCTTTATATTTAGAATATTTCACTAATAAGTTTTCTTCTCCTGTATTGTAATTTAAATATGTTGTAAGATATATTAATCTACTGATATTTGCTCTACTTATACTTATTTCATTAAATAACAATTCATTTTTCACATAAGCACAGAATACAAAGCCCCCTAGCTTAAAATTGTGAGATGGTAATTCTTTTTTATTATTCATAATAGCTTTTTGTTCTGGTGTAAAACATACTTTTCTTTTGTTAATCTCGACTATTTCGCCTCTTTTCATTCCTCGATGTTCCACTATTTCTCCAGTTCTATTGTCTGTTACAATTACACTTTTTACAAATTCATTACCTTTATTTATAAGTATCACACCCTTCCTCTTTATTTATTAATCTAATACAATGTTTATATAAAACTATGTTAAAATTATTATAAATTAAAGCTTTATGAATAATAATATCTTTGTTTATAGTATATTTTCATTATAACATATAAACTCTCCGTTCTCAAGTGTCTTGTTAAATATCTACTCCTTAAATTAAAGAGCAGATATTTGTCATTAATCTGGCATATTATTAAATATATTTTTAATAATTGGATTTTCTTTTTTTATAATTTTCTCTTCTGTAATTGAAATTTCTTTATTATCTTTAAATGTACTATTGCCTAAACATTGTTTTAATAATTTATTTTCTTCTAATAAATTTTTCCATTCTAATATAATTCTTTCTAAAGCTGTGTTTCTACTACTTATTTTTCTATCATTCTGATATCTTTCTATTTCATCAAATATATCTTCTTCCAAATAAAAGCTAGATGATTTCTTCATATTTATATCACTCCTAGAATTGTTCGATACCCACTTCAAATAAGCCTTTAGAAGTTGCCATTTGAGCATCTTCAGATACTTTAAATCTATTATCAAATTTCATATGCAATGCAGTACCACCAGATACATATACATCCATTTCATCAATGTTCTTCCATTTAGAGGCAATTCTTTGAGCAGTGCTTTCAGAAGCCATTATATAAGCAACCTTTTTAAGTTCATCATAATCATTAGAACTATCTATTTCATTAAGTTCTCTTATTATGCCTCTATCCTTTAGTTGCTTCTGAACCATTGTTAATGCATCTTGATTTCCAGCTTCTAATGTATCAGATAGTTTATCGTTAAATACAAAACCTTTTTCAAAGAAAGACATTTCAGTACTTCTAAAACCTATAGAAACCATACCAACAGCTTTATCTTCATTTACTTTTCCTTCTAATGTATGAAATAGTGCAGCATCTCCTTCTCTAAAAATTGATATATCAGATATTTTTATTTCTTTGTGTCCACCTTTTATTTTATCTTTTACTTTAAATGTTTTACCTTTATATGTATCTATTACTTCTTTTAATGTAGTTTTTCTAAATGATTTATATGGAACACCCATCATTATTTTTACTTCATCGGCTACAGCTATTTCATTAAGAGCGGCTGCAACTAATATTCTCATTGTAAAAGATGTTTTTGAATCATCAGAATTTCTAATAGGAGTTATACTTTCTTTTTCTGCTAGAGATCCTACAAAGTAACTAACACTTTCAAAATCTATATATATAGGGTCTGTATATTTTTCAAAATCTATATTTCTGCCATCACCAAATACAGATTTAAATAAACATTCTTTAACCATACCATTATACTTACTAAATCCTTTTACATAACCTCTTCCTATATCTAACCCTATAACTTGGTAATTTTCTTCCATTTTAATTCCTCCTAAGTAAATATTTGCTAATTATATTATATCATATAATTAATTAATATTTGAATTAATTATAAACAAAAATTCAACTATAAATTGACATTTTTTGTTTTTAAGTTTAAATTAGAACTTATTTTAATTCATTTTTAGTTTAAATATACACTATTACATTTACATAAACTTTTATTAGTTTATATTTAACTTGTTTTTAGTTTAAATATAGTTTATTTTTTTCATAGTATTTAAGTCTATTTTTCATGATTATTTACAATGTAATAGTAAACTTTTAATACTCTTTTGAAATTCATTTTCTTACAGACAATACTTTGATATAGTAGAGTAAATTATCCTGTATATCTAAAGTTATTACTTATAATATTATTTTTATTTATTCTAGTAGTTTTTATAATAATCAATACATACATTTTTATTTTATATTTTCTATATTAAAACTTAATTTTAGAATAAAAAGTTTCAATAAAAAGATTTTATGTGTTTTAATTTTGCATGAAATCTATGGAGTCATTTATTCTGTAAAGTCGTCTGTAATTTATATAAATATTTAAATGTGGAAATGAAAGAACTAGTCGAAAATTTTCACTGACAACACAAAGCCTTTCCTAAAAATACCCCTATGCTATTTTTACTTTACTTTATTAATTAAAATCATATAAATATTATTTTTTTAAATAAAGTATTACTTTTCACTAAACTTTTAAGCAACACTATTATATATAGCATAAAACAAACTATTCTATGCCTATTTTTACAAAACCCAGTATTTTCAATGATTTTAACGATATTTTTCATATTTTTGTCAGCAATACGTCAGTTAAGAATATAATTATGCCATATTCTAATACTGTTGCATTGTATAATTGAATGTTTTATTTTTTATAATTATCCTTTTCAGTCACTTTATAAATTTTTTAATTATGGATAGGTAAGCCTTTTTAATAACCATGATAAACAATATTTTTTAATGAATAGAATTTTTATAATATTACAATGATTGAAATTATAAATATAATAAGAAGAAATAAAAAATTAACTTTATTTTCCATTTTTCTATTGACTTATAGCATCATGCTATGTATAATATAATTATAGGAGGTGATGAGATGTCACAAAAACTTGAAAAGTTCGTCAAGGAACTTGACGAACTTAACAACTTAATCGAGAAGCTTAATAAAATGGTTAATTTAACTATTAAACTTCTTGTTAAAATAGGGTTATTAATAACAATATTAAATAATCTATTTTAATACTTTACTAGAAGGTAGTTCCTACCTACCTTCTAGTAACTAAATTATATCATTTTTGTGACTAATTATACAATGAAAAATAAAATATTAAAGCTTTTTCTAAATATTACAAAGTTATTAATAAAAATTATATTTTTAATATTAATTATATATATATTCATTAAAATAAATAAATAATAAAGGAGTTTTTAAAATGGATAATAAAAGAAAATTAAACATATCATTTGCAAAAGGTGGGGCAGGTTCAACATATACAAGGATAAGTCTACCTATTACGTGGGTTCGTGATATGGGATTAACTCAAGACGACAAGACTGTTGTAGTTGAATATGATGAACATAATCAAACTATAACAATTAAAAAATATGATGAGTTCACAGACAATGAACTTTAATTATTGATAGACTAGATTGAAATAAATCTAGTCTATTTTTATACTTAATTCGTATTTTTATATTGACTAATTTTATTTCGTGTATTATAATAGACTTAAGATAAGAATTAATCTTATCTATACAATTTAATATTAGGGAGGTGTGCCTAATGAAATTAACCAAAGACAAAATAAAAGAGCTTATCGAGTTGTGTCACCAACTTGAAAAGCTCATAGTACAAGTGATTAAATCACTTGAAACAATATTTATTGCCTTAGTTTCTTTGTTTGGCTGGATTACTATACTAAACTACATACTAAAATAAACTTAGTAAAGTAATCTTACAATATATCCATAGTAATATTATTATGGATATATTGTAACACACCTAATATTAAAAGTAAATGAGGTGATTTAATGAATCAACACATTAAAACTACAGTACAAATAGTAAAAGTATTAGGCTTATTATTCTTCTTATATTTTGCATTAAAAGCAATCTATATTGTTTATTTTTAAAATTAATGAGGTGATAATATGAAAATTAATAAGTTAAAAGATTTAAGAACATCTAAGAAAATTACACAATATGATATGAGCCAAATGTTAGGAATAAAAGAAAGAACTTATCAGAATAAAGAAAATGGGAAAACATCATTTACGATTGAAGAATTTGAAAAGATATATAAATATTTAGAGATAAACCCTTTAGAATTACTTGATTAGAATAGATTTTTAATAAATTTTAAAGAACTACTTGACATATAGTAGTTCTTTTTTTGTATAAGTTACCCACAGGAATCCATGTTATAATATTAAAACATAACTAAAATATACAGAAAAGAGGGTTAACTATGGATACTGGTATAATCAATTTATTAGAAGAATTAAAAACTGATATTAAAGAAATTAAAACTTCACAAAATAAAATAAGTACGGATATTATTGAATTAAAAAGTAATCAAGATAAAATAGTAAATCAAATTGACTTATTGAAGCTTGTTCAAAGTACTAGTAATTCAGATGATAGTATTAGTATGAAATCAGTTGAAACGGCTATATTAAAAATGGAAAGTAATACAAATAAATTCAATAATAAGTTATCTATTTTAGAAAGTATAATTATAAATAATTGGAAGGAACTTCTTGAACTTAAAGGTTTTGAATAATAAGCAACTTTTTACTTGCATATTTTTACTCATAATAGTATAATATAATTAAGGTAGTACTTAACACTACCTTATACAATTTAATATTGGGGGTGTCTTAAATGATAACCAAAGACAAAATAAAAGAGCTAATCGAGTTGGTCGCACAACTTGAAAAGCTCGTAGTTCAGATGATTAAATCGGCTGAACAAATAGTTTTTGCTTTAATCTCATTTATAGGCTTGTTATACATATTAATGAACATGATTAATAACTAATAACAAGATACAATATACTTATAAGTAGTATATTATAGGTATATTGTAACACACCCAATATTAAAAGTACAAGAGGTGATATAATGAAACTTAATAAGTTAAAAGAGTTAAGAGAACAAAAAGGTTATACTCAACAAACATTAAGTACTAAAATGGGTATGAGCATAAGAGCATATGCTTATAAGGAAAATGGTCATAGAGATTTTTCAGTAGAGGAACTAGAACAAATACTATATTATTTAGATATAAATGCAAATGAATTATTAGAACCACATAGAAAAATGGACTAGTTTATAACTAGTCTATTTTATTACAACAATATATTGTACAAGCCATTTAAATCCATTCTAAGCACGTTCCAATACACTCGCCTTGTTCATACATTTAGTTTTTAGAATCGAATATGAAAAATAAGCTAAAATATATAATTCTAATTTATAGTAATTTGTTTATTCTTACAATATTGTCAAATTTGACAAAATACTATTCTTAAAATATTATATAATATATGTAGTAAAAAGGAGTGATAAAATGAAACTTGATAAATTAAAAGAATTAAGAGAAGAACATGGTTATAGTATGCAACAATTTGCTACTTATATCGGTTTAGCAACCACAACATACAAAGACAAAGAATCTGGTAAAAGAAAATTTAAAGTTGAGGAATTAGAAAATATTATTAATTTTTTAAATATTAATCCTTTGGAATTACTAGACATAAAAGAAAAAGAATAATTTTTATATAATGCCGGTCGTAAAATCGTTGACAAATAGCGACCGTTATTATATAATTAAAACATAGAAAGGAGAAAGTTTAAAAATAAAAGTCGTAAAATCGACCATAAAATGCGCATTAAAAACTTAATATGACATAGCAGTTGTTAAGTACTGCATTATCAAAAACACATCAAGTATTTAGTAAAATAATTTACGGATTGTTTTATTAAGTACTTGAATATAGTACTTAGAATTATGTTATAATAATAAAAGGAGCGTGGTCGTGATGGAAAATAAGATACTAGAATTATTACAAGAAATGCAAGGCAGTATCAAAGAAATGCAAGGTAGCATCAAAGGGATACAAGGTGAAATCAAAGGAATTAATACTAGACTTGATGGCATGGAACATGATATTAAAGACTTAAAAACTGGACAAGTTGAAACTAACAACAGACTTGATATAGTAGAATCTCAATTAAACGAGAATACTCAAATTCTTAAAGCACTAGAACATAAAGCAGATGTAAGCAAAGCAGAACATGACAAAATGTCTTTTGATATATTACATATTCAAGGTGATATATCAGAGATTAAACAAGATTTAAATGCAACACAAATTATAACATCTAAAAATTGGTCTGATATAGAAAAACTTAAATCAATTAAATAAGTAGTACATAAAAAGACACTTGAATTATTGAGTGTCTTTTCTATAACTCTTTAATGTGATATTATTATTCTATAATAATATTACTAGGAGGTATGACATGAATTTAGCTAGACTTAAAGAGTTAAGAGTAGAAAAGAAGTTTACACAACAACAATTAAGTACTGCTATAGGAATAACTTTTAAAACATATTCAAAAAAAGAAAATGGACATAGAGAGTTTACAATTAGTGAGTTTGAAAAGATTTGCTTTGTATTAGATATAGAACCATCTGAGTTGTTAGAAATAGAAATGTAAAAATTTTTTAATAAAATATCTACAAAAACATATTGTATTATTGGCGAATATGTAATATAATAAAATCAAGAAAAGTACAAGAGGGAATAATAACAAAATATAACTCGCCGTTTTTACCATATTAAATAAGCGAATAATTAAAAGGGGAATAAATCATGAAAAAATTAATAACTAAGATAAAATTGTTGTTTAGAAAGGATTTAGATAGTAGTTATTGGAGTAATACAGAAAGTATTTTATTAAAGTATGGAAACATCAATCAATTAGAATTATTGAAACAGGCTAATAAATTATAGGGGGTAATAATATGAAAAAATCATTAAAAATATTAGGAATACTTGTGTTAACTACAATGACAATAATAGTATCAAATGTAGAGAAGGTTATAAATTCAAGTGATGTTACAGGGCAAAAGACACATAATGTATATGTAGAAGGTAATGACAAATATATGCTATTTAAAAATGGAAAAAGCTTGTTGCTAGGGAATGAAATTATATATTATAACACTCAGAATAACATTGAAGACATTAAAATATATTAATAAAATAATTACTTTATAGAAGGAGTTAAAATGTTAATAAATAAGGCTAAAGGCATTAATGTATCACTTGAAACAAGTAACTTAAGAGAATTCAAAGGATATGTCAAAGATTTAAGAAAAACATTATCAGAATAAAATAGATGAAGTTACAGAATATCAACTAGATAAATTATATTACAAAATTGATAATACAGATATATTTGACTTGAAATAGAAAGAAATAAAAAAGTATATAGATAGTTTAATTTTGATACTTGATTTTATCTTTATGAAGATGTAATTAAAAGAATGATTTTAATAAGATAAACAGTTTATCAAACTGCTATCATTATAGACATAATACTAGAAATCAATTGATAATGATAGTGATTTGATAAAAAGATTTTAAAGAGTATAAAAATTAAAAGTTATAAATCCTTAAGATGATTTTTAAATAGCTTACAATGGCTTGTATGAGTTCGTAATTATTAAACTAGGAGGATGTAAAGATGAAAAATTTAAAAAGTATGATTATGGGAATAGTATTGGGTTTAATTATTGTTGGAGTTGCAGGAGCAACAAAAGTTAAGGCTGCTGAATTAGATAATTTTTATGTAGAGCCTACAGATATAGTTTTAGAAGATGAAAGTATAATTCTATATGATACTAAAGAGCAAGTTTATAATTTCTATCCAGTTTGTCTAAGTGACTGGAACTATAGCTTTGATAATAAAAAAGATTTAGATAACGCAGTAGAGACTTATAAAGAGTTATCAAGTAATGTAAGTCATCCAAGTGATGTATATATAGTTAACAGTTAAATGACAATGGAAACATTAAAGTGTTTCTAATCGATGGAAGTTCAATTGTTTATATAAAACAGGATAATAAATATTATTTTTATCCTTCTTGTATGGGTGATTGGTATTTAACATTAGATAGTAAAACCGATTTAAGCAATTGTGTTAACACTTATGTAGAATATTCTTATATATTGTTAGATGGAGGTGTTGCAAGTGAATAATAATGATAAGTTATCTATATTAAATCAATTAGAATATATAGAAAATGATATTGATGCAAGAAGTGAAATGATTGAAAAATTTAAGGACTTATTGGTCAAATATCCAAAGAGTAGAGATATAAGAAGATATATAAAACAACAAACTCAATTTTTAAATGGTATTAAATATGTATATGATAATTTAAATATTTTAAAGAACATGGTAAATAGCGAAAGGAGATGAAAACATGGTTAGATATTATGATAATACTTAATGAATGTAAAAAGGAATTCTGTACCTCGCAAGTATAGAATTCCTAAAAAATTGATACATTAACAAATTCAAAGTTATTATATCAATTTTAAAATTAAATTGCAATTCAATATTAGAAAAGTGTAGTTACTATTTAAAAATTTAAAATAACTACATCACATAATTTAACTTTAAAAGGGGAGATGGAACAAGTGAATAGATTAAAAATCAAAGGAAAACAAACGTTTATGGATTTAGAAATACCTATTATAGAAGGTGGCTTTGGTGAAGATAAAAAATGTATGTCAGATAAGACTATAGCTGAAATACATAATCAGCCTAATAGAAAAATAAGAGAGAGAATAAAAGACAATATAAAAAGATTCAAAGATGACATAGATTATATAGATATTAAACGTGTCCTTGAGACGGACACGTTGCTAGAATTAGGTTATGCCAAGCAATCCATAACTCAAGCTGATAATATATTTTTATTATCTGAAAGAGGATATTCAAAATTAATTAAGATAATGGATACTGATTTAGCTTGGGAGATTCATGATAAAATAATGGATGAATATTTTAGTATGAGAGAAAAGTTAAATGACCCTTTTGAAAACTTATCTCCAGAGTTAAAAGTTATAATCAAACTAGAACAAAGACAAACGGAACTTGAGTCTGGTCAACAGGAGTTAGAAGAAAAAGTTAATGTCCTATATGATTTTTCTACCATAGACTACAATCAACAAGAAACTATTAGAAGTTTGGTAAATAGAAGAGTAATACAAGTATATCAATGTTTAAATTTTTCAGCTTATGAAGATGCTAAATTAAGAAAAAGAGCATACTTTTCACTATGGAAAGATTATAGAAAAAAATTGGGTGTTAATAGCTATAAAAACACTGCTAAAAAGAACTATGACAATGCAATTAAATTCATAGAAAATTGGGAACCTAATTATGATTTAAGCAATGAAATATATATGTTTCAAAAAGTTAAAAATATATAAGAATAATGATTGGAGATTATTATGATATATTATATAAAAGATATACATACTATAAGTCTATATGATGCTTTTAGATGGCATACAATGGGATTGTCATTCATTATTAAAGCTGGTAAATTTAAAGGTTTTACAATGTAACTAAATAATTGAGAAGAGAATTATGATAACATTCTTTTCTCAATTAAATATCATTATTAACAAATAAAGTTCAAAAGATAGTGTAAAAGATAATACTTTTTGCTAATATTATTAATATAAAATAAAGTTAAAAATGGAGATGAATATATTGATTGAAAATAAATTTATAGAAAAATTAAAATATACTAAAAACATACCAAACTCTTTATATAAAGACTTAAGACATAACTTTTTATTTCATTCAAATAAGATAGAAGGAAGTACATTTACAAGTGAAAGTTTACAAGATTTGATTGAGTACAACATTGTAAAAGGTGACCATACTTTAGATGATGTTATAACAACAGTAAATTCAAGTTATGTATTTGAAACTGTAATAGATACTTTAGGAGAATGTTTGACAGAAAAATATATAAAAGATTTACATCGTCAACTTATGTACAACTCAAGTATCCATAATATGGGACTATCTGGTGTATATAAAAAAATACCAAATAGAATAATAGGAACTAATAGTGTATTAGCTCAGCCATTTGAAGTAGAAGCAAAGATATTAGAACTTCTTGAATGGTATAATAATCTAAAAGATATTACATTAAAAGATTTAGCAGAATTTCATTATAAATTTGAAATCATTCATCCTTTTCAAGATGGTAATGGAAGAATAGGAAGATTTCTATTACTTAAACAAATACTTGAGAATAATTTGAAATTAGTTATAGTATCAAGTGATACTGTAGATGATTATAGACAGGCTTTAAAAGGTTGCTATAATGAATATTATAAACCTCTAGAACAATATTTTGAAAGTTTAGATGACTACAAAGAAAGAAATAAAGATTTGTGGAATTTTTAATTGTAGGAGGAATTATATTATGTTAGACAAATATACACTAATGTTTAAAGATATTCCCATAGGTGATTTTATTTATGATGAAGATAAAGATAAATTTAGTTTTAAATTGTATGATACAGTAGATAATATAAATTATTTGCCACCACTACTATATGACTACACAGATTTAATGCTTGATTATCAACCTAATGATAAGAATATAAGAGATTTTATAGGTGATAGAGTCATGCCAGAAGAAAGACATGGGTTAAATAGTATACTAGAAGGTCTTGGATTAGATTTTTATGACCCTTGGGAGATATGTAAAAAATGTCATGGTTGTTCACATGAAGATTATTGGTGGCTAAAAAAAGAAGGTGATAATTTTGATTGGAGAGAATATCATCAAAGAGGTTAATCCATATTTTTAAATTATTATGAATAAGTGTCCAAAAATGCAATTTCCATTCGTTATATATTTAAAGTTGAATATATAAGGAGGTTGTTTTATGAAATTAAAAAACTTAAAAAAATCAATTGCTATTGCTCTAACAGCTATAATGTTGGGTATACCTTTGATGAGAACCACATATGCACTAGACGAAGATAATTATACAAGCCAACAAGAAATTCAAGAGGAACAATCTAACAATCCTCAAGAAAGAATAATCTTTGCTATTCCTGCTATAGCAATAGCTCCATCAGTTTTTGCTGCTTTAGGAATAACTGCTGCTACAGGACTTACAATATATGATATATATCGTGTATCAAAAAGTACTGCAAATGAAATTGACAACGCGTGGAAAAAGATACCACAGAAGCTAAAGGATGCAGATGGAACAGTTGGCATTGGGAAGTTTGATAAAAGATTGAAAAATGGAGTTAGAGAAAATTCAAAAACAGGTTGGAAAATAGACCCAGATAGAGATGGTCATAAAGGTAGCAAGTGGAAATTAAAAGATAAAAAAGGTAATAGAATTGGTTCATTAGATTCTGAAGGAAGGGTTGTTGGTAAGTAGTGGATTTAGAAAAAAAAATACATAAGCATTTTAAAAATTTAATTATAAGTAGTGACTGTGCTGAGAACATAGAAGAACATTCATTATGGATAGATACTGAACTTATGTCACCAGATTTATTGGAAAAAAATATTAAATTTATAGATAGATTCCCTAAAAGAATGAATGTAGATTCTCCACATAATGTTTTAGAAATCTTTTTTGATTTATATTCTGACAAATCTAACTATCTTTTTGAAGAATATAAATTTTTAAAAACAACACTATTATTACTTAACTATAGTAACGATATTATTATAAGTACAAATTATATTGATTATAAAAAAGAGTGTGAAAATATTGAAGATGTAATAGCAGAAGAAGATATTGAAAATTTAAAAATTATTAAGAATAACCTATTTCAATTTAAAGATATTAAAAATGATTATTTTGCTATTAATTCATTGTTGAAATTAGCCTTTAGAGAAAAGATATTTATAAATATATTTTTATTAGATTTAAAAATATCTTTTGATATAAATAGTTTGGCTGTAATGATATACATAGAGAATAGTACAGATTTTATAAATACAATAGAAAAAATTTGTTCTATTGAAGGTCTTTATTTAAGAAATAATTAATTTAAAAATATATAATACTAAAAAAATGTCCTAAAATATATGATATATTTTAGGATATTTTTTAGTTATAATTTTAAATATAACCTATATTAATAAGGAGAAAAAAATGCTTAAAATATTATTTATTTCATTAGGGATTTGTATAATTATTAAATTATCTATTTTGATATTTAAAGACTCATTAAAGTTTTTAAATATGTTTGATAATAAAAAGGAGAGTTTTATTGGGTGGATAATTTTATGTATTCTAAGTTTAATTATCTATTGTTTGATAGATATAATATTGTAAAAAAATGATAGAATCCAGAAATATATGTAGATAAAAGATAGAATTAAAAGATGAACATAGTATGACAATCGTAATCTCATATAGTATACTTGATTTAGAGGTGATTAGAATGACTTGGAACGATTTGAAAAATAATGATATAACATATATAGTTGAATATATTAATAATAAATTAAATGATAATAAGAGTTTGACTAAAGTTGCCATAGAGCTTGGCGTGTCTGAAAGTAGTATAAGAAAATATCTCACTAAAAGAGGTTATAAGCGTATAAATGATGAGTATATATTTATTGGTGACAATGGTATGACAAATGTAGTAAATAATAAATCACAGAGTAACAATGATACTATATTTAATATGACAATAGAAGATGACAACAGTCACAACATAGTAATTGACAATCAATTTAAAAATAATATTATTTCTTTAGCAAAAGACTATGACAAGATACAAGATGTTTTGAATTGGTTTGATAAAAAAGATGATACAAATGTTATAGAAGTTATACAAGATGGAATTAAAATTGATTTACCATCTAAAGACGCTATAAGGACTACTGTTAGATTAAATAAAGACGCTTGGAATTTATTTGATGAGTTTTGTGAAAAATATAGAGAGTTTAATAAGTCTGATTTAATGAGTATGGCATTATTAGAATACATAAAAAAGTATGATAAATAAAAATGACAATAAAATTGTAGTTTTAATATAAATAATCTCAAAATAATGAGGTTATTTTTTTATTTTTTATTTAAAGCAGAGAAGGTATTGTGTTATACTGTATATATACTTAAAAAAAGGAATGTTTGAATATATGAATTATAATTTAAAAAATGAAAATGTATTATCAGAATTACTCCAAGATGAAGCTGAAAAAACAAGAATTGGCGTTCTAAAGGTTTATAGAGTATTAATACTTTGGTTTGCTAAAGAAGGAAAGCTTATTGAGAAAAAAAATGATTATGTTGTTGAAATGTTAGATAGTGATAAAGAAAAAATTGTAAAAGATATGAGTGAAAATAAAACATATAATGCTATAATGGCTATAATTTTTAAAGTTAATAAAATATTTAAAACTTTAAATTATGACATTCACTTTTCGAAACCTAAAAATTTAGTTGCTGAGTTTGACCTATCAAAATATCTTACACATAATGAAGTTATTTCTGTATGTAGTAAATTGACTAATGCACAAGATAAATTTATTATCTATGCAGCTTTTTGTGGGCTTATTGGTAAAGATGCTGAAGACATAAGGGGTATAAAAATAAAAGACATAGATTTAGAAAAAAGGTTAATAAAATTAAAGGATACAGAGTTTAAATTGGACAAACTCTTATCTGATTTTACAAAAGAAACATTAGAGCAGAAAGAATACAAACAATATCTAGAGCAAGATAGTAATGCGGCTGAATTTTATCTATTTAATTCTAATTCGGAATATCTGATTAAAACTAAGCCAGATGCCCGATATGGAAATGGATTAAAAGAGATAGGATATTCAACAATTCGTAAAAGATTGCTTATTATAAATGATTATTTAGACAATAAAGTACAATTGAATTTCACTAACTTAAAAATTTCTGGTATTATGCATCAAATGCAAGTAAATGAAAAAAAATATACTCAATCTGGTTGTTGGACTAACAAAAGTTTGAAAGAGTTCAAAGAAGATAACAAATTAAATTTTAAGATACAAGAAGTTTTATCTATTTATAAGCAAAAATATATTAAGGAGTAACCTTATGAGCAAAGATATTAAAGAAAACATAAGTAATGAACAGAAAGATCTAAATAAAATAAATTTAATTTATCATATTATATATGATAATGATAGATTTAAAATGATAACAAGAAAATATTTTGAAATTTTTAGATTGAAAGGTATGTCCGCTGAAGAAATAAGTTTAAAATTTGAAGAATTCCTATATAAAATAATTTATGATAAATTCAAATCTATATATTCAAGTACTGAGGTTAAAAAACTAAGAAGCTATGAGAATATGTCTTCATGGAAATTAAAACAAAGATGGGCTAAAATGGCTCTTGATTCATTAGGGAAAAAAAGTAAAAAATATTTAAAAAATGAATTAGACACTGTTAAAAATGAGTATATAAAAACTGGCAGAATTATAAGTGCTGGGGTAAAAACACCAGAAGAGTTATTAGATACAAGAAAAGACTTTTTAGAGAAATGGACTTCTAACAACACATATAATATCTGTGATTATCCATATTTACAAGAGTTAAGTGAAAGTAAAATAACTTCTGCATTTACTCATGATATTCTTATTTGTATAACAGAAATATTAAAGAATGAATATGATTTTGATGTTAATAAAATAGAAATCAAAACTCCTCCACATTTAGCACCTGGTATATTTTTACCTATAACAAAAGGTAAAAAACATACACATATAAATGTTAAGAGAAATAAAGATTCTTATTTATCAGAAGATTATCAAGCTAAAAGTTTCTTAGGAATACAAACCAACTTTTCTTATGAATTTTCATTTCATCAATCTTTAGATGATGTCGTTGAGAATTTAAAACTTGAACTTATAAATCAAGAAACAGAAAAAAAGGCATTACCTAAAATATATCTAGACAAACAAGACTTAGAAATAATAAGATTTGTATATACTTATAGCCATATGCATTCTTTTGCATTTTATCTTGGTGACTTAATTAAATATTTAGGTCTTTCTGATGGTAAGAACAATTACACTAATATAAGAAATAGATTGTTAAAGTTACCTTATTATACTTTTTACGTAAATCAAATCAAAGATACTGGAGAATTAAAATCTGAAATGAGTTTCAACTTATTTTCAAGGGTAATGATTTCAAAAGATGAAAATGACAGAGAATTTATAGAAGTTACAAAGTCTTTAATCAAAGAAGTTGAAAAGGTGAATACAGATATAATGTATAAAAATGAGTTAAAAAAATTAACACTTGTACAATCTATTAATTTAGCTTATTTTTTAGAAGGAAAAAGATATACTTTAATCTCATCTGGTGAGAATATTAGAAATAAAAGTTTTAGATATAATATAGAAGACATAAAGTTTGATGTCCACTTAAGTAATAAAAAAACTCTTAAACAAAATATGGATTATCTTGAAGCTGGTTTTAATGAAATAAAGGAAAACCAGTTTATAATAAAAGATTATAAAAGAGGATTATCGCATTTTGATGTTTTCTTCTATGAGGATGTCGAAAAAAGAAAATTACTTATAAATAATACGATTTTATCCTTACCAGATTATATAGTTGATAAATAAAAAAAGCAAAAAGGCTATCTCAGCTCCGTACTTATCAAATTATTAATTTTTCAAAAAAGCAAAAAGGCTATCTCAGCTCCGTACTTATCAAAAAATAGCCTTTTTTTGCTTAAAAATCATGTCGAAAAATTTTTTTTGTTTCTAATTATCTCCATTTACCACAAAAAATTATCTTTGTATTCTTTGAAAATAGTGCTGTTCAACAAAATGGCTATACCAGCTCCGTACTTCTGAAAAGCCATTGCAATTACTATATTTGATAAGAATGGCTATACCAGCTCCGTACTTCTGAAACATAGACATAAACCTAACTTTTGGGTAATATAAGTCTAAGTAAAAAAGTTTTATCCAAAAAATGGCTATACTAGCTCCGTACTTCTGAAATTATTGATTTTTCAAAGGAGAAAATTATGAGTATTAAATATAAAGATAAAGAATTCGTACTTGTAGAAAAAAAGAATATAAATGAATTAGATAGCTCTAATATAAAATATATTGACCTAAAGGACAAGCAGTATTATGTCGTTACACAAGGTAGAAGAAGTAAGAGATTTAATAATGAAGATGTAAGTAAAATAAAAAAAGACTTAAATAATGGTATGAGTCTAAGAAAATGTGCTGAGAAATGGAATTGTAGTACAAGAACCATACAAGACATAAAACAAAATAAGTACTAGCGAGGTAGCATTTACATTTTACCTCATTAATATTATAATATTCTTATACTATAAAGGAGTTGATTTCTATGAAATGGTCAGAGGTTAGAAACTTATATCCTAATTCATTTGTAAAATTAGAAATTTTGGAATCGCATATACAAAATGAAAAGGAGTATGTAGATGAAGTAGCTCTTATAAAAGTTATTCCTAACAATAAAGAGGCTTTAAAAGAATTCAACAGATGTAAAGATAAAGAAATTGTATATAACACCAAGAATAAAGAATTTGTAATAGATATCATAAAACATATTGGTATAAGAAGAGGTTTGTAGTATGAAAAATTTCAAATATAAAAATGGACTATTATATACAGATATAGAAATCTTAATTGAAAATAAAAGTATCCTTGTAAAAGATATGATCATTGATACTGGAGCATCTCATACTATAATATCTTCTTCTTATTTAGAGGAATCAGATATTGGATTTAATGATGATGATACAATTGTAAAGGCTTCTGGTTATGGTGGGACTGTTCAATATTCAGTAAGGAAATTAGTTAATAAGGTTGCTTGTGGTGATATAACTCTTGAAAATATAAAATTAGATTTTGGAGAGATTGACCCAGAAGAAAAAGTAAATGGTTTATTAGGATTAGACTTTTTAATAAATGCTAATTTAATTATTGATTTGGTAGATAATTTATTAATACAAAAATAAAACATATTTATATAAGGAGTTATCACAATATGAGTATTAAATATAAAGATAAAGTAGTCTTTATTGTAGATAGTTCGAAAAAAGAGAAGCTAGATAAAGCTGGAATTGAATATGAGACTTTAGAAAATGAAAATTATTATGTAGTCCAGCAAGGTAGGAGAAGCAAAAGATTTAATAATGAGCAGGTAAAAAAAATAAAAAATGATTTAGATAATGGATTGAGTATAAGAAAAGCAGAGCAAAAGTATAACTGCGGCAGAAATACTATCATGAAAATCAAAAAAAATGAGTACTAATGTTACACATTCTTACAACATGTAACCATATGTGTTATAATAATTTTATAGAAATATTACTAAGAAAGGAGGATTATAATATGCAAGAATTAAAACCAGTTGCTAGAATATCAAAATCAAAATTAAAAGATATCTTAGATGTTTTTAAAACTTCTATAAGAAAAGTAGAAAAAATAGACTATTCCGCTTGTAATTCTTGTGCAATAAAAAATAATCCTTCTTTTGATAGTAATAAATTAAATGACTTCTGCTCAAATTGTCCTAAATTAAACACTATATCAGAGTTTTCTTATGTTACAGAAAAAGAAACAGAAATAGGTACAATAGAGATTGTAACTAATGTAAATAAACATATTACTTTAAGTAAGAGTGCTATAAAGCAATATCTAGCATATCATTTTATAGTATCTAATAAAAACTATGTTAGAAAATCAATATCATTTCAAAACATAGCTGATATATGCAATATCTCTGTTGTTACAGCAAGACATAATCATAATGTATTATTACAAGTTGGATTAGTTTATTCTACAGAGATAAAAAGAGGTAAATTTGATATAGTCATAGATGAAGAGTACAAAAATCATCTTAAAAAAGAAGATGGTGGAAAAGGTTACTTGACTATGTCATTAGATACTTTAACTCACCTATTAAGTTTTGAAAATGTAAATGAGTTAAAACTTGAAATTAAAAAATTAGTTTGGGCTGATGCTAAAGGAAGTAAATTAGGTAAGAGAATACGATTTAAAAAAGATAATCTTATCTCTATACTTCCAGAGTACATAAAGAAATCAAACAAGCGTATAGATACCTTTCTAAGAAGCACTAAAACTTTATTTGATATAAGTAATGATACAATAGATACAAAGCGTTATGAGACGAAAGAAAGCATCTCAGAGAAATATACAGAATCTGTAAGAATAAAAATATTAAAATTCTTTGATGATACAGGATGCTCCTTGAGTTCTAATTATAGTAAAGTATTATCTCAGTTAAATTTAGATAGATATAATTTATTTGAAGAAGATTTAAGAAATAAATTAGAAATAGAAAAAGATATTATTATAAATGACTTAGTTGGATTAGCAGTACAATATGGAGTTAATAGAGTACTAGCAGCATTAGATTATATGTTTAATAAATATACAGTTGACGAAGAAGATACAAACTATAATGAGATACGTAATCCAGGAGCATTTATAAGAACATTGATTGTTCAGAGCATAAATAAGAATGGAAGTTTAGCAATAGCAATTTAATATATGGAGTAGTTCAAAAAAATTGATTTTGACTACTCCTATTAGTGTTTGTATTCAAATAATAAAATACTTAAATAGAGCTATAAAGAGTGTAAAATCTATATTAGCTCTATTTTTTTATGCTTATTTTAATTAAATTATATACACAATAGAAAGTTTTTTATACATATTAATAACTTAATTTTCCAATAAGAATATATAATTATTCAATTTCTTAAGAAACTTATTCTAAAAAAACAACAATACATCAACAACATATTATTATTAAAATTTATATTTTATTGTACTAATTGCAATTACTATAATTAGTAGCTTATTATTATTTTCTAATTATTGATTTAAATTTCTGTTTTAATTGTTATTATTAATTTCTGTTTTAATCAATGAACAGTATCTATTTAACATTTATTTAACTAATTATAAAAATATAATAACAACTTTACTCTTCTAAATTTTCTTGCTCATTTATCAATTTATTTTTTAAGGATATAACAATAACTTAAAAGTTATATTTGAATGACAATTTATAAGTAAAGAATTAACAAAATTATATTAATATAAAAATTAGCTCTACAGACATAAAATGATAAAAAAAGTATTTATAATACAACAAATTACAATAATTACCAAAATTCAGATATCAAAAATATATAATATTTATTAAATATATATTTTGAGGAGTGATTATTATGGTAATAATTATTTGTGAAAATGATGATATGCAAAGAGATATCATTCATGACTTTATTAAGATTTTTTTAAAGAAAATAAAAATAAAACAATATGAAGTTTTATTATTTAAAAATGTAGAAGAACTTTTAGAAAAAGATTCTAAAAAAGTAGATTTAGTTTTAATGGATCTAAACTTAGAAGATAAAAATGAATTTGAAATATCAAAAGAAATTAGAAAAAGAAATAAAAATGTTAAGATTATATTTACTACTGAATCTAATGAAGATGTTGTTAAAGAATATGAAATAAATGCATTTAGATACCTAATAAAACCAATATACTACAAAAATTTTGAAAAAATAATGATTGATTTTGCTATTGATTGGAGAAAAAGAGAGGCTGTTATTTATATAAAAAAAAAGAAAAAAATCATAATAATAGAAGAAAGAGATATTTTATTTGCAGAGATTGTTAAAAGAAAATTAAAGGTTATAACAAAAACAGATGAATATATAATAAATGAAAAACTTGATATATTTGAAGAAAAGCTAAAAGAAGGGATTTTTTTTAGATGTCACAAAAGCTATCTTATAAATTTGTTACAAGTTAATAATTTGAACTATAATTTTGTATATTTAACAGAAAATAATATAAAAATTAAGGTAGCTCCTAGAAAAGCAAAAGAATTAAAATTTTATTTATCAAATATATTGAGAGATAGAATTTGGTAAATAATTTGTTTAAAAGAATCGAATGTATGTTCTTGATGATTTATAGAGAAAGAGTTATAATATTATTATGTAGGAAAATAGGAAAAAAATTAATATTTTTGTATTTTTTGTTATCATTTGCGATTTTAGTATTGAACTTTTCTAAAAAAAATCTTATTATTTAATCAAGCAATCTACTTTAATAGAGTAGGTATTTATTAAAAAAATACATATATGAAATATTCATTTCAGATGCAGATAACTTCAATTTTACTAAATGCTGAGGGATTTTAGTTTCTTTAAGAACAAATGTTCCTGAAATGGGAATAGAGTGAGGAGATGATTGGGTAAAAAGTATTAACTTTATAATTATTTTATTTATTATATGGGGGGATTTAATGAAAAAGCAAGTTACAGAAGAAATACTTAAGATGCTCAAAAAAATGGATTTATCTTCTTTACTCATAATTAAAAGTTTTATATCTAAAATAAAATAGCCCTTCTAGGGCTATTTACTTAGTTTATTTATTATTTTTTGTACAACTTCTCTTTCATCATCTGTAAGTTCTGCAAATGTTAAAAAGACTTTTTTCAAGAATTCATCATTACTTGAAAATGTCTTACCCATCATTGCTGCTAATTCAATATCATCTATATTTTTAAATATTTTTCCATTTCCATTTCGTAACCAATCTTCATTTACATTAAAAACCTCACATATTTGGTAAATATGTCTTTCAGTGATATTTCTCTCTCCATTTTCAAGTTTTGATATTGACGCAGATGTTAATTTTAATTTATCACCAAATTCTTTTTGTGATAATCCTAATTCTTTTCTTAATTTTTTTAGATTATATATCATTGTGTTCAATATATCACCTCCATTAATTAAATTATACAATTCGGTATTGACAAAGTCAATATATTCAGTGTATTAGGTAAACAAAGTATAAAACATATTGACATTGTACAGTATAAGATATACAATGTAATTATAACAAAGTAAATATAAAAATATACAAAGTCAAGAAAGAGGCGAGTTATGGTTGATGAAAAACATAAAGAATTAATAAAAATGTTGTCTTTATTTAAAAAATTGAAAAATATAAATCAAAATTTGGTTTATAAATTATCTTTGGAAATTATATCAAATAGAAAAAATATAGAATGTCATAAGTATAATAAGATTAAGTGCCAGAATAAAAAGATTCATTAGTAAATGAAATGAATATATCAAAAATAGGAGAATCATATGATCAGAGAAATATTAAATAAAAAAGGAAGTCTTTTGAACTTATCAAGTGAATATCTCACAGAGCAAGATTATATTAAATTTCAAAAATGGTATATAAAAAAATATAAAAAAGAAAATGCTTATACAGCCTCTATAGATGAGTATTTAAATTATAAATATGATAAAGAGTTATTAAAATATGTATTAGATTTAAAATTTCAAGAAGCAGTAGAAGCCTTGTAAATATTAAAATTTAGTAAATTTAAAGGAATGATGAAAAATGGATAATAAAGAAATAGAATTAACACAAGATGATATAAAAAATACTATAGTTGCTTTAAATACTATAAAATATGTTTGTATCAAGTCTAAGCACTGCAAAAACTGTCCAATTGGACATATGATAAAAATTGATGAATATAATTGTTTACTATCAGAATTAATTGATAATGGAATATTGCCTGTAGATTGGAAAATAAAAAAAGTATCAAGATTATTAGATACAACATTTAGCTAACAATTTCTTTTGAGGAGTATAAATATGAAGAAGAAAATGATAAGAATAAAAAAATGTGAATGTGGTGGAGATATATTTAAATTAAGTACGAAAATAGGATTTATTTATCAATGTAAAAAATGTGGAGAAATGTATAAATAAAAATTTCAAGTAATAAAAAAGTAAATAAAATAAATGATATGACGAATAATATACCCAGTAGATTTAAGGAGGAAAAAATGCAAGAAGCATTATTTGTAAAAAACATCTTCAAAAAACTAAAAAGTACATCAAGCAGAAAAGAAAAAATAAATATATTAGAAAAAAATAAAAATAATGGTATGTTTGTAACCTGTTTACAATTTCTTTTAGATGCAGGTATTTTAACTGGGTTATCTAAAAAGAAACTATCTAAAAAAATAGGGAATATTGAGTGTAAAAAAATATATAGCATATATGATATGATTGATTATCTATCTGAAAATAATTCTGGAAGAGATGTTGATATAAAAACAATACAATTATTTTTAGAAAAAAATAAAGAACTTGAAGAATTTATAATTGGTATAGCTACAAAAACAATTAAATTAGGGATTTCTTGTAAAACTGTAAATAAAATTATGCCAGGTTTAATAAAGGAACATTAAAAATGTTAATTAAAAAATAAAGTAGATTTTGCAATGGAAGGGAGAGTGTATATATGAGTATGATAATAGTAGCTAGTGTAGATGAAGAGGAAATGATTTTTAGAACAGAAATTAAAAAACTAGAAGAAGGAAATGAAGTAGTTGCATTTGTGAATGGAACAATGAAAATAGCTATATTTAAGAGGTTTATAGATAAATGTGAAGACTATATAAAAGACATAGCTTTTCAAAAAATTGATTTAAATAGATATAAAGAAATTGTAAAAAAAGAAAATGACAGAGTAAAAAATGAGTTTAAAGATATGTGTATAAAACAATCTGAACTTATGATCAGTAAAGAAATAGATGATTATTTAAGGATATGTAGATTTAATTATAATAAAAATAAATTTACAAAATATGTAGATGACACAGAAATATCAATATATAAAAGTGAAAATAAACATTTACTTCATATTTTTTCATATAAAAACTCAATATCAACTAAGATTGATATAACTAATAAAGGTCTGATTACAATAATAAAAATAATTAATAAATACATATTGAAGGAAAGTGATATAAATTTTTAGATGGTTCAGTATATTGATATATTATAAATTAATTTTTAAGTAAGGAGGATTAAATAATAAAAAAAGTGATTTATTTAGCATTATGTATTATTTTAGCAATTATATTGTTTACAACAGGAAAAGAATCAAGTACATATCAAATTTCAACTCAAAGAATCTTACCAGTATAATATAATTTTTATATAGTCAAATATTTACCACTTATGGAAACAGAATATTATTGATAACATGTATGTAAAAAGGGTATTATTTAAAGGTTGAAAATAAATATTAGAAAGAGAGTGATTTAATGGAAATAATTAAAAGGGATGGGAGCAAGGTACCTTTTGATAATACAAAGATACAGATTGCGATAGAAAAGGCAATGAAAAATGGAAGTGGAATTTACATAGAGGATATCTCAAAATTAATAGCAAATGATGCTGAATTTGAATTTAATAATAAGAAAAATATTCCTACGATTCATCAAATAGAAGATTTTGTATATGATAGACTTATACATTATGGTCAAAAAGATACAGCTAAAGCATATGAAGGTTATAGAGCTGTTCAATCGTTCAAAAAACAGATTAATACAACAGATGAAAGCATATTAGGTTTAATAAGCAAGACGAATGAGGATATTTTAAGAGAAAATTCAAATAAAAATTCAATAATCGCATCAACTCAAAGAGATTTAATTGCTGGAGAGGTTTCTAAAGATATAACTAGAAGAAAATTGATACCACCTCATATAGTTCAAGCTCATGATGAAGGAGTTATACACTGGCATGACATGGATTATACATTACAATCAATATTTAATTGTTGCTTAATAAATATTCAAGATATGTTAGATAATGGAACAGTAATAAATGAAAAATTAGTAGAATCTCCAAAGTCATTTAGTACTGCTTGTACTGTAACTACTCAAATAATGGCTCAAGTTGCTAGTAATCAATATGGTGGGCAGAGTATCACAGTAAAGCATTTAGCACCCTATCTAAGAAAAACATATGATAAATACTATAAGAAATATTTAGATAAATATAAAGACGAAAATTTAGCTAAAGAATTGGCTGATGATAGAAAATTAGATGATTTAAAAGCAGGAGTTCAAACGATTAGATATCAGCTTTCAACTTTGATGACAACGAATGGTCGACTTGGCCGTCTATAGTGGAAACATTATAGATTATGAGGTGGTGAACCTGTAAATACAGGGTGTGGCTTAAATAAGCTGCTATCGGTGAAAACTAAGGTTAAGATAGGTGTTTTATGATAATATATAAAGTTACTAATTTGATAAACAATAAAATATATATAGGTCAAACTATATTAGATTTAAAAACAAGAAAAAGACAACATGAAAATAGTTATAAGTATAGATATAGGTATGCTTTTTCTAATGCTATAAATAAGTATGGAAAAGAAAATTTCAAGTGGGAAATTTTATATGTAGCCTCTAATATTGAAGATTTAAATGAAAGAGAAAGTTATTATATAAAAAAATATAAAAGTCTTACTACTCAAAATGGATATAATTTAAAAGGCGGAGGGAAAAATTCGTTTTTGACTGAAGATGTTAAGATGAAAATATCAAATTCTCAAATGGGCAAATTAAATCATATGTATGGGAAAAAAGGAGTTCTTAATAAAACCTCTAAAAGAGTTAAAAATATTACAACTGGAAATATATATGAAAGTGCTAGTCTTTGTGCATTAAAAGAGAACATTAATTTATCTCACATTTGTGCAGTATGTAGGGGTTCAAGAGGCTCAACGAACAATAATATTTATAGATATCTAGATGCTAAAGGAGAGATTATAGAGCCAAATTCAGTAAGTAGAATTAAAAACATACCTGTAAAAAATATTGATACTGGAGAAATTTTTAATAGTGTTGCAGAAGCAGAGATTTTTTATAAAGGAAAGAAAAGTGGAAATTTAAATAAAGTTTGTAAAGGCCAACGAAAGAAATTTGCAGGATTTAGATGGAAGTATTTATAAAACTATTTTAACTATGTCAATACCGAGCCAAGCTTAGAAAGAAATTTCTTTGAAGGTGTAACGACTAATTCATACAATCCTTTTGGGATTATGAAGAATGTACTATATAAGTGAAATTCTTATATGGGAAGTGCCATCTACCTAAGTTAGTTTAACTAATATGGTAAAGAGATAGTCTGTGGTTATAGAAATATAATTTGGGTGTGCAAGCACCATTTGCAACAATTTATCTTGAAGTAGAAAGTGGAAATGAATACGAAGAAGAGATGGCTCTTATTTGTGAGGAAATGATAAAACAAAGATTAGAAGGAATGAAAAATTACAAAGGACAAGAAATAGGGGAGGCTTTCCCTAAACTAGTTTATCTTCTTGATGAGGATAATTGTTTAGAAGGTGGCAAATATGACTACATCACAAAATTAGCTGCTGAATGCACAACCAAAAGGTTAGTTCCTAAGAGATAATTGGGACTTAATACAGAAATGTATTTCGAATAACCTCGTGAACCTATAAACATAGGGTGTGCAATCAACGTATAGTAGTCATAGTAAATGATGACGAATGATTGTGCTAACAGGGAAAGCTAAGTCTAAAATTAGATATGCTAATCCTGTGGTAAGTTATTGTGTAATATATCTTCTAAAATATAGTTTGGAGGATATTAAAGTGAGAAAAAATAAGACCATGTATAAAGATTTAAAAGAAAAATATCAAGAGTATGGAATTGAAATAATAAGTATAGATGAATATGAATGTACTTATAAATGTTGTGAATGTGGGGCTATAAAAACTAATATATTGAATTCTATAAGAAGACAGCTAAATGAAGGTAAAACATTACATACTGAGGCTTGTTCTAAATATTATAATGATATTATAAGAGAAGAAATAGGGGATAAAAATCTTAGACAGTTTAGAAGTTTTTATAGATATGCAAAAGAAAGATGCTGCAATCCAAACTCAAAAGATTATGAAAGATATAATGGTAAATTTAAATTTAAAGACTATACAGAATATGCTAGGTTTTGCTTTGAAGAGTATAAACAATCATATAAAATATATGGAGAAAATAATCTTAGCATAGATAGGATAGATAATTCTAAAGGGTATGAGATAGGGAATGTTAGATTTGTTCCTATGAATATAAATGCTAAAAACAAAGATGACATATATCCAGTTATGGCTGTTAATATATTTGATAAAACAATAATAGAGTGTGACTCTTTAGTACAATTAGCTAACGAATATTTTGAAGGAAAATCAACTTCATTATATCAATCAGTTCAAGAAAATAGACTTTACTTAAATACATGGAAGATATTTTATACAATAAAAACTCAATCGACTATCGAAAGCAGAACATAGAAGAAATATCTATGGGGAGAAGCAAGTAGAGTACAGGTAAATGGGTGGAAATCCCGACTGGAAGTGCGAGGGTTCTTATATTTGTTAATAGAATATAAGAATATAATATAGTCAGAGCCTATAGAAATATAGGATTACTTGGATTATCAATCAGCTAAAATTATGCGTACTAATTATGAAGGAAATACATTCCCACCTATGGGGTGTAGAAGTCATCTTAGCACATATAAAGATAAAAATGAAAATTATAAATGGTATGGAAGATTCAATCAAGGTGTAATATCTTTAAATTTACCTCAAATTGCAATAGTAGCTGATAAGAATATGAATTTATTTTGGAAGATATTAGATCAAAGATTAGAATTGTGCAAAGAAGCTCTTTTAACTAGACATAACATGCTAAAAGGAACACTCTCAGATGTATCACCTATACATTGGCAACATGGAGCTATAGCTAGACTTGAAAAAGGAGAGAAGATAGATAGACTTTTAGAAAATGGATACTCAACTTTAAGCCTTGGATATGTAGGAATATATGAAATGGTTCAAGTTATGCTAGGTATAAGTCATACAGAAGAAGAAGGAGAAAAATTTGCATTAGATGTTATGAAATACATGAAAAATAAATGTGAGGAATGGAAAGAGGAAACTAAATTAGGATTTGGTTTATATGGGTCTCCCGCAGAAAATTTAGTATATAGGTTTTGTAGGATAGATAAACAAAAGTTTGGGGAAATAGAAAATGTAACAGATAAATTATATTATACAAATAGTTATCATGTTCATGTTTGTGAAGAAATAGATGCTTTTAGTAAATTAAAATTTGAATCTCAGTTTCATAGTATAAGTTCAGGGGGATGTATTTCATATGTGGAAGTTCCTGATATGAGCAGAAATCTTGAAGCAGTTGAACAAATCATAAATTACATATATCATAATATTCAATATGCAGAGATAAATACAAAGCCAGACATATGTTATAAGTGTGGATACACTGGAGAAATAAAACTAGATGAAAATTTAACTTGGTATTGTCCATCATGTGGAAATAGAGATGAGACTGAAATGCAGGTTATGAGAAGGACTTGTGGTTATATAGGAACTAACTTTTGGAATAAAGGTCGTACTCAAGAAATAGGAGACAGAGTACTTCATTTATAAGAAAGGGTTATGAATATGAAATATGCTGAAATAAGAAAGTTTGATGTATCAAATGCACCAGGAGTAAGAACAACACTCTTTGTATCTGGATGTACCCATAATTGTAAGGGATGTTTTAATAAAGATTTACAAGATTTTAATTACGGAGATGTATGGTCTAATAAAGTGGAAGATAAGATTATTTTATATCTAAAAAATGATAATATAGTAGGTTTAAATATATTAGGTGGAGAACCATTGCAACAAATAAAGGATAATGATTTAATTGATTTTTTAAAAAGAGTTAAAATAGAGACGAATAAAAATATCTGGCTTTGGTCAGGTTACTTGTTTGAAGAAATATTAAGAGATCTATCAAGAAAAATATTTTTAGATTATATTGATGTTTTAATAGATGGTAAATTTGACATTTCAAAAAGAGACATTTCATTAAAATATAGAGGCTCATCAAATCAAAGAGTTATAGAGGTTCAAAAATCATTAAAAGAAAATCAGATAGTATTATATAAGTAAGAGGGATATCTTTCCCTCTTTGGAGGTGATTGATTTGACTAAAAAAGAATTCACAAATAAATTTCTAAAGGAGCAATTCAAAAAAAAGAAATTTTTAGATTATGAATTTGAAAATTTCAAAATGAATAGAAGATTTAGTGAATGGAAAAAGAATAAAAAACATTAAAATATTTAAGTGGAGATAGAATTTCTTAAAAGAGACTTTGAGGTAGAGGTGATTAATTGAGATATAATAATTATCATAGCCATAAAATATACTCAAATATTAGAACCTTAGATGTAATTACCAAGCCACAACAATATATAGATAGGGCAATAGAGCTTGGCCATACTACATATTTTACAACAGAACATGGATATCAAGGAAATGTACATGAAGCAAAAACTTTATGTGATAAAAGCAATTTAAAAATGATTGTTGGAGCAGAATTTTACTATGTAAATAATATAAATGAGAAAGATAGAGGAAATTATCATCTAATAATAATTGCTAAAAATAATAGTGGCTATAAGCAAATAAATAAAGCTTTAAGTTTAGCTAATACAAATGGGTATTACTATAAACCTAGAATAGATGAAAAGATACTATTTGAGATATTTAAACCAGAGGATGTGGTTATTACTACTGCATGTGTAGCTGGAGTATTAAAACTTGAAAATAGAGAAGAACTAATAATAAAACTAAAGAGTCATTTCAAAGGTAATTTCTTTCTTGAAGTGCAATCCCACCCTCATAAAACTCAAGCTTTACATAACAAAGATGTTTTAGAGTTAAGTAACAAATATAATATAGATATAATACATGCCAGTGATAGCCATTATATTTATCCAGAAGAATCAAAATATAGAACTAAATTTCTTAAAGCTAAAGGTATAAATTATCCTGAAGAAGATGGATTTATTTTAGATTATCCAAATTCAGATGATATATTTAAAAGATATGAAAAACAAAATGTATTAACAAGGCAAGAAGTTGAAATAGCATTAAAAAATACTCTAATATTTGATGGATGCGAAGAAATCACATTAATAAATGAAGATATAAAGTTGCCATCAATATCTAAAAATCCAAATAAAGAACTGAAAGAGATATTAAATAAAGAATGGTTAGAGAAAAGAAAAAATATATCTAAAAATAGATGGAATGAATACTTAGATGCTATAAGATATGAATTTGATATTATAGAGGAAACCCATATGGAGGATTACTTTATTATAGATTATAAAATAGTTCAAAGAGCCAAACAAGAATATAATGGTCTTCTTACTAAAACGGGGAGAGGTTCAGCACCTTCATTTATAATAACTAACCTTTTAGGGCTTACTGAAATAGATAGATTAAATGCTCCAGTACCATTATTCCCTACTAGATTTATGAGTGTTGAAAGAATACTATCAGCAAAATCTTTACCAGATATAGATTTAAATGCTGAAGATGCAGAACCATTTATACAAGCAACTAGAGACTTGCTGGGAGAAGAAAATTGTGCTTGGATGATAAGTTATAAGCCGTTACAAGATGCATCAGCATTTAGATTATGGTGTAAAGCAAATGATATGAAATTATCAGAGTATGATGAAGTGGCTAAAAACCTAGATAAATATATAAATGATGATTCTTGGAGAGATATAATAAAGGAATCAAAGGTATTTGTAGGAGTTGTAGAAAGCATTTCCTTCTCACCCTGTTCTATGCTTATATATGATAAACCAATAGATGAAGAAGTAGGACTATTAAAAACTAAGGATGGGATATGTTGTAATATAGATGGATATTATTGTGATAAGTATAAGTATTTAAAAAATGATTATTTAACAGTGAAAGTATGGTCACTAATCAGAAAAACTTGTGAATTAGCAAATATTAATATTCCTACAATTGAAGAACTGAATAGTTTATTAAATAGTAAAACCTATGAGATATACAAGAATAAATTAACTTGTACTATAAATCAAGTAGACTCAGACTATGCGACAAACCTAGCATCTAAATACAAAATATCAAGTGTGGCTGAAACAAGTGCGTTTGTAGCGAGCATTAGACCAGGTTTCACATCTTTATTAGACAATTTCATTAAAAGAAAGCCATATACAACTAATGTTAAAGAACTAGATATATTATTAGAGGATAGTTACCATTACCTTATGTATCAAGAGTCTATAATGAAGTATCTAATATGGTTAGGGATAGAGGAATCCGAGAGCTATGATATTATAAAGAAAGTAGCAAAAAAGAAATTTAAAGAAAAAGAGTTAAAAGAATTGCATACTAAACTAAAAAATAACTGGATTAAAAAAGTCGGAACTGAAAATAATTTCGAGGACACATGGCAAGTTGTAAATGATGCCGCCTCGTATTCCTTTAATGCTTCACATAGTCTTTCATACGCATATGACAGCTTATATTGTGCATACCTTAAGTCACATTATCCATTAGAATATTATACTGTAGCATTCAACTTATATAATGAAGATACAGAAAGAACAAGAAAATTAACAGATGAAATAAAGTATTTTGGTATTAAGTTAGAAAATCCTAAATTTAGATTCTCAAAATCTGAATACTTCTTTAATAGAGATAAAAATAGTATTTACAAGGGAATTGAATCCATTAAATTTTTAAATTCTGATATAGGAGAATATCTATATTCTCTTAAAGATAATAAATATGATTCATTTTTAGAGCTATTGAATGACTTACAAGGACATATAAACTCTAAACAATTATCTATACTAATTAAATTAGATTTCTTTGAGGAATTTGGAAAGTCCAACAAACTTTTAGAAACTTATGATATCTATAACTCAATATATAGTAAAAAACAATTTAAAAAAGATAGTTTACCATGCAAGATGGAAATTATGAGGAAATATTCTAATAAAGAAACAGAAAAAATATTTAAAGAAGTTGATACAAAAAAATTATGTTCATATCTCGAAAGTCAAATTGAAAATACTGATATACCAATCAATGAAAAAATACAAGCTTATTTTGAATTTGTGGGTTCGTGTGACATAAAAGATAGTAATTCAAATCCAAGATATTGTTTAGTAATAGATATAGATACTAAATACTCTCCTAAAGTCACATTGTATAATATAAATTCAGGTAATACAAAAATTTTCAAAGTAAATAAAGCTATTTTCGAGGATAATAAAATTGGCATTTATGATTTAATATATTTAAAATCAACTAAAGAAAAAGCTAAAAGTAAAAAAGTAAATGGAAAATGGATTAAAAGTCATACAGAGACAGAATGGTGGATTCAAAAATATTGGAAAATAGAAAATTAAAAATATGACCTCGTATATGGCTTCCTAAGGCTTTGTATAAAATACTGTTTATATTTGTACATTACAATCTCAAAATGGCATATAAGAGGCAGGTGGAAGGTAGTGATTTCAATAATTATAGATGAACAAAGACACTATGATTTATTAGAAAAAAATAGAGAATTAAGTATGAAAATTGATGAATTAAATGAAGAAATACTCTTTTTGCAAAAAGAGAATAAAGAGTATGAAGAAGTTTTAGAGAAGTGGCAAAATGTAAAAGAAGAAATTAAATCTGCATATGAAATTAGAAGAAGATTAAATAGAAAACATGGAAAGTTAGAAATGATATGGCGTAAAATCGAGGATTTATAATGGATACAAATAAAATATATGAGAAAAAAGAATATATTATTATCAAATCTAAAACTGGATATATTGTCTACAATACAAATAAAAAATTTGAAGAAGGTCATACTCATTTAAAAAGTTATAATGCTGCTAAAACAGCTATAGATTTAGTTATTAGGAGAAGAATTCCTAGAAGCTATTCTGTTTATTTTCTTACGAGTTTGATGAGAATATCTAATGATATACAGTATATAAATGATATTATGAATATAAGAAATAATAAAGGGTTAAAAGAAAAATATATAAATTCTAAAAATGTAAAAAAATTATTGAGAACTTAGAAGGTATATTATACAATATAGCTACAGATAAAATAGAGAAGGTAAAAATAAAGAAAAGGTATTATTGTTGGATAAAAAAGTGATTAAAATGATAATTTTAATATGATTAGGGGGTATCTATGAGGTGTAAGAACATGCTAATAACAGGAGCTTTAATAGCTGGTAGTACAATACATGTATTTGCCAATGCAGAAGATGTTGTTAATAATAACATGAATAAGGAACTTATGGCAGTTACAGCAAGGAATATTAATTTAATGTATAAAAATGAATGGGAGAAATATAAGAATAGTTCTGAATATAAATTAGAAATTAAAAGAATTAATTTAGAAAAAGAACTAGGAATAAAAATAGAAAAACTAATTCCTGTGACATGAGAAGTAAGTTATTATACTTCTTTAAATTGTGAAAATAGTAAGTATGGATCTGTGACGGCTACAGGAGAAAATTTACAATATGGTTTTGTGGCCAATAATCATCTTAAATTTGGAACTAAAATATTAGTTGATGGAAATTTAAAACTTGTTAAAGATAGAGGCTCTAACAAATATTTTAGCAACTCTAATGCTATAGATGTATTTGTACCAAGATTAGATGGAGAGAATAATTATAAGTATTATAAAAGGGTGAACAATATGGGAAGACATTACAAAGAAGGCTATATTATAGTAGAAAGTTAGGAGTTGATAAATTGAATGTAAGTGGAATAAAAATGCCAGGAATTATTGATGTTTCAAACGTGTATGTTTATGGAATTAAAGAAAGTATAATTGCAAGTGGTTATCCGATGTATGAACAACAGGTAATAGATATGAAAAAAGTAAACATTTCAGAAAAAGATTTAAAACGAGCAAATCAATTAGGCAAATCAAAACAAGGTTCAGGTCATGATTGCTTTTCTAAAGGGATAATAGTCCAAATGGATTTACAATGGTCAGAATATATGTGGAGACAATGGGACAGATATCATCATAACGATTATGTTTCAAGTCAAAGTAAAATGCATAGATTATCTAAATTTAATCTTAATGATATGTGTAATAAATATGTTGATAAAAATACAATAAGTTTTCTAAGTGAGTTAATTCATGAGTATAATAACTTTGAAGAATTGAAATTGAATAACTCTAATAATATTATTCTCAGAAATGGAGAAAAAGTCGAAGCCACAAAAGAAAATCTTTGGAAAATAATAATATCAAATTGTCCATCTGGTTTAATGTTAACTGCAAGAGTTACATTAAATTATCTACAAATAAAATCTATGATAAGTCAAAGAGAAAATCATAAAATGGAAGAATGGAGATTCTTATGTGATTTTTTTAAAACATTACCAAAATATAAAGACTTAATGATGTAATAAGTTTTGTTAGCAATTAAATTTTAAATATAAAGGAGAAGGATAAATGGCAGAAAAAAGAATAAACTATAATCAAGTATTTGTATCAGGAGAAGTTTTAGATATATTAAATATAGCTAGAATGAATGAAGGAACTGGCCAAGAAGCAATAAGATTTACTTTAAAAGTTGAAACGGCACCAAATGAATCAGTGAATGTAGACTACTTTACATCAATGTTTAAGTCAGATGGCTCACCAAATCAAATGTTTTTAGGGATAGAGACAATCGCTAATGAAATAAAAACTAGAGCAGAAAATGGAAAAGGAGATATAGTTAGATGTGTTTGTTCATTAGATAATAACTTATACTATAAAGATGGTGAAAAGAAAGAGAGATTCCAGATATCAGGGACTTTTTGCAACAGAGAAAAATATGATGACAAAGGTAATCCAATTGATGACAAGGGGGAAATAGTAAAACCAATAAAAGCAAGTCAAGTTTGGAGAGCATATACATTAATTGAAAATATAGAAGAAAAAAAAGATGACTTAGGTGAGTACTTAGAGATTAAGGGTCTAATTAATAAGTATGGTAAGCAAGGTTGCAATCTAACGTTTAGAATACATAACAAAGATATGATAGAAGGATTTAAAAGTTTATATAAGGTGGGAGATGTTGGTCTTCTTGAAGGTACAGTAAAATCTATAATTACAAGTAAATCGGCTGGCTTCGGTTCAAGAATCAAAAAAAGTGCTTTTACATTTTTAGAAATAGAAGGTGGAGACGAACCTTTGAAAGAAGGAGATGAAATATTAAGCGATAAAAATTATCCATTTACAGATAAAAACATAGAAGCAATGAAAGAAAAAATAAAAGAAAAAGATGAAAAAGAAAAACAAAGAGATATTGATAAAAATGGTAAGACAGTTGAAATAAGTGATGATGATGTACCATTCTAAATTATAAATTAAATAAACTATTAAAAGGAGAGATTGAATGGAAAATAAAGAAACTACAATTATGGATGATATTAAAAAAGTAGTGAATGAGGAAATAAAAAAGAATATATCAAATTTATATTCAGATAGAATAGAAGGATTAAAAGAAAGTGATAGCCAAATTGAAATAACAAAAGCATTAATAGCTTTCCATTTAGAGATAGAGTCAATTCAAAAAGACAATACAAATCCATTTTTTAGGTCTAAATATGCAAATCTAGATACAATTCTTAAAGTAGTAAATCCCTTATTAGCAAAACATGATTTAATACTAATGCAGTCAGCAGAAGATGCAGGTAATGATAAAGTCTATATAAAAACTAAACTTAAACATTCATCAGGAGAATACATAGAGTCAAATTCTGCACCATTTAAACCAGCTAAGACTAATGATATACAAGCTAGAGGGGCATTAGAAACTTACTTAAGAAGATATGCAGTTCAATCAGTATTAGCATTATCATTCGAGGAAGACGATGATGGTAATTCTCTAACAAACAAATCAAAAGGCAAATCTGAAGAAGAAAATACAACAGTTAAGAAAAGTAGAGTGTAAGTAAAAAAAATGCTACCTCTTAATGGGGTAGCAATAAATACATAGCATAAGGAGGGGAAAGTTTGAATTGTAAGTGTAAGGTTTGTAAGAAAAAATTAGATACAAAAGATGCTTATAAAGTAGAACATATTACATCTGGTGGAAATAAGCAGAATAGATATTACTGTAATGAACAGGAATATAGAAAAGAGCAGCAGGACATATATTTCTGGAAACAATGTCAGCTTGGTATAGATTATATTATGGGCTATACAGTTATAAGTAATCAAAAAAATAAGATGTTACAAGAGATAATAAAAAGTGGTTATACAAGAGAAGAATTATATGACTGTATGCTTGAAAAAAAAGATGAAATCATAGAATTGCTTAACTACAGAAAAGATATAGAAGAAGAATATCCTAAATTATGCTATGTATTTACTATATTAAAAGGTTGTATTAGAGATATAACAATTAGAAATAAGCAAATAAAAGATGAAAGAGAAAATGAAAAGATATACAAAGAAAGTGAAAAATATTATGAAGTAATTGCTCCGAAAAAGGTACTTACTAATAAAAGAAAAAGTTTATTTGAAAAAATTAAAGAGGTGACTTAATGAGTGCATATGAAAAAATAACAAAGGATAGAGGTATTATAGAAACTTTAGTTTTAGGAACAATGCTAAAATCATTAACTCTTTTTAGTGAATATAAAATTAGTGAAAATGACTTCATAATAGATAAAGTAAAATTCTTTTTCTCATTAGGAAGAACAATGTCTAAAACTCATAGTGAACTCGATGAAGCGAGTGTGGCTAAATTTGTATCTTCAAATAAACTCAAATCTGAATATGAAAAGTATGGTGGTTGGAATAGCTTATCATCTGCTATGGAGTATGGAAAAGAAACTAATATATCAGCATATATTGATGATTTGGCTAAAAGCAATCTATTAATCGCTTTAGATAAAAGAGGTTTTAATATAACAAAAGAGATGGATCATAATGAATTAAAATTTATTCCATTTGAATTATTCCAATCTATGAGTTGTAGAGAAGTTGAAGAATTTTATGAGGGTCTAATATCTTCATGTAGTGTAAATTCCATAAAAAATAATATGAAGGTAGAAAATCTTTTACTTACCAAAGATGATAGAGAAAAATTAAAACAAAAAACTGAAGCAGGAACGTCTTATAATATCATCTTTGAATATAATGAAAAAGAAATAGGGTTAAGTGATAATGAAGAACTTAAGTATATATATAGTTTACCAATATTATCAAATAGAACTAATGGACTTGGTAAAGGTGGGGGTATAAATATAATATCTGGATTTTCAGGAATAGGAAAAACTACATTATTGTTCTTTAATTATATATTAGCTATGATATATCAGGGTGAAAAAGTAGTTATATTTGCGAATGAACAAAAATCTCAATATTTTAAAAGTATGTTAGTGTCATTTATAGCATACAACATATTTAATTATCATGATTTAGATAGAAATAAAATTGACAATGGAGACTTCACAGAGTTTGAAGAAGAGCTTATGGAAAAGATAGAAATGTTCTTAAAAGACAGAGGATTTGAAGCAAGTTTAAAATTTATATATATGGAAGAGTTTGAGATATCTGAGATATTAAGAAAAAGTAAAGAACTTGTAGCACATGAGGGATTTACTGTAATAGCAGTTGATACATTCAAGTCAGAAAATTCATCAGATGCAAATTATACAGGAAGGTTAATAGAAAACTCTAAATTACTAGATAACTTTGGAAATAAATACAATGTAATAACACTTCTATCTATGCAATTAGTAACGGCTCAAGAGAATAAAAGTTCTTACTTATCAGCTTCAGATTTAGCAGAAGCTAAAGCGGTAAAGAATGTGTGTGGATTATTAATGCTTATGAGAAAAGTAGTTAATGATTTAGAATTAGATTCAAATAATAAAAAATTCTTTTTAAAACCATATAGACTAAAATATAATAAGCTAAAAAAGACTACTGAAAGAGAGTATATTCAGTTTGATATAAAAGATTTACAAAAAGAATACAGATTATTATTTTTAAATAAGTCAAGAAGAGGTCAAGATGGAGATGTGATTCTACTAAGATTTTATGGTAAGACTGGTAGATTTGAAGAAATAGGAAGGTGTGAAAAAGTCTATAGAGGACAATTGTCATACTAGGTGATGACTATGGAAATAAAGGATTTGACTAATGAAGAGGTGATAAGTTTTATGGAATATTTAGGTTCGGACTTATCTCCTAAAAGCAATGATAGACAGTTAATATTTAATACTTGTTTATGTCATAATGGTGATTCATATAAATTATTTTATTATACAGAAAGCAAAACATTTCATTGCTATAGTTCTTGTGGTCATATAGGTAGCTTAATAGATTTATTGATACATATAAATAAATATGAATTTAAAGACGCTATTAATGAAATAAAAGATTTCTTTGGTATTTCAAATCAACCAATCCTAAGAAAAGGATTTAGAATAAGGAAAAAAGTAAAACAAATAGATAATATTAGAGATATACAAATAGAATTACTTCCTACCCCTAAAAAGCCATATATATATAAAACTTTTCAACAAGTCCCAATCGAAGAGTGGGAAAATGAAAACATATCTTTTGAAGTTCTTAAAACATATCAAATACATTATAATCCATATGAAAATCAAATAGTAATTCCACATTTCTGTTGGCATGACAAAGGTAGACCAATTGGTATTAGAGTTAGAAATTTAGATGAAGATAAAGCTAAAAGTTTTGGTAAATATATTCCATTATGGTATGACAATAAGTGCTATAATCATAGGTTAAGTCTTAACTTGTATGGGCTAAATATAAATAAACAAGCTATTAAACAAGCTAAAAAAGTAATAGTATTTGAAGGTGAAAAATCAGTATTGCAGATGGCAACTATTTATAAAAATAATCCTTCTGTAGCTATATGTGGAAGTAATTTTAGTAGAGAGCAAAAAAAGATGTTAATAGATTTAGGTATTGAAGAATTAATCATAGCTTTTGATAGGCAATTTAAAATTAAAGGAGATGAAGAATATATTGCATGGAGAGCTAAGATATATAAGTTAGTTCAAGATATTAGGGATGTGATGAAAATAAGTGTAATTTGGGATGAAGATAATCTATTGGATTATAAAGATAGTCCTAGTGATTTGGGAAAATATATATTTGAAAAATTATTAAAGAGTAGGATTGATATAGATAACTTTATTAGTAAATGAAAATAGCAAATTATATTAATAGGAGATGATTATATGATACAAGAAGTTAGGCAAGAAATATTATTAAAAAATGGTGAGATATTATATACAGGTGATTTAGTAAAAATAGAGTATAAGTTGGATGAAGATGAAAAAATGAAATGTTGTACAGGAAAAATTAAGGATGTAGAAGAACTATTCATTAAATTAGATACAAGTAAGAGATATAAAGCATCTGAAATAATGATATATTCTTGGGAGTTAAAGTCAATTGGAAGGATAAGTGATAAAAATGAATAGTATGATTAATAATAAGTATAGGGCATTGTATTTATTAACTCTTTTTTTAATTATTAATTTTATTTGTAATGTATATTTTGCAAAAAATGTCAATATTGAATATTACTTAAATTCATATTGTATATTTGAAAATGTAATGAAAATAATAATTTCTGTGGGGATTTTCTTTTCTATGATGTTGGCAGGATTTGATATAACTAATAAATTTATAAATAAGTTCAAAGAAGCTATAAAAGAAGAAAGTATAGATATAAATGCTAGCATATCTGATGAATTATATAAAGAAATTAAAAGTCAGATAGAAAAGGAAACTAGAAAGGTAAAATAGATGTCTAGAGAATTATATAGTTTTAGTAAATTAAATACATTCTATACATGTCCATTTCAATATTATCTTACATATATTAAAAATTTAGATCGAGAACAAAATTGCTATGGTTATTATGGTAATGAATTACATAGATTACTAGAAGAATTACAACAAAGAAAAATGACAAATCAAGAAGCTATTCAAAAATATAATGAAGTTATAGAATATGCAAATCTAATGGATTACAACTTTCCTACACCAAATTCAAGAATTAATTATTTAGAATGTATCTTACATTATCTAGAATATTTTGTACCAATTGAGTGTGATAAATACTGTATAGAAGAATACTTTGAGTATTATATTAATGGAATTACAATGAGGGGATACATAGACTTATATTATATAATAGGTAATAAAGTTTATGTTATAGATTACAAATCGAGTAGTAAATTTTCTAAAAAAGACTTATCTAAAAAATCAATGCAGCTTATCTTATACGCAATGTATCTTAAAGAAAAATATCCAGATAAAATGATTGAATATGTAGCTTTTGATATGTGCAAGTACATTAAAAATGAAAAAGGAGTATTAATTGAAAGAAATAAGATTGATAATATAAGAAATTATGAAAGAGCTATAGTGAAAATTAAATACACTAAAGCATTAGAACAACAATTAATTGCCTTTGTTACTGATACAGTTAAACAGATAAAACAGCTAGATTTCAACGATGAGAGTGTTTGGTGCAAAAATAATGACAAAAGTAATCAGTTTTTTTGTAAAACCCTATGTTCTCATTATGGAAAAGGTTGCAAATATAATGTAAATAAAGGTTTTAGAAAATCTAAATCACAATAAAATATGAATTTTAATAAGATTGGAGAGTACTCAATGAATATACCAAAAGAAGTAAAAGTAGGGGGATTGTTTTATAAAATAGAGGAGACTGAAGAGCCTATTCTAGTAAACAATCAATTATGTTATGGATTAGCAGATTATGGAACTGAAACAATAAAGTTATCTAATAATCTACAATCACAAAGAGTAAAAGAAGCTACATTTTTACATGAGCTATTTCATTGTATATTTAGAGATAGATGTATAGAGAGTGAAGATGAGGAATATTTAGTAGATGTATTAAGTAAAGGGCTTCATCAAGTGATTATTGATAATCCTAATGTGTTTGAATGTAAGGTAGAACTATAAATATGAAAAAATTAAAAAATATGTTTGTATTTTTAGATATTCAGGTTCAGGCAAAGACAGTATAGTAAGTGAAATCTCAAAGCAATTCAATATTCCAATTCTAATATCACATACAACAAGACCTCCTCGTAATTACTTAGAAATCATCAATAAAGCATATCATTTTGTAGATAATAATTTCTTTAAGGAAGAAAAAAGTAACTTTATTGAAATGAGAAAATATATAGTTCATGATGGCAGCACTTGGTTATATGGTATACATAAGTCTGAATTAAAGAATAAAAAATATGCTTTGACTATAGTAGATGCAAGTGGATATAAGGCACTAGAAAAATATTTTATGGGAACAAAAACTAAGTTAGTACCATTTTTTATAAATACAGATGAAATTGTATTAAGAAAAAGGCTTATTAGTAGAGGTGATAATTTTAAGGAAATTGAGAGAAGATTAAAAGATGATAAATTTAAATTTAAAGACTTTCTAAATAATGAAAATTATATTGCAATACCAAACAATACTAACCTAATTAATGCAGTAGAGCAAGTTAAAATACATATGAAAGAGGGAATCGAATGGTTTTAGCCTTAGATGTATCCATGTCCTCAACTGGATGGGCAGTTATAAATAGAAATAAAAAAGTATTAGAATATGGAAAAATAACAACCAAAAAGGATAAATTCAAGTCTGAAGATGATCGAATGTGCTATATCTGTAATACTATTCAAGAGCTAATTATAACTTATAATATTCAAATAGTCTTAGTTGAAGACCAATTCACTTCCAGAAATTCTAAAACAATTCTTAGTTTAAGAAAACTCTTAGGAGCAATAATGAGAACTGTTAAATTAAATAATATAGAGATTGAATATATGTATCCAGTTTCTATTAGAAAATATCTTATGAATAATGGTAAGGCTAAAAAAGAAGAAGTGGCTACATATATAAGAAAAAATATAATTGATGTTGGAGAATACATTGATAGGAATTGTAAGGTAAAGACAAGCGATATATATGATGCTATAGCTCTTGGAATAGCTCATTTAAATAAAATAAATTTTAAATAAAAGGAGAAGTAATTGATGAGTATAAATATCAAAATAAAAAAATTAAGTCAAAATTCAATAGTCCCATCTTATGCAAAAAATGGTGATAGTGGTATTGATTTATATACGATAGAAGATACAATAATTCATGCTAAATCAGCAGTAGCAATTTCTACAGGTATAGCTTTAGAAATTCCATATGGATATGAAATGCAAGTTAGACCAAGAAGTGGCATAAGTTTAAATGGTATAGAATATATAAAAGATGAGAAAGTATCTTGTACTGGAAATAAAATAAAAAACGATATTATTATTTTCAATGAAGAAGAAAATAATAGAGTATACCCAACTATAAGATTTGGTACAGTGGATTCAGGCTATAGAGGTGAAATTAAAATAATTACATATAATGAAGAACAATTTGATATTTTAATTCCTAAACATACTAAATTAGCTCAAGGTGTATTTCAACAAGTACCAAGAGCTATTTTAAAAGTTGTAGATGAATTGAACATTTCTGAAAGAGGAAATGATGGATTTGGAAGTACTGGTATAAAGAAATATGAATAAATATATAATATTGGAAAAATATAATTATTACTATGATGACAAGTGTCACACTTTATATCATTTAGAAAATATCTATACAGGATTAAGATTTTCTATTGAAAAAATGAAGTTAGAGTACTATAATATATGCTAGACTAACTTTGGGAGGAATATTAAATGTACAGATATGATGATTATGTAAATTTAATAAATGACTTAGAATTACCAAAAGAAATTAGGAATAAATGTGTTAGAGTTATAATGACACTAAAAAACATGCAGGATATTATGGTAGTACATAAGTTTAAAACTTATGTTATTAATGAAAAATACATTGAAAAAGTAGCATAAAATGATTAAGTCATCTATTAATTTAGGTGACTTTTTTGTATTTATGTATTACTATTTAGGTAAAGATTATTTTAAATAAATGAGGGGGATATTATAATGAAATTACCAAAAAAATTATTATCAGTGGGGTTAGTTATAACAATGTTAATAGTTAGTTCTCCAAAACAATCTTATGCACTTGATTCAGTTGAAGAATTTTCTATATCTTCAGTTTATGAAACAGCAGGTTTAATAGCAGATAAACAAAATTATGATACTGCTATACTTGTTAATCTAAGTGACTCTATAGCAGATGGATTAAGTTCAAGTGGATTATCTGGAGTATTAAATGCACCAATTCTTTTGTCTGAAGATGATAGTATTCCAGATGCAACAATGAATAGACTAAATAAAATAAAAAAAGTTTATTTAATAGGTGGGGGAAAATCTATAAATAAATCGGTAGAGGACATGCTTATATCTAAAGGATTTAAGGTAATAAGAATAGAAGGGAAAGACAGAATAGATACAAGTTATAATGTTGCGAAAGAAATAAATTCTAAACAAAAAGTTAGTACTGTTATGTTGACAAATGCATATAAAGGAGAGCCAGATGCAATAAGTATAGCTTCAGTAGCAGCAAGAGATAAAGCAGCAATAATATTAACAGATGGTAAGAATGTTCCATTTTCAACTAGTGGAGTAAAAACATATGCTATTGGTGGTACTGCATCAATAAATGATGAAGTAGTTAAAAATACAAATGCTACCAGATTAGGTGGAAGTGATAGATTTGATACAAATAAACAAATAATAGATAAATTTTACAGTGGGGTTAAAGAATTTTATGTAGCTAACTCTAAAAATTTAACTAATGCACTTTTAGCATCTTCTTTAAAAAATCCTGTAGTTATAGTTGATAATAATAGCAATAAATCAATTTTAAAAAATGCAACTAAAATTACAACTTTTGGAGAGGTAGGACAAGATTTAGTTGAAGAATGTTTAAATATTACTAATGGAATTGGAGATATTAACACAGGTGTAGTTAAAAAAACTAGACTTGAAGAAGCGGAAGTATTAGCAAAAAAATGGTATAAATGTTATGAAATTGATGATATAAATAATATACCATACGATGGAGCATACTTAGTTGATGATAATTATAAATATGGAAATAATTATTATTATGTTTTTAGTTATGTATCTGCTGGTCAAGAATATTCTGAACGTCTATGTATAAATAAAAATAATATATCAGAGTTTAAACTTTTATATGAAGATTTACATATGGAAAAAGTGGTATCATTCAAAAATGCTGAAGATTTAGTAAGAGACTTATTTATGAAAGAACATGGATTTTTACCAAACCATATAGAAGCTCAGTATATGGAAAATAATACGCAAATATATGTTCGTCCATTTAATACATATATAGATATGAATGGTATGGAACATAATGCAGGTGGTTATAAACCATATTTAGTAAACATTTATACAGGTGAAATATCAGAATATACGTATACTGAATAATCCAATTAATCAACTGCTTATTAGAGTAGTTGATTTTTTCTATATATTTGCTCAAGTAACTTTTTAAATAATATAAATTAGTTTAACACTATCACTTAAGGCATATATAGCTGCTATAATTAAAGTATATGTCGAAAGGTAGATGGTGAGGATGTTTAAGGAAATATTTGAAAAAGTATTTATGTCAGAAGAAATTAGTCAAACTGTAAAGGAAGTTAGTAATATTGTGAAGGATACTAAGATACAAGTAAAGGGTGGATTTGGAGAACTTAGATTAGATTTTATACTTAGCAAATTAGACAAGGATTACATAATAATTAAAGATATTATTATACCAGGTTCAAATAGAACCACACAAATTGATAGTATTGCAATTTCTGTATATGGAATATTTGTTATAGAATGTAAAAATTTTAGTGGCTATATTTATGGAAATGATAAAGATAAAGTATGGACTCAAATTGTAGGAAAGGCTAAAAATACATTCTATAATCCAGTAAGACAAAACTATGCTCATATCAAAGCAATAGAAAACATAATAGGAGATGAATATAATATATATTCAATAATTGTTTTTTCAGACAAAGCTACTTTAAAAAATGTAACTATAAATGGCAATAATGTTATAGTCATAAATGAAAGTGAAATATTAAGTACAATAAGTAAATACAAAGATATGACTATTAATAGAGAGGAGATAAAAATAATCAGAGATAAAATTTTTGATTGTATGAAAGCTATTAATCAAAACACTAGAGAGCATGTTAGAAATTTAAAAAATATTACTGAGGAAGATAAATGTCCAAGATGTCAAAAAGGGAACCTGACAAAAAGGAAAGGACAGTATGGTGAATTTTGGGGTTGTAGTGAATTTCCAAAATGCAAATATACTAGAAAATAATACATTTATATATTGAAATAAAATAAGACTTCACTCTAATTAGAATAAAGTCTTATTTTATTATTTGTTGGGATTTTCTTTTTTATTAATATGGGCTAAATAATAACTGTCATCAAAAATAATTAATATACATTCTAAAATTATTATAAAATTTCCGATTCCATATATAGTCCAATACTCTTTAAACAAATAATTTCCGTTAAAAATTCTATTTACAAGAGGTGCTGAAAAATAAATAGTTCCAAAAATAGATATTAATATCATAATAACTATAAATAGTAAGTTTTTTTTAAAGCTATGTCTTTTTTCTCCTCTTTTTAATGAAAGTACTAGTACCAAACTTGATATTGCAAAAGGGCAATAACGGTTTGAAGTATCATAATAATTTTCAATTTTTATTTGCATAAAAAGGTCTATAAATACATGAATTGCTACTGTTAAAATAGTTATGGTTGACAATATGTTTCCTTGTCTAATTTTTTTATTTAATTTAAATTCATTAATTTTACTTTTTAAATTTCTTTGAGATATATTTTCATTAGGTTTTAAGATGGATTTACATTTAGGACATATAGTTGTAGTATCATCAAATTCTAAATTACAGTTTTTACAATACATAAGTATTTATGCTTTTTTCTCCATATACATTCCATTCTCTTCCATCCATAAGTTAAATCTTTCTGCTTTTCTTGCACTTCTAGAGTATTGTAGTGCAGCATAATTAGCCTTATCAAATATGTCTTTAATAACCATGCTATATAAGTTTACTTCTGCTAACATCGCCATAACTGGAGGAGTAAATGTTAGTGCTGAGAACACTAATCCAAGCACCATATATCCTATTTGTTCATTGTAGTCTTTATATTTTATTTTCATACTATCTTGTACATCTTCAATTATAGCTTCAGGTGTATCATGTTTAGAATAGGCATCTTTGAAAAATACAAACATGTCATTTTCAACCATAGATTTTACAGATTTCACATCTATACCAAATGATATTATATCAGTTGTTGTTTTAACCACTGAAGCTTTTTCTTTAGCAAGTGTTGTATATAATGAAGGCAAGTCACCTTTTAATGCTATTAAATTTGTTATAACAGAACGCATAGAATTAGCACTTCTAAAAGCAGAACCTCTGCTTAAATATCTGTCATAAGCTTCTCTGTCATATTTAGTTATATATGTACATAAACCTTCTTCATAATTATTTCCTTCAAAATCTACAAAGTGAGATAAATACATGTATACTACCTCATCATTATACTTTGGTGCTCCTACTTCTTGATTTTTTCTAGCTGCTGACATTGCATATGATAATTGACTTGCATTAGTCGTATGTTTAATGGGTTCTTCACTATAAGTCTTAGGGACGTCCATATTTTTTTCTAAATATGAATTACATTTTTGTATGAAATTACTTCCTTTAGGTGTCAAATCTTTTAATTCACCAACTGAGATACCAATATCTTTTAATACATTACTGTATTCCTCTGATGCAGTAAGTACATCTGCAACAGTGTTCATATCCATATCTGAAGATTTTGCAGATACAGCATATGAATTTACTGTTGTTGATACAAGAAAAGTAGTTGCTAGTGTTAAACTTAATACCTTTGATTTAGTTTTTTTCATTTGTTTTCCCCCTCAATGTATATTTAATTAAAGTTAGAATATTCTTGAAATTATAACTAAAACTCAAAAGGATTTTATAAATGATATTGTAGTGATAATATGATTTATATAAAAGGACTAGCCATAGATTTAAGAGTGATAATTTAAGAAATGCATTCTATACAAGTAGTATAACATAAAAAGTTAAAGCAAGAAACATATAAAAAAAATAATATATAAATATAAATTAATGTAATGATTTATATTTATCAAATTAAAATAATCAATATAATATTTTAAATCTGATAATATTGAGCTTCTATATTCGTTTTTAAGCCATTGTAAAAATTAGTGCTTATAATTTAACATATTCAAAAAATGAGAGCCTTACATTTGATATTTAAAAAAAGTATCAAACTAATAGTATAAGGCATAGAATGATGCATTCTATGTCTTATTTCTTTATAATTAAGTAATTTCAATAATTATATAAATAAAATAATTAAAAAAGTCAGTTAAAAGTCAGCTAAAATGACTATTTTTTGCCGGGTCTATATGATATAATAAATATATAAATTTCGATAGGAGGGAAGATGATGAATGCTTTTATAAGGAAAAGAAATAAAAACTATGTAGTGTACTTAGAATTTAGAGATGATGAATCAGGAAAAAGAAAACAAAAGAATATGGGAGCATTTGATAAAAAAAGAGATGCTAACAAACGATTGGCCGAAGTTAAGGATAGTATATATAAAGATAGCTTTCTTATTCCAAATGAAATAACACTATCTGATTTTTTATTAGATTTTCTTGAGAAGTACAAAGATAATATATCGGCTTCCACATACAATGGTTATATGGCCATTTGTAAAAATCATATTAATCCTTCTATTGGGAGATATCGTCTACAAGAGCTAAGAAATATTCATATACAAAATTATATAGATGATTTAGCTGGTAATTTAAATCCTCAAACAATAAAAGTTCATATAAATGTATTGAGACTTGCAATAAAGAGAGCTTATAGAATTAAGCTGATAAAAGAAAATATTATAGATGGTATAGAAAGTCCTAGAATTAAAAAATTTAAAAATGAAATTTATGATAAAGAACAGATGCTAAAATTATTAGAAGTAGCTAAGAATACTGACATGGAGTTACCTATTAGTCTGGCTACAGGGCTAGGATTGAGACTTTCGGAAGTCTTAGGATTGACTTGGGATAATACTGATTTTGAAGAAAATACAATAACAGTAAGTAAGATAACTAGTAGATTAGATGGTTCTGTAATCCTTAAAGATCCAAAAACAGAGAGTTCAATTAGAAAAATATTTGCACCAGTAGAGCTTATGAATTTACTAAAAGATTATAAATTAGAGCAGAATAAGAAATTATTAAGAAGTATTATTAGAAATGAATATAACTTATTATTTTTTGATAGAAAAGGGAATCCAATTGCTGAAGATGTTATGAGTAAGAGATTTAGAAAGTTTTTAGAGAATAATAATTTACCACATATCAGATTCCATGACTTAAGACATTCACATGTTACTTTACTTATAAATTCTAAAGTACCAATTAAGGTTATATCTGAAAGGGTAGGTCATTCAAATATTAATACTACTCTTAATGTATATTCTCATGTACTTAAAGAGATGGATAAAGAAGCTTCTGATAAAATTTCTGAAAACTTATTTAAAGCTAATTAATAATTATTATTAGTAAATGTATATATTTTATTTTATATAAATTCAATTATAAACATAAAGGGAGCTTTTTATAAAGCCTTAAAATGGCGTACAGAAGGTCGGATTTTAGATGATATTTGAAACTTTATATTTCCAATATTTATGATATAATAAATATAGCAAGGAATATATTTGAAAATCTAAGAGTGGTATTTCCATAAAGTCACCTTAACTTTCTTTTAGGAAGGAGGTGAAACTTATGGTGAATCTAATGATGAATGTTATAGCAGGTTTAATCGCTTGTTGGATTTATGATAGATTAAAAAACCACTCAAAGTCGGCAGCTAAGAGTGGTTGGGAACTTAATATAAAGTTCCAGAAAAATAAATCTTCAAAATAATTTGTTGAAGGAAACATCACTCAAAGTTAAGTAAAATATATTTCCTTGCTTTTATTATACCACAAATTAAAAATATTAAAACAAGATTTAATGTAAATAATATTTTAATCTATAGATTTTCTATTTTTAAAAAAACTAACTAAAAGTTGAAACATAACAAATCCAACTGTCGAACCTAAAGCATTTACAGGTATAGATGATATGTTAGCAAAATTATTTAAAGATGACATACCTAGCATTACTATAGAGACTATAGCTAAATAAAGAATAACTAGAGAAATTGGTATTGAGATATTTATCTCTAATTCATGTTCTTTCATAATATCATTCCTTTCAACATTGTCATACTTAATCTTATTATATCATTAAATATAATAAATCGTAATGCATAAAATAACTTATTTTTAATTACATAACATGAGAAAGAGTAGATATAATAGATTTTATATCGTATATATACTATTCCTTAAATTGGAATTTAAAGACTAGTTAAAATTAGAATTTTAATATGTTTTCTATTTTTGAAACTGTAATATATAATCTTGATATACTTAACTAAAAAATCTGGGTTTTACATATCAAATCGATTTCTTATTTCTCTATCTTTACGCATAGCTTCTTTCATATACTTTAAAACATCAACAAGTATTCTAACTTCATACTCATCACAATCATTAAAAATTTCTTTAGCTTCTCCCTCAAATATAATTTTAGAATTTAATACATTATCACATAACAATTCATCTATCGTAACAGAAAGAGCATTAGCAATATTAACTAACACAGACAAACTTACCTTTGTTTTTCCAGTTTCGATATTGCTCATATGAGATGGGGTTATATCTATTTCCTCAGCAACAGATTCTTGAGTTATCCCATTTTTAATTCTTGCAATTTTGATTCTTTTTCCTAATGCTTTATAATCTACATCCATAATTATACTCTCCTTTCTGTTTTTTATATTGTAACCATTTGCACAGTATAATATAATAATCTATATACATGAATAATTTATATAGAGCATTTAAGTCTAAAATAATTTTTGCAAATAAGATAGCTAATCTCATAAGAATTTGTCTGTAAGGGAATTAAAAATCTAATTGTTACTTATTTTGAATTAGAAAGGGTTGTTCATATGTTAATACAAAACATACCAAAAGCGGAATTGAAAGTTATGAAGTTTATTTGGCACATAAATGATATAGTAATATCTAAAGAAGTTATCAATGCTATGGAATTTGCATGGGGCTGGAAGGCAACGACAACTCTAACACTTTTATCGCGACTAGTTAAAAAGAATTTTTTGGATGCAGAAAAAATAGAGAAATATACTCATTACACAATACTTATAACAGAAAGAGAATATAAAGCATTTGAAACCAAAAGATTTCTAGAAGAAGTACACTCTAATTCTATAGAAAGTTTTATTGGTTCTTTAGAATATTGTTTAATTATTAATGAAAAAACGTAACTTTAATAAAGTAAGATACTAATGAATGGAATTTTACAAATATAGAAAATTTGCATAAAAAGTCATTATGGACAAAAAAATAAAGCCCTCTAAAGAAAACTCAATTAAGAGTAATCCCTAGAGGGCTTATTATTATCTATTTCCTTTTTTCTTACCTTTACATGCCATAATATCACTTCTTTTTAATTTTATAGTCCTATTAAATCTTTAGATTTAGAAATTTTACATTTATCTTCTTTTATATATATCTTAGTTGTATCAGTGGATTCATGATTCAGGATAGTTGAGATATCTTCAAGTGGTAAGTTATTAGCTTTAGCTATAGTTGCAAAACTTCGTCTTAATGAGTGAGGTGCTAAATTATCTATATATATTAATTTACCAGCCTTCTTAGCCCAACTTCTTAATACATCTGATGTAGCTTTATGATATTCTCCACCATACCTAACTAAAAAAACATAATCATTTATTATATTTTCTTCTTCTCTCAGTTTTTTTAGTTTTAATAATAAATCTTTTACTTTCTCACTAAAGTAAAAATCTACTATCTTTCCACCTTTTTCCTTGATATTCTCACATACTCTATTATCAAAGTCTATATTTTCCCAAGTCAGATTACTTGTAGCTGTAACTCTACCAGCAGTTGACAAAGCAAAATTTATATAAACTTCTAATTGCAAATCATCTTGTTTTGACAATTTATCTTGTAGTTCTTTAACTTGTTCTATATTTAAAAAATGTTTTTCTACAACAGGTAATCCTTTTTTAGGTCTTTCTATTAGTGATACTGGATTTTCTTTTACGATTCTTTTCCTTCTAAGATGGTCATATAGAGATGAAATGCCTGAGAATATTACTTTGATTCTATTAACATGATTATCTTCCATCCTAAATGAAATATACTCCATTATATCGTCTTCAGTACAATCTTCAATAAGTAAATCACCCATTTCATCATGTAGATATCTAGACCATGTATTTAAATCACACCTATATACATAGATAGTTTTTTCGCTTAATCCAGCTATTTTCTTAGCTTGAAGAAATCCTTTTATTAATTTCTCATTATTTTTGTTTATATCTCCATCTATTTTAATTCTTTTACTTCTCTTTTCAAATGTTGTCAATATCTCACTTCCTTAAAAAGACTAGAAAAATTAATCTCTAGCCTTTAATCTATCTTTTATTTCTGTTATGTCTGTTTCAACTCTTTCAAGTCTACTATTATTAGTGTTTAATGCTTCTGCAAATTTATCTAATTTATCATCAAATTTATCTATTGTATTACCAAATAAAGTTCTCTGCTCTTTAATTTCTCTTGAAAAATAAGCTCTTTCCTTTTTTCTGTCATCCTGCTCTAGTTGTCTATTCTTTTCTAAATATCTGCCAAACCATAACATTACTATCGTTAATAGTATAGCCGTATATCCATATTGGCTTAATAATTCAATCATTTCTTTAGATAACATCTACTTTTCCTTTTTGTTTTGTACTTGTATTTGACTTATACCTATAGACGCTCCCCAGCATAAAATACCTTCAAAGATAGCCTCTATTGACAACTCTTTCATAAATAAACAACTACTTATTATTGATATAATCAATAATGTAAAAGGTATATATTTATTTTTAATATTTGATTCTTTTATAAAAGTCCCCAATATGTAAAGACCTCCTATTAGCATTATCAAATTTTGAGGTATAAACTGCATTATATCCATATAACTTCCTCCTATCCAAGAATGTCACTTAATTCTTTTACTTTAATTTTTACTTGCTCTAACTTCATATCATTATTTTCTATTTTCATTGAATTTATCTTATTGCATATATTTATTATGTTTTGACCATAGCCCATATCTGGACACCATTTACCAGATAAACTCTCAACTATCTTAGCTTCTCCATGTAAATATGGGAAATGTCTAGGATCTAATGTAACTCCATTAACTTTGTATTCATTTTTACCAACTAATTCGTTATATTTTGGATAACCTTTAGCTCCAGCATATAGGGCTAGATGGTCTATAAATGCTGCCACTCCATCTTCCCAACAACTAAATCTTGTATGAGCTGATGGGTCTAAATCTCCACCACCTTTATTACCTTTAAGTCCACATACATTGCAATATGAAGGATTTAAAACTCTACCAAAATTAAAATATCCAGTTTCTACAAATGCTTGAGCAATTGCAATAACTGGATTTACACCTTTTTTCTCTGCTTCTTTGTATATTATTGGTACTATAGCCTTACATAAATAGTGTGGTGGATTAGAGTTATTATTTAATGTATCTAAATATGCAAAGACTTGTTCTAATTTTGCGGTTGATTTATCTAATATATTCAATTCATTACCTCCTACTTCCCTATAAAATCTAATACTTTATAAAGTGTAGCCCATCTGTCATCACCTTGTAACTTAGTGAATCTTTCACTAGTCTTAATTTTGTCACTGGCTGAACCTATTACATAAAGGTTTTGACAATGGCCAGGTATGTAATTTTTTAACTCACATACATAGACTTCATAAGATTTATAATTTATGGCCATTACATTAGCTATAGCTTTATCAACTTCTCCTTCATAAACTATTGTATATTTCATTTTTTCCTCCTGTGTTTGATTTATAGGTTTATTAAATATTCCTTCGGCAATATCTATGGCCATATCTTTAGCATTATAATTTTTAGTATCATCTGTATCTACAAAGCAACATTCAACTAAAAGTGATTTTGCTTTTGTTCTTCTTAAAAATGCTAGAGTTTTCTTTTCTTTGACACCTCTGTTTTTAAAAGCTTTATCCCATTTAGCATGGTAAGTTTTTGTTATTTGTTCACAAATTCTTGAAGCTATTTCAACGGTTTCTTTGTCATTTAAATTATATACTAAGACTTCTACACCTCTACCTCCACCTGAGTTAAAATGAACACTTACATTTAAATCTGAGTTATATGAATTACATTTAGCTATAATTTTATTCAATATATCACTCTGAGAAGTTCCATCATTACAAGTACAATCATATACTTTACACTCTTTTTGAGTTAAAGATATTAGATATTTTAGTACATTTCTTGCCTCTGTAGATTCTTTTATATTACCTACTGCTCCAGAGCCGACCTTATAATCTGGATTATGACCTGCATGGATTGTTAATGTTTTTATGTTCAAAATTACCACTCCTTTCAATAAATAAAAAGGCTGAGATTAGTCAGCCCTCTAAATTTAAACATAAAAAAAGAACCTATATTGTTGGCTCTACTACTGTTCCTTCTTTATTTAATAAAGTCGTTAACTCTGTGTACTCACTTTCTTTTATCCTATTCATAGCATAAAATACATCCAACTTAGTTTGTAATTTCTCTTTAGTATCAAAGCTCTTTTGCTCAATCATTCTTTTTAAAATATTATACATATTCTTTCCTCCAAGTTTTTATAATTTTATAACACATTGTTTGTGTTAAGTTCTAACATAGCGATTCTATAAGCATTATCTATTAAAAGATTATCTTGCTCCTTTTGATTTTCTATTAAAACTGTGATTTTATTTGCATTTATTTCTTCAATTGATGGTTCTGGATTAGGTGGATTCTTTTGTAATTCTAACCATTCGTTATAAGATTGTTCACCTGTCTTAATTAGCTCTCCTTCTTTGCTTATTAAAGGAGTCCATAATTGTCCATTACCTGTAATAAAAAAATTGTCAATTTCTATGTTGTCAATTTCTTCTTTTGAGAAATTATGCTCTTTTATTATTTTAAATTTCATTTTATCCATACTTTAGACCTCCAAATTTACAACAACACTAATTAAAATTCCTTTATTCGTAATATCATGACCTGGAGTTAACATTAGTATAGTATTATTTACACAAGCTATCCCTACAGTGTCAACTTGTTCACAAGAAGAATTCATAACTGGACAAGAATAGTTTTGTCTTGATATTCCTAAAGGTAATTTAATTATTGCTTCTTCTAAAACAGTAGCTGATGTATTTTTTGTTACAATCATGTTTATAAATAAATACTTTCCTACCTTTGTAATAGTAGCTGATTGCCACACTTTATCCCATCCATTTATAAATTTAAAATCAATATTACTTTCAGTTTTAATTATTGATTTTAAATTCTCTCTAATAACTTCTATATGGCTACCTAAATTTTGTGTCCTTTCAAAACTAATATTTGGTATCGCAATGCCTGAGTTACAAATAAATCTAGTTTGATTATCATATTGCTCCAAATTTAGTAGACTAAGTTTAATTTCTCTTGGTGTTTCTAATTCATAAATTATTTTCAAAGGATTTTTCTTTAATTTTTCTTTAAAGTTAGCAATGTTAAAAGGAGATATTGAAGTATCTACTATATCTATTACACCTATTCCATTTTCTGTTGATATAGATAATGCTGATTCAGTTTGAACATTATATATATAGTCTACATGAGATTGCTTGTATAAGTTAGTTACAAACTTAGACATATCTAATCTTAATACAGATATATCTAAATTTAATCTAAACTCATACATTCCATGAACTTCTATCCAATTTTCATTACCATTAAAAACTATTTCTTCACATCTTTGTATTAGTTTATATGAACCATTTTTGTAGACTATTTTATCTCTTATTCCATTTGGTAAGCTTCTTAATGTATAAGGAATTTTCTTTTTATCATATTTATTTCCTTTAGTTATAATTGTTTTATTACCATCATCATGCAAATCTTTTATTATAGTAACTCTTAGATACTTTGCATTTTTAGGGCTTCTAGCAACATAAAAAATATCTTTATCTCCTATTATTCTTTCATTTAATGGTGTTGGAATAAAACTTTTATTTATATCATACCAACAAATATTTCTACTACAATTATAAAAAGTATACTCTGTATTTGGTTCTATTTCTATATAGTCTAATGTATATTTATGATTACTAGCCTCAGAAATAAGTTCCTCTCCATTAAGATATTGTAAAATATAATTATCTTTAAAATTGGCATTCTTATTAAAGATATTAATTCCACTATATGGATAACTTAAAAGCTCCACTTTATCTCTTTGCCCAACACTTAATAGTTCATTAGAGTAATTTATATTAATATCTGTATAATTTCCTTCTAATATGGTAATTTTCAAACTTACTTCATAACCAGATGCAAGTGTATCATTATCTAAAACACTCCTTAAGGCCACATTACAATCACTTAAGTCTGATATTGTTGTAAATGTATATCTGAATTTCCCAATCACTCCTCCTAATATAGCTATATTTGTCAGATTAGGAATAAATACTGAATTTTCTTCTCCTAAACTATGAATATATATTCCACTTGTACTAGGTAAAGTATTTTTATCAACATCAACTATTATTGTATATATAGTATCTGGTTTATATAAAGTATAATTGGTAGTAAAAAAATTAGAATATCTTATATCATTTTCTGTTAGTATGTTTATTTTTCCATCTAAAAAAGTGGTTTTCCATAAAGAAAAATCTGAACTAGTTTTTCCCCATAAATCAATTAGAGTCTTTCCTTCTATATTAAAATTAGTTAGATAACCTTTCTTACTATTTTCTATAGTATATTCTCCTATATCTGTACTACATTTTATATTGTCAACTTCCTTGAGATTTTCTATATCATCAATTTTATTTTCTAAGGATTTTAATAAAGCTTCTATCTTTATAGAAGAATAAGTGGTTGTTTCAGTACTTCTCTTATCATCAATAGTTGCTGAAGTCATATTTATAGCTGAGTTTCCATTTACAACTATACATTCAAGCTCATCATTGGTTTCATTAAAAACTTTTATCCTATTATCATCTAAAATTTTATATGAACAAAATACATTGTTATTAGTAGTTTTATCAATTAAGCTTATAAGTACTTTTCTAGTTACAAGGTTATGTTCAATTATAGTTGTATATGTACTTTCTTCTAGTATCCAATCACTTGTTGAAATATCTTTAGATACAGCTACATTAGTACCATTTTGTATTACTTTTTCTAAATCTTCCTTACTTGCTTTTTTACTAAGTTCTAAATTAATGTCATCCTGCTCTTTATCTAATCTATTAATGTTTTTTACTACATCTTCATTTAACAATTTATCACCTTCTTTTTTATTTAAAGAACTACATATAAATATGCTTCTCAGTTTATTTCAATAAAAAAAGAACTATGCTATATAGTCCTCGCCTATTATTTCTTTATATTCCTTCGCTGTTATCTTTTCTTTAAGTACTGCATTTTTAACCATTTCTTTAGTCCACATGTTATTATTATAATAGTATTTTATTTTTTCAAATCCTAACATTATATTAATCCTCCCATCATTAGTGCGTAGTTTGTATTAGCATTTTCTAATTCTAATTCTTTGACTTTCTTTAGAGCTTCTTGTTCTGGTGTCAATGGTATTTCTACATACTCATATGTAATCTCTTTTGTTGTCTTATCTACATACATAATAGATGCAAACCCTTCCTTATGTTCAGCTTCAATTAATGTGTCAATTAGAACACCATTCAATTCCAATTCTTGAGCTGATTTTCCTAAGCCATTAACTTTATCAAATGGCATATTATGTATTAAATTCACTTTATAAATGTTACCTTCCTTATGTTCCAATCCTGTTAAGTATTTTTGCATTCTATTTCCTCCTAAAATTAGTTATAATAAGCTACTTTTTGTAATACATGTGTATTTTTCAATTTACTTATAGTATTAAGATTATAAGTTATAACAATATTATTAGATGAATCTAATAATATTGATTTAATTGACTTAGTAAAAGATGTTGATTTCCATATCTCAACACCATTATTGGCTATTTTTCTTATTGTACTATCAGATCCGCCACTATAAATATTAAACTCTGAATCTACACATACAGAGTTTACAGAATCAGTGTGACCTGAAAACTTCCATATTTCAACGCCATCAGAAGATATTTTTCTTATTGTTTTATCATTACTAGCACTATATACATTATATTTAGAATCTACACATACTGAATTTACAGAATCAGTATGCCCTATAAATCTCCATATTTCAACGCCATCAGAAGATATTTTTCTTACTGTTTTATCATTGCTAGCACTATACACATTATCATGTAAATCAACTGTAACTACAGTAATATGATCAGTATGTCCTGTAAATGTCCAGAGTGACTTCATGAATGTATCGTCTCTTTCTAATGATGTTTTTATAATAGTATTATCATAACTACCACTTATTAAATTATTACTATTATCAATTGCTAGACTAATAATGATATCTGAATGTAAAGGCAATTCATTAGAAACAACATCAGGATCAGATAAAAACATTAGATTGCTGATGCCTCCACAGTACACTAAACCGTCATTATTAGTACATACTGAATATATACCTAAACTAAATAAAAAATTATATTTCCAGATAAGATCACCTGAAGGTGATGTTTTAATTACTGATCTATCAAATCCATCACAATTTATTATATTATCATTGAAATCTATACATGTTGACATGATTATGTCAACATCAAGATTAGTTGTCCATATATTATCAGGATAAGGAGATACTTCTTCTACAAGAGTTCCTAATTTAGTTACCTTATGTATTTCGCTTTGGTTATCTTTTGTAACTAGAATACCTAAATTTTGTTGAAATTTTTTTAAGGTATTGTCACTACTACCACTTAGTATGTTATTTTTACTATCTAAAGTTACAGTTTCTACTCGATTAGTGTGTACCATAAATTCATATATTTTTAATCCATTATGAGATATCTTTTTTATAGTTTTATCATCACATCCACAATATATTTCATTTTCATTATTAACTGTTAAAGAAAATATAGTAGAAAGGCTTATAGATTTCCAGATTATCTCGCCATTAGGATTAAACTTTCTTATAATCTTATCGTTTCCACCACTTATTAGATTATTGTTAGAATCAATACACACTGAATAAACTGAACCCATGTTGTCCATATAACTCCATATTAATGATCCATTTTTAGATAATTTTTTTATACTCTCATCAGCACTTCCAATATAATAATTATTAGCGGAATCTACATCTACTGATAATATACTGTTAGTGTTTCCTGTGTATTCCCATATTTTTGTCGCTTCATATGATACTTTAACCAGACTACTATCTGCAATTCCAACTATTATATGATTATCTAAATCAATACATATAGATGTTATATTGTTTTTAAAACCTGAAAAAGACCATATTTCATCTCCAGAAGAAGATATTTTTCTTAAGATTCTGTCAACCCCACCACTATAAACATTAAAATCAGAATCTACTGTTACTGAATTCACAAAATGTGTATGCTTTGTAAATCTCCATATTTCTTTTCCTAATGGAGATATTTTCTTAACTGACATATCACTACTAGCATTATAAATATTATCTTTAGAATCTACACATACTGAATTTACACTTGAATCATTGTAAAAACACCAAACTTCTTCAACATCATCAGGCATATCTGGCATTTGTTTTATACTACTAATATTACTTGCCATAGTTTGAAATGTATCACTACTATTAGTTGGTACTTTTTTGTCAGTAATAGCAGTAGCGATTAATTCTTTCCCATTACTGACAGATTGAAAAAGCTCATCTAGTGCTCCCTCTACATTGTCACTTGTAAAATTATTAGCTATATCTTCTATAGTTACTTTATTAGCTGTATTTTCTATGGTATTTACTAAGCTTTTTATTTTTTTTGATGAATACGTTGTAGTCTCAGATTCTTCTGCATCATTAATAGTTGTTTTTTTATTAATTTCTGAATTAGTATCACTAGGTACATTTTTTAATTTCTTTACCACATCTTCATTTAACAATTTGTCACCTTCTTTTTTTATTTAAAAGACTATATTTATGTATAGTCCTTAGTTTCTTTCAATAAAAAAAGAACTATATAATATAGTTCTTACTAAGTCTTTCTTGATCACGACAATATATCTTAGCTTTCTATATAATTTCTGTTCTTATAAACTTTGCTATTTAGATTCAACAATCAAATCTAAATAATCCTTAAATTTCTTTTGTATTAACTTTATAGAATTACTAACAGATGATTAATGTTTTTTTATACATTTTAAAAAGTATTAATAAATTCATTTATATCACATCCATATTTTGCAAACATATAAATAATGTAAAATGTTTTTTTGATTATAACATTCTTAAAATAACTTTTTATCTTGCATAGTATTTTTAAATACTCATTATAAACAAATGTTTTATATTATTACCTAGATAAATTTATCGTTTAGAATTATATATTCATGCTAAAATAACTAATTTTTTACATATACACTAACCTAGAAGTAAATTTATTATCAGAGTATGAAGAAGAATAACTAACCATGAAAAGAAAAATTCCTGCAACTGACCCAATCCCCTTAAATCCTCCTGTTATTGGTACAGAATTGGAAAATAAGGCACCAGCATCACAATAATATTTATCACTTGCTCCATTATCAGATGATTTTATTATAAATCCACCATGATTAGTAGCTTGAACTCTACTTATAGAACCATTAAATTCTTGATTTGCACCACGACCTCGATTTATATATCCAGTTCCCTTATCATTAAATATTGAATTATCACTTATCATCATGTTTAAATCATTATCACTATAAAACCCATCTACCCATTGATTATAATTCCCCCACAAATCCTCTATTCCTAAAAATTTAATTTGTTTCTTGCCATTAGACCCATAAATCATTCCATTATAATTTGTTCCTCCTGTAGTCATATACTCCTCTGTTTCATCAGTATATCCAAACCCAAGTTGTAACTGACTATTAAGAGATTTGTACATTATTAAATATAATATTTGTAACATTAACATACAATAATAATTATATTGTTGATACCCAGATCCATTAGCTTGGGCATGTAATCTAAATTCTCCAATAGTTTTTGACACAGTAGGTGTATAGCCAGAAACACTTCTTAATTTGCCATCAATATTATACCCTAAATATGCACCAATATATATTTTTTCTTTTTCAGTAGAACCAACAGTATGAGCCATGCATATATAATTATTATCAATTCTAGCTTCTGATATTCTTATTTCATAACCATTAGTTGTTGTGGTAAACTTCCAATATATTTTTGGAAACTCAATCATTACGTCAACATCTCCAATGACATCACTTCCATCTAAATATTTAGAAAAATTTTGTGGATTAATATATTTGTATAACTTTCCAGACTTAAAACCACAAGGTTTTATATCTTTAAAAGGGTATATATTTGACCATCCTCCATAACCAGTTGAATTGGCAGGTATTACTCCTTGAGAACTTTCAATGTAAGTCACACAAGTTAATGGATTACTGTTACTTTCATCAATTTTAACTCCATATACCTCTGCTTTTGGTATAGTTATTGTGAATGGATTAGATAATACTATTTTATCACCATCACTTACTTCTATGTAACAAGTATATCTGGTATTATGACTTAGTCCATTTCCTATATAAGTAAAATTATTGTCATTATTACTAGGATTAATAGAAATAAAATCATTATCTCCTATTTTAAGTCTATGAATTAATGTATCTTTATCTTCATCTGTACAAGTATAATTCAGTGTATAAGAGCCTCCTACTTTAATATTTGATACAGTTATATTACTTAATATAGGTAGATGGTTAAGTTTTACTAATTTATTTATATTTTCAGCTATTTTTTGAAAAGTATCATCTTTGCTAGTATTAATACCCTTGTCGGTAATGGCACTAGCAATTAGGTTTTTCCCATTATCGACATTTTGAAAAAGTTCTTTTAATGCTCCCTCTACATTGTCGCTTTCAAATAAATTATCTGTATCTTTTATAGTTGTTTTATCTGCTGTTGTCTCTATACTATCTATACTAGTTTTTACCTCGTTAATTGCACTTACAATACTAGTTTTATCTGTTGTTTCAAGTAGTGTTGTATCTCCTATATTTGTATTAACTTTTTCAATTTTATCACTAGTATTACTAGGTACATTTTTTAATTTTTTTACTGCATCTTCATTTAACAATTTATCACCTTCTTCTTTAAGTTAGAGAGTTACTAATGTAACTCTCTATTTTGAGCACAAAAAAAGAACTCTTAAAGTTCTATGATAACGGAATTTCTAGTGCCTCACACATTTTTCTTACCTCTTCTCTGTATTTTACAGGTACTTGGTCAATTGTTTTTAAACCTCTTTCTATTAATCCTACATAAATTGCTGCCATACTATTTCCTCCTTCATTTAATTTTATATTTTTTAATGACATGGTAGATGGTTTTGATTGGCTATCCAATACCATTTCACATATTTCAGCAGTTGCCAACATTAAATCTGTAATGTCATTGTTTTGAGTTATTTGACTTGTATCTATAATATTAAACTTAATGTCATTTTCTTTTCTATTTTTAATATCATGTATTTTTCTTTTGTCTATTTTTAACATTCTTACCTCCTATTATTATTTAGTTTTGTTGGAATTGTGATGGATCATAGCTTAGTAATATTGAAGGCCTTTTTATAGACGTCCATTTATCACCTTTTTCAACTATTATCCTTGGTTGTACCATAGACATATTTGATTCTTCGAATTCATAGATTTCTTGGTATCCAGAATCAACTTTTTTGATTTCTTTTAATAAGATATCTTTAAAAAGTCCAGTTTTATTTGTTCTTACTTGAACTTTTATGTTATTCAATAATATAGATATGGTATCTTCAGATTGTAATTCATCTTCTAAACCTCTATCTAATATGATTATGATGTCATCTATATCTTGATCTATAACATCTGATATTTTATAAATTTTATTGTTTATTAAAATTGAACTTCCAATAATATTCTCATTACCTGTTGATTCTTTATATATAAACATAGTATCATATAGGTTTTCATATTTAGAATAGGCTTTAAACATTATTCTATTGCTACCTATTTTTAATTTATCTTTTGGTATATTGAATATAATTGAATCAACACTTGTTTTAGATAGTGTTTCTATGGATTCTCCATTTATAATCATTTCTACTTTTGTTATATCATTGTTTACGTCTTGTATATTTACCCTAACAGAATTTAATGTTTTACCTACTAATTCTATATTAGTATCTTCTGATGAAATTCTTGATATTATATATAAAGTATCATCAGTTGATAACATATCAACTATATTATCTATTTCATCTAATGGAATTGGTGAAAAACTAGATATGTAATATAATGCATCATCTATATGAAAAGCTGGGGTGTTTTTACCTGCAACTTGTAAATTGTTATTATTATCTATATAAAATATATTATTATCATCTATTTGTGTTAATTCTTTTATATTATCTGCTATTTTTATAAATAATTTGTATACTACATCTTTTGTATCTAATCCTAATCCAAAACAGCAATTAATGTTTAATCCTTGTGCAAATAAAATATTATTTTCTGTTAGAGCAAGAATGTAATTATTTGTTATCTTTATGTCTTTTAAATTAGTAACAGAAGATATAGTTTGAACTGTGTTTACAGTTTCATTATGTCCTAATCCTAATTCATAATTAGTATTTTTTCCTATACATTTTAAACTATTATCTATTGAATCTATATAATATGTAAAGTTATTTCCACATGCTATATGTTTAATGTGAGTTATATCTAATTTAGTAAAGTTGTCATACCTTTTTACTGTTAATTCTTTAAATAATTCTCCATATTCATTAGAACCACATCCATAGACTTCTCCATTTTCTAATAGAACTATTACATGTGTTCTAGATATGGCTACTTCTTTTATATTATCAAATGGTAATGATATGTATTCATATTCTATATATGTATCACCAAATATATTTGAATAATTTATATCTGTATCTGTAGGGACTATTACTTTATTATTAATTAATAGATAATTATATTCTTTTTTAATATCTATTATATCTCCCATTACAAAAGGTAAAGGGACAGGTTCTGTACAATAATTATAATTGTTATATCTGCTTTCATAGGTATTTTCTATTCCTAATTGTCCTTTGGTGTTAGAACCACAAACTTCAAAATCATTTGTATTTTTTTGAATATAAATAGAATACGCATTAGTATATAACATTTTAACATTACTTCTTATTTTAATATATGAAGCTATTACACCAGTACTACATTGTCCTAATTGCCCAAATGAATTAGTACCACTACCAAATAAATTGTTATTCATATCTATATAATAACAGCATTCACTATCATTAAAAATATCTTTTACATTTTCTTTTATTAAAGTATAAGTAGAATTAGCATGAGTTGAACCATAATTTTTATGACCAGCAGAATATAATTTATTATCTAGTGTTAAAAATAAAGTTGTGTTGCTATTACAAACTATTTTTTTTACATTTTGCAATGATAATTCATTAAAAGTTGTAATAGTAGAATTCATATCTAATCCTAAACATTTATTACTATTTTTACCAGTAACACTACAAGTATTTTGATATGAAATTATAAAAGTATTTAATCCTGCAATTATCACTTCTTTTATATTTTGCCCTTTTTTAATAAGTGTAAGTTGTCTAGTTTGAGTACCCATTCCAATTTGTCCATATGTATTATCACCACACATATACAATTCATTATTATTGTTTATAACTGCTAAGATACTAGAACTACAATAAAGATCTCTTATATCATTAATATTAATTAAATCAAATTTCAATTTATTTTCGTTATTTCCAAAAGTACCAATTCCTAATTGACCATGAGTATTATCTCCACAGCAGTATACTAATCCATTTTCAAATAATAAGAAACTATTACTAGGTGCACATGATATTTTTTTTATGGGAGAAGTATTAAAACTAGTATCAATTTCAGTAAATATATTTCTATTGTTAGTATCATTTAACCCTAACTGACCTTTATCATTTTTACCACATGAATATATAGTATTATCATTTTTTATTACAAAAGAAGTAGCACTACTAATAATTATATCTTTTACATCATCTATCGGAACTTGTGTAAATTCATTTTTATTAATTGTATCTCCTAAACCTAATTGACCATATTCATTATCGCCACATGAAAATAGAGAACCATCTTTTTTTAATATAAATGTTGCATAGTCAGATGTTTCTATTTTTTTTATCTCATCCATAGTAATATAAGAATTATATTGGTCTGTTATATTAACTAATCTGTTTGTATAAGCATGATGTCCTGTGTTTCCTATTCCAAATTTATTATAATAATTTATTCCAATACAATATATGTTGTTATTGCTATCTATTATTATAGAACTAGTTTGTGTACTTATAATATCTTTTACATTTTTTATAGGATATGATTCTATATAACCATAATTGAGTTTATTATATTGATTAGGACGAATTTTAAGACCACTACTATCTGAATACAATATGAAATAGTTTAAAACAGCTATATTGTCAGCATTAAACTGAGGGTCATAGTAATCCGCTTCAAAAAAACATCCCCAATAACTATTTGAATCTTTTGCTTTTATTAATCCTATTGCATTATTAGATAAAAATTTTGAATCATATTGTTGGTTTAATCTATTATAGTCTTCAAAGAATCTTGTTGAAAAATCAACAACAGCATTGTAAGCTCTTTTAGTTCCAAAACGGTAACATTTTACAGAAGAAGTATTATCAGAATTTGATGCTGTGTAATCCATATAACTATAACCAGTTGTAAACATTCTATCATTCATATTAATTACTACACAGCCTTTATATACTGGAATAACATCTTTTATTACACAAGGCAGGCTACTATTACTATAATATAAATTAGATACTTTAACAAAAGATGAATAAGTACTTGTATTATCAAGTCCTAGTTCATAATAATTATTTAAACCTTTAACATATAAATAATGAGTAGAATCTTCAATTAAATAAAAATTATTATCATAAGATGCGATTTTTTTTATTTTTATACTTAAATTATCCATTTGATTTGTAAAAATAGAAACATTATTATTCTTTAAAACATATGAATTATTACCACTGCCTAAAAGAGTTCCTTCAGTTGTTAAAATCATTGTATAATTAGATTCGATGCATATTTGTTGTATATTACTAACATTAACAAATTGAAATAAGCTTTTATTAAGTTTATCTCCTACCCCTAATTGACCACTAGTATTTAATCCACAAGACCATATAGAACCATCATTTTTCATTATAAATGTAGTATATCCAAGCCTATCAGAGTAAACTTCTTTTACATTATCAACAGGAACTTTACAGAATATTGACCTATTTTTTGTATCTCCTAATCCAAGTTGTCCATTAATATTATATCCACATGCGTATAAATTTCCGTTATTTAATAATATAAACATAGTATAATCTGTTAAAAGAATCTGTTTATAGTCATGAAAATTATCATATAGTTTTACATTTTGTATTTCACAGCTATCTTTTGTTAACATTATTTTATCTTTATATTTAAATATATTTTTTATATTATCTGTATTATGAAAATTAAACTTAGTAGGAGAATATATAATCATTTCATTAAAAAAGCATCCTAATTGATTAAAGTTATTTAACCCACCAACTAGAATATTATTATCTTTATCTATTAGAAATGAATGTTGTTTACTACTATAGATACTTTTTATATTATCTGTTACTTTAGTGTATGTTATTGTATTTATAATATCGTATTTATTATCTATTAAAGATTCTCCATATTTATTGTAACCAGCACTATATAAACTTCCATCATTTTTTAGAATAAAAGTATGATTATATGAACAATTTACATCTAGTATATTTTTTTCGTTAGATAGAGTAAATATATTTTTACTTATAATAGTATTATCTCCATATTCTCCATTAGAATTATATCCAGTAAAATATAGTTCATTATTATCTTTTAATAAAGCTGTATGATTTGAACCAACACTTATTTTTTTTACATTGTCTATATTAATTTTTGTAAATATATCTCTATTATTATTATCACCTAAACCAAGTTGTCCAGATCCATTAAATCCACAAGAATAGCATGTACTATCATTTTTAATTATATATGCACTATATAAAGATGTATAAATCGATTTAACATTATCTATATTAATTTTTGTAAATGTATCTCTATTAAGTGTATCTTTTATATCAGCATTTGTTCCTAAACCTAATTGACCATAATTATTATTGCCACATGAATATGCCAAATTATCATTATCTATATAATAAGAAGAACCTTCTCCGCAAGCTATATATTTTACATTTTGTAGAGATAATTTAGTAAACTCATAATATATTGTATCTGGAAGTTTACCAATTCCGAATTGGTTTTTGTCATTTCTACCTGCTGCATAGACAAACCCATCATTAGTTAATAATAAGGCATGATTTGTACCAACAGCTATCATTTTGACATTACTTACTGGGAGTTTTGTAAATGTTTTAACAGTTTTAGTATCTTTACCTAAACCTAACATGTACTCAGTATTGTTTCCACAAGCATAAGCATTATTATTTTTGTCTAATGCAAAACTAACATCTGCATATCCAGTAAAAAAACCTACAAAATTAAATGAATCATAAGTTCTATCAAACTTATTTAAATTTATGCTATCATTATTAAAATATTTTCCTCTTTGAAATAATTTTGTTTTTTTTATCAATAAAAACACCTCTTTATCTTATTTTATATTTATATTTTCCTAAATTAATTTGGGTAGAATCTTTAGGATAAGTTTGACTTACAATATTATCAATTGAGTTATTATTTAATTCATGAATATATCTAAGTTTATTGGATATAAAAGGAATCTCAATATTTCGAAATGTTACACTTCCATAAATACCCCTTATACATTTTCCTATTGTATCTAATTTTAAATCATTCATAGCTATTATATTTTTATTATCTTTTAATGTATCATACCAGTATCCAGCTTCATCTATTGTAGCATTTTGTTCTAAATCCATTTCTATTGAAAAATCTAACATTTTATTTAGAAGTATAGCATAGTTATTTTTTAATATAGCTAATTCAACAGCTATATCTCCAGTTATATCTCCATTAGAATCTACAGCTTTTTTATTAATTTCATTTATGGCTTCAAGAATTTTTTTACTTTCAGTTTCTAGTTCGCTAAAGTTTGTGTCAATATTTAAATCTCCAATTTCTCCCCTAGATGGTTTACCAGTATCATTTTCACCTATAAACCAATTGCCATTTTTTCCGATTGAAGGTGTTACCCCAGTATCGCCTTTACTCCCTTTTAGACTCTCTATAAATTCTTGGACAGTTTTATCTTTATTTTGAGATATACCTCTCCATGTTTCATATGCAGATTTTCCTTCATTGCCAATATCACCTTTATTTCCTTTAGATGACTTACCAGTATCTTCTCCATTTATAAACCAGTTACCATTTTCACCTATACTTGGAATAGGTGTTATATCTGTGTTGATACCTACTATATTTATAGTTGCATTAATAACAATTTCATTAAATATTTCAATTGTGTCATTGTCAACTATTTTATATGAACACAATAAACTATTTTGTGTGTTTTTTTCTATTATGCTTACCAATAAACATTTAGAATCTAAGTTATGCTTTATAGATTTATAATAAAAATCATCTTTTAATTTCCAGTCATTTAAATCAATGTCTAATGTTGCACTATAGATAGAATCAGGTTGCCTTATTAAATTCCTTAATTCATCTATTGCTTCTTTAGTATTAGTGGAATTTAATCCACTAATAACATTATTATATTTTATATCTTCAGCCTGTAACTTTAAAATTTTATTACTATCCAATATTATCTACTCCTTTACATTTTATTTTAGATGTAGAGATTATCATATCTCTTTCCTCTGATGTGATAATTTTATTAGATGACATAGTGTTTATATATTTTTCATCTATATTACCAATTTTCCACATATTAAGTAGAAAGTTATATAATGAGTTCATTTAACTCACCTCCAGTCAATTATTTTAATAATATGGCTAATATTGCTTGTTCAATTGCAGAAATTCTATCTTCTAAGGCTATGTTATTTTCAGAATAAGAATCTGGAATAATTTTTTCAAACTCATCTTTTTCTTGAACAGTATATAAATCTTTTTTTGTTTTATAATCTCCTATAAATTTAAAATCACCTAGTTCTAATAAATAACTCCAAAGATCTTCTGCAATATTTATATAAGACTTAGGTATATTATTTTTATGGATGTCTTCTATATAAAATCCATTGAATGATTTTAAATCTTTTTTCAGACCCATCTTAAATATCTTTCTCATTTTTACCTCCTTCTAGAAGTTATAGATTCTAATACCCAATTGCAAGTATATATAAAGTAAGTGATCCTTCTATATCAGCGACTGAACCTGCTGCTTTAACATGATAACCAAACTTTGTAGATGTTAGGCCACTTTCTTTTGCAACTCCATGAGAAAAGCATGCATTATCTCCAGCTGAAGATATAGCACTGTATAAACCAATACATGCATTAGGAAATGCTATAGGTAAATTTCCACCACCTCTTTTGGTATCAGCACCTGTGAATGATAATTTAATTTGAGTCCATTCTATTATTAATCCTCCTAAATCTGAACCTAATGAAATATAACCGCTAGTGGGAGACTTGTTAGAAGTACATCCATGATTATGAGAAGAGGGATTAAAAGAACTAGGTTTTCCACTAATATCATTCCAATTTGATACTCCAGAATCACCTTTGTCTCCTTTATTACCTTTTAAAGAACTTAGCCATTCTGTAATATTACCTAAAAATCCATTTTCAGATGCAATCTCATAGGCAGATTTACCAGTTACACCAATATCGCCCTTATCACCTTTTAGTGAAATTAACCATTCTTCAGAATTACCTGAAAATCCATTTTTTAATGCAATTTCATATGCTGAATCTCCATTTGTACCAGTTATACCAATATCACCTTTATTTCCTTTTAATGAGTTGAGCCAATCTTCTTTTGTTCCAACAAATCCCTCCTCAAGTGCAACATCATACGCTGTTTTTCCTTCATTGCCAACATCACCCTTGTCTCCTTTATTGCCTTTTAAGGATAATAACCAATCTTCTTTAGAACCAACAAATCCATCTTCAAGTGCAATTTCATAGGCTGATTTACCAGTGTCACCCTTAGAACCAGTTTTCCCTATTGAACTTTTACCAGTATCAGTATCACCAAGAAACCAATTACCATTATTTCCAATCGTTGGAGTTATACCAGATTTGCCAGTAGCACCAGTTAAACCTATGTCTCCCTTATCACCTTTTAGACCTGATTTACCAATTGAGCTTTTTCCTGTATCAATATTATTGATATGCCAGTTACCATTCTCACCTATAGTTGGCAAATAATTTATGTTTATATTGTCTGATATTACTAAAACATTTGCATTAACAGGCGTATCATTATATATATTAATGGTATTATCGTTGATAATTTTATATGAAGTTATTAGATTTATATTGGTATCAATATTTAAGATACTAATAAATAAGTTCTTAGAAGAGAGATTATGATTTATTTCTATATAATATAAATCATCTTTTTCTAACCAATTATCTAATGTTATATTTTGAGTATGAATCATTAACTCAGATTTAGTATCTATTTCACTTTTTAATTCATCTATAGCTTTTTGTAAATTTACAGCTTTTAAATTACTTGTTTCATTATTATATGTAACAGTATCTGCACTTAACTTTAGTCCTTCTATATCATCCATAGCATGAATATGCTTGCTTGGATTAAATTTGTCTGGTTTATTTAATATATTTTCCCAGTTAGATGTTCCATTTTCACCTTTTTCACCTTGAATTACGCCACAATCTACCCATTTTTTTATGTTATCCCAGATATATAGATGTCTTTGAATTAAGTAAGCATCACCAGTATTGCCTTCTTGAGGAAGCTCTTCTACAGTATCAAATGCTCCTTTTATTTCTAATCCAGTTCCAACATCACCTTTTTCACCCTTTGATACTTTTCCTGTATCAATATTTCCAAGAAACCAGTTACCATTATCACCAATCATCGGTGTTATACCTTCATCACCTTTTAAAGATAGTAACCATTCATCTTTAGAACCAACAAATCCATCTTCAAGTGCAATTTCATAGGCTGATTTACCATTATCACCTGTTAATCCTATATTTCCTTGTTCCCCTTTATCACCTTTTTCACCAGTAATTCCAATAGAACTTTTTTTTGTATCAACATTGTTTATAAACCAATTTCCATTGTCTCCAATTACTGGTATATATGATACATTAGAGCTATTTCCTAAAACAACAACAGTGGCATTAATTGCTTCGTCATTGTATATCTCAATTGTATCTATATCAATTATCTTATAAGAAGAAATCAAATTTATATTAGTATCATTGTTTAATATACTAATAAATAAGTTTTTAGAAGATAAATTATGTGGAATTTCTATTGAGTACAAATCATTTGTATGTTTCCATTCATTTTGCTCAATAATTTTGGTATACATAATAGAATCAGATTTACTATCCACAATCCCTTTTAATTCATCAATTGCTTTTTGAACATTTATGGAATCTAAATTACTAATTTTATTGTTATATGTGACAGTATCTGCATCCAATTTTAATCCTGTTATATCACTCATTAAGTGTGTATGCTTTGTAGGATTAAATGTTTCTGGCTTGTCTAATATGTCATCCCAAGTAGAAGCTCCATCTTTACCAGGGGGGCCTTGAATTATACCACAATCCACCCATTTCTTTATCTTGTCCCAAACATATAAGTGCTGTTGTACCAGATAAGCATCTCCAATTATTCCTTCTGATGGTAATTCATTTATGGTGTCAAAAGATCCTTTTATTTCTAAACCACTTCCTATATCTCCCTTATCACCTTTTGATTGTTTACCAGTATCTTCTCCATTTATAAACCAATTTCCATTTTCACCTATTAATGGAGTATCTCCTTCTTCACCTTTTAAGGATAATAACCATTCATCTTTTGTTCCCTCAAATCCATTTTCTATAGCAACATCATAAGCTGATTTTCCTGTGATACCAATATCACCTTTATCTCCCTGATCGCCTTTTAACCCAATTGAGGATTGTCCTGTATCAACATTATTAATAAACCAATTACCATTTCCTCCAATTGTTGGTGTAAATCCGTCCAATCCTTTTAATGAATTTAACCATTCTAATTCTGTACCTTCAAATCCATTTAACTTTGCTAAATCATATGGAGATAATCCTTGTTCTCCAGTATCTCCTTTTAAATTTACATATACATATTCAGTTGATCCTTCTTGACGAATACCTAACTGAGTATTATCCCATATAAACTCTATACTTTTTCCTGTTAAACCAGTATCACCCTTATCTCCTTTAACTCTTAAATCTTTTATTATTTTCCATTCAGCACCATCATATATATATAGATCATAACCAACGAAATAAGTATCGCTTATAGTTGGGTCTATTGGTAACTGATCTACAGTATCTACACTACCTTTTATCTCTAATCCAAGTCCATCTTTACCCTTCAACTCGTCTTTTGGTGGAATCGCATCTATGGCTTCTTGTACTTTATTTTCCATAGTATCTTTAGATGTATTTACAGAATTAATTAAGTCAGTTTTGGCTGTTGTAACTTCTGTAGTTAAAGTTTCTTTAGTAGAATTAATTGAGTTTATTAGATCAGTTTTAGTTGTTGAAATATCAGCAATTACATTATCTCTGGTTTCATTAAATGAATTTGTTAAGTCAGTTTTGACTGTTGTTACTTCTGTAACTAGAGTTTCTTTGGTAGAATTAACTGAATTTATTAAATCAGTTTTAGTTGTCAATATGTCTTGATTTATATTATCTTTAGTATTTGTTATATCTTCAATTAAACTTTCTTTAGTTTCATTGATATCATCAGTTATTTGTTGGGCTTTTTCATCAAATTCATATTGAATGTCAGTAATTTTATCATCAATTTCTGATTCCATTTCTTGTATAGATTTTTGTCTCTCTATTTCTTGATTTTGACGAATAATTTCTTGATCTTTTCTAATAATTTCTGAGGCTATTCTTTCTTGTTCTGCTGAGTCTCTTAATTCTTCATTTTTAAGTATAGTAATTTCAAGATTTTCTATTTTTATTTTTAAATCTTTCAGTTCTTTTAAACTATCTTTATATTGAGATATAAGAATCATCAAAACTGAGTATTCATCTGAACTTACTATATCACTATCATTTAAAACGCCTTCTTCTACTCTATAGAAAACTTTTGGAGAGAATATCTGACTTTCTTCATTTATTAGTGCTATTTGAAATGAGTTTAGACCTGAACATAATAGTGCTTGTTTTGAAAATATTATTTCTACTATTCCTTTAGATTCATCTATGATCTTACATTGTTGATCAATTGTTGTTCCATCATTTTTTTTTATGTTTAGAGTTATGTAATCATAAACTGATAAATCAATTGATTTATCATTATTTTTAAGTTCTACTGTTATTACTGCTGTGTTTGTATCATTTTCATCATAAATAAATGAATCTACGAGACTTTTATTTATTCTATAGTTACTAAAATCTAATACTAAAGGATAATTTTTTATTTCATAATTTCTCAAAGTATCACATCCTATTGATTTTTATTTTTTTTTTTTTTAATTTATCTATTTCTAATTTGTAGTTATTAATTTCTTCTTGCTGTTGTATATTTAATGATTTATATATTATAATTTCATTAGTTAAGTTTTTTATTTCTTCTAGTGCTATTGTGTATGCATTTTGTATGTTTACTTCCATTTTATTTCCCTCCTAATATATTTACTTTCTCATTTAATTCACTAACTATCATTTCTAATTCTTCTCTTTTTTGTATTTCTTCTTGAAGTGCAGTAGCAACAACGGTTGTATATCCTGTAGGGCTAAATAATAATCCTTTTTCTTCACCATAATCATATAAAAATGTTTTTCCAATATTATTATCCTTAAAATCATTTGCTATAAAGCCTATTTGACTATCTGCAAGTGTTCTATCATTTTCTGCTATATAATCAAATGTCGCTGGTTTAAATTCATCTTTTATAAAATCTAAGAATGGTGTTGGCGTGATACTTGAACGAGATCTATTTTTAATGTCTTTTATGTATACTATATTTTCTTTAAATTTTTTATCAGATTCATTTAGAGTAGAACGAGCATATAAATACCTCCATTTGTGGCCATCACAACCTAAATCAGTTGATGAGCGTTCTGGATAAAATGAATATCCTATACCTAATCTATCTCCATTTGTAAATGTAAATTTAGCTCCTCCACATCTTACAAAAGTATCATCCCTTTCAACTATAAGATGTTCTTCTCCATCAACATATATTTCAGCCGTATCATATCCTACCCAAAAATAATTATTACTATCATATTTAAGTCTTATAGCTGATGCTTGACTAGCACCATCTGATTGTCTTGCATCTATTGCAAATCCAGACCTACTACTCCCAAATAATCGTATTATTGGTTCATGACCAGACGGAGTAGTTAATATATCGCATGCTATAGCTCCTTGATTTACTGTTAAACCACTAGAATTTATAACAACAGAATCAGCTATCTTATTAAATCCAATTCTTATATCTGTAGGTGATTGCCTTATAATTGAAGAAATTTCACCTTCTGAAACCTTTGAAGCAATTTCTCCTGCCATTAACCTAATTTCAGAACTCATTTCTCCAACATTAGTATCAAGTTTTTTCACACTCAAAGCTATTTCATTGGCTTTTACATTTATTTGTGCAAATTCTTCTGAAACACTTCCTCCCATGCCTTTAAGGAATACTCCATCAAGGGTATTTTTTAGTTCATTAACCCTTAAATTATACTTTGCAAATCCATTTGTAACTAGAATTACATCTGAAGGAGTGATTATATTATCAGATATAACTGAATTGATTATTGTTTTAAGATTATTATGCGCATTGTCTAAAGCTGTTTTAGAACTGTTAATTGCAGCAATACTTGTACTATCACTATTTGATTGGCATCTATCAATTATTTTTTGTATTTGAGTGTATAAATTAGATTTGTCTGTATCTAATAAACTTATTTGTGTAGATATTTGAGCTTTTTCAATATCTGTAATTTCATCATCTCTAAAGTATTCATTAATATTAGAATTAAATAATCCTAAATCAGAATTAAGCTTAATTATAAGGTTATTTGTATCTTCTCTTAATTTACTAAGCTCCTTAGAGTCATTAAAATTTTTAGTTGCTTCCTTTACAAATATATTTATGTTATCTGCTTTTTGATCTATAACTGAAATATTCTCTTTAATATAACTAGTATATTCTTTTACATCTCCAACTGTTTGTCGTATTCCATCTAAATCTTTTTCAACAGAAATAAATCTATCTCCAAGTGCTTTATCTGTTTCATATAAAGCATAGATCTCTTTCTCTATGTTTTTTTGAGAATCTCCATCATAATTTATACTAAATATATCACTATCATTAGGTACCTCAGTATGAATTCCATTATCATTTATAACTATTAAAAATCTTGTATTACTTCTATCTAACATTAAATTAGAAGTTTCAAGTTTATAAGGGTTGTTTGCGTTCCAGTATATATACTTTCTATTTGTTGATTCATTTTGTACAGTATAAACCTCTTCATTATAAGTCACTATACATCCTGTTATTCTTATATAACTTAGTGTATAACTATTATCATATATTGCCATTAGGACACCACACTTTCTGGGACATTCATTCTATTGAATTTTTGTCTATTGAGTAAGTACTTTTTCTTATTAACTGAATCCATAGTATGTTTTGATTTAGTTAAATAATCGGAAATAGTTCTTGTATTATCTTCCTTTAATTTCTTATTAGATAAATCCAAATTTAAACTTCCATCTTTAAAGTTTTGTGTATATCCAACAAAATATATTATGTCCTCAGTGCCTTCTGCTCTATCATAGAATATAATTATGTCACCCACACTTAATGATCCATTCCAATGTTGTCTAAATTCCATGTTGATAATTCTACTTAAGAAGTTCACAGAGTCTATTGTCCAATCAATAGTTGGTCTACACTTAAGTTCTAGCTCTCTTTTTCCTGTTTTAATTAAGTCTTCAACCTTCAAAAATGAATCATTCGTATAAGTATCACAATAAATAAATTCTTTTAATTCTTCTAGTAATATTTCATTAAAGATTAATTGTCCATTTTCATCAGTTGAGGTTTCTCTCTTACACAATATGTTTATTTGTTTTATACTATCTTCTAATTCCAGTACTTGTTGTTCTAAATTTTTTATAGTTACTTCAAGTATTACTTTTTCATCATTATTCTTAGTTATATCTGCTGCTACCTTGGCAGCATTAATAGTATCCTTATTTGTCTCATATGTCTTTTTAATACTATATAGTGCATTGATGGTAGAATAGATTATTTGGAGTTTATTTTTATTGTCTCGTAATTCTTTTTTCTTTTTATTCTTTTCATCTATTAATTTTAACCACTCAACTTCTCTTAATTTAATCATCTCATTATACTTAAGTATTGCAGTTATTAAATCTTTACTCATTTCGCTATTTTCTAAGAAATATGAATAGTTTTCAATATATTTATATCCTGTTACAGTAGCTCCAATAATGTCCATCTCTTCATTTCCAACTAAAGTCATTCTAGTGACTATTTCATCTGAATTTCTAGTCTTTTCATGTGATTTTATATAGTTATCATAAGATAATACTAATTCTATATTGTCTCCAAAGCTATCTACATCATATAGGTGTACTTTTTTGTTATATGTGTCAAACTGAACTACACATCCAAATTCCTCTTTAATATCATTAATTAAAAAATCATGCCAATTACTATCTACACTTTCTTGCCACCTTACTTTCTCTCTTTTTTCTCCTGTATCAGTAGTTTCATAACCTATTGAATCATCTACATTACCTAAAGTCCATCCAGTTTCTTCTTTCATATAATCATTGAGACTTATTATTCCAGCATCCTTATCTTCTGTAAATAGCTGTAGTCCCATATCTTCAATGTTTAAATTTATCTTACCCAGTTTAACTTCTGCTGATGTTGCTCTAATAACTTTATTTTTATGTCCATCTTCTTTTATTTCTTTTATTACAAAATACTCTTTATTATCTACACATATAAATCGTTCATTACTTACTTCATAATACAATGGATTTATTATTTTTTGGAATGAAAAGCGATTTGTTATAAATTTTGGTATGGTAAATTGAATTTCATCTGTACCATCAATGCTACGAGTTAAACTATCTATAAATTCTATTGGAATTTCACCTAGAATTTCTTTGTTAACTTTGTGGAGGGTTATATTATACTCTCTTTGGATTTGTTTGAGATTCACATTAAAATCCATATTTTATCACCTTCTTTATTAATTTTTGTGCAAGAAAATAGCCACTTGTTTAAAGTGGCTTAAAGTGAGTAGTTAATCTTTATGTAAAATATTTTTAATTTTCTGTTCTTTATATTATATCTTTATTCTACTGCCGTAGTCAATATAATATTAAATTCAACATCGTGGTAAATTATGGTATAATGATTTTAGAGACTACAGTTTAGACTATTAGGGTGATGGCTCTTTAGTTAAAATCCCCAGGAAAGGGGGTGAGACTATGGAGTACTTAGTTTTATTTTTAATAATGATAATTATGATTACGAGAATAATAAATCATTTGACAAAGCTGATAGATGCAATCTTAAATTTGAAAGCATCTATTAGAAAACTAAAGAATCACCAGACTGGAGGGTCTAGTGATTCTGAAAGTAATACATAAATCTATTATTTTTTTTATTGTTAACTTCAAAAACTACACCCTACTGCAAATAGTTTGTAGTCTCTTTTTGTCTTTATGATATAAATTTTATATCATTTATATCATAATTATACTCCAATATTGTCACAACTGTCAATGTTGTCATTATTCTAATTAAATAACTTTTTTAAAATAAAAATCCATAATATTTTAATATTTAGTTTTTCTTACTATTTCTTTGGCAAGTTCATCTTGAGACTTTTTAATCATTTTTTCTACTTCTTTTAATATATCCCTATTCATAGTACCTTGTACACTAACTAATGGAGCATTGTAATTAAATTGATTTTGATTAGATTGTTGAGGTTGATAACTACGACCTCTAGGTACTGAATAATTGCTATATTCACCAACACCTAATTTATCTTGAATATCTAACATATCCTCCATTACTTTTTTAGCAATTTCAAGATTACCAACTAATTCACTTTTTATAATAGCCCCTGTAGCCCCTAATCCATCACCATACTTATCAGCAAAATCAAGCAATGTTTGTTGTAAATCATGAACCTCACCATTTATATCTGTAAATAATCCTGTATTTAATGCTTCTTTGATTAATCTAGCTAATTCTTCTTTAGTATACTTATTATCCAAATCTTCTTTAGCTTTATCTGCTTCATCTTGTAGTCTATCACTTTCATCATCATACATATCATTTACATCTTTATCAATCTGGTCTTGAACTAAATCTTCTAATGCTCTCTTAGCCTCTTCTAATTCTTTTCTTAATTCCTGTACTTTCTTTTGTCCTGATAGTGAGCTATCTCTTTCAGCAATATCTAATTTCTTTTGAAGTTCCTCTATTTCTTTTGATTTATCATCATAATCACGCTGATAATCTGCTTTATCTCTAGCTTTATTGTAGGCTTCTTTTTCTTTATTAAGTGCATCAAGACGTTTTTTAAGCTCATCGTCTATCTGTTTCTTACGTTCTTCAATTTGCTTTTCATAAACTTTAGTTATCTCATCTTCTATTTCTTTAGTAGTTTCTAACTTTTCTTTTAATGCTGCTTTAATTGTAGCATCTAACTTAGCCATTTCTTTTTCGGCATCAGGAATTTTATCCATCATTAAATCTAAATAAGCATCAACCAATTCTTTTGCTTCATCAAAGTTATCATTACTTTGGAATAACTTGTCTAGTTGTTGAATGTAGTTAGTTATTGTACCATCATCTCTAAATTGAAATCCAAAACCTTGAAGTTTACCCTTTATTTCATTTTGACTTGTTTCATGTAAGACGTAGTTTCACTCATTTCTTTTTTCTGTTTTTCTAATAAATCTAGTTTCTGTTGAAGTAAATCATTTTTTTCAACACCAAAGGCATTCCCCATTAGTACATCTAACAATTCAAGTTGATTATTAACTTCTTCAACATCTCTATTCATAGATGTCCATTCAGATTCTTTATGTAGCTTCCAAGCCTCATTTCTTAAATCTCGCTCTGCTTTTTCTATATCTTTTGTAGCATTTACCACTTCTTGTTTTTCTTCAACTACTTTTGGTAGTTCAGTAAACATGATATCTAAATATTCATCACGATATTTCTTAGTTTCATCCCAAGCTTTTTTTGCATCTTCATATTTCTTCTTAGTCTTATCAGATGCTTTCTCTTTATTTGCCTCTGCTTCAAGTTTAGCTAATTCTTTTTCTTTTTTTATAGATAACTCTTCATAATTTGTCATGTTTCCATCAGAATTAAACTTGAAACCTTTATCACTCAATACCTTTTTAAATCTATTTGCTTCATCTTTTGTAAGAGCTTCTTTTCTATTTAAAAGTCTTTCCTGCTCTTTATATAGTTCATTTTGTTTTTTAAGATAATTGAGTTTCTGCTCATTAGTAGCATTTTTCATTTGCTTATCTAGCAATGATAGTTCATTTGTTACTTTTGAAAGTTGGTTCTCTAATTCTTTAAATAACTCTATTTCATATTTTATAATAGCATCAAAATTTTTATCTATTGGAGTGTCTTGAGTTAATGTTTTAAGAGCCTTTATCGGTGCCGTGGCTCTTGATACTGCTCTTGAGAATAAGGATGGCTTTGTTACAGGAGTTTCGTCACTTATTGGTACTGGTTCTGATGTTCTAGGTTGGGATAGATTTGCTGGAATTGGTTGTGGAGTTTCTATAGAATTTATGGATTGTACACTTTTCCTATCACTCTTTCCTCCACCAAGCCCAGCATTATGAGCAAGGTCAACAAGTCCACTTGTTACTTTTGAAATTATACTAACATGACCTATAATATTGAAGCTTTTGTCGCTTATCTTTTTATTCTCAGTTTGGTTGATTTTATTATTTGCGTCAGTTGCATCTGCTTTTAATTTAGCCCATTTAGGACTTAGTGTTTTTTTATCAACACTATCTATCCCAGCAATAGCTCCTTCTACCGCTGCAATTACTTCAACTTGTTTATCAGGAGGCAATTTATCTATTTCCTCAACTAATGAATCAATATCTCCATTTGCAAGAGATTTTATTATGTTTATTTTTACATCTTTATTTAAATCTAAAGCATTTAATTTCTCAACCTCATCTAATGCTTCTGGATTATTTACTATAAGGTTGGCTATAATATCTTTATTATCAGGAAAGTCATCATAAAGACTTTGAATTAAATATAACTTATCTGGATTATTCAATATAAAATTTAAAACTTTATCTTTTTGCTCTTCTGGTGTAGTATTATATAAATCAATTGCACTTCTTAATTTATCTGCATTTTCAACAGCAAAATTAATAACAGTAGTTTTAGTATCTTCGGGAGTCTTACTATATAATTCTTGAAATTCTTCTAATTTATTTGGATTGTTAATTACAAATTCCGCAAATACTTGTTTTTTCTCTTTTGTATCTAAACTAGTATAGACTTCTTTTAGCTCATCAAAGTTTTCTAAATTATTTATATTGATATCATAGTCCATTGCCATTGTAGGATTATTTTTAATCCATTCAACTACAGCTTGATAATCTTTTAATCCTTTTAAACTATCTACATTATCAACTATAAATTTATTTGTAAATGTTGAACTTGTAGGGAGATTCTTTATTGTATCTAAAAATACTCCTACCTGTTCTATATTCACACCTGAAGATTCAAGTTTTAATTTTACTTCATCCCTACCATCAAGTTGTGTAATTGAATCTAATTGTTTTTTAAAGTCTCTATTTTCTACCTGTAGTTTAATTTCTTTTGTAACAGGAGTATTTAATATATGGTCAACTACATCATTAGCTTCTTTTACTTTTGATTTTAAAGGATTTTTATTGCTTGAAGATTTTCCTATAGCTTCTTCAGTAGAATTTTTCGCATCTTTGACAGGGTCTTTTTTATCTTTGTCACCCTTTATTTCTTTTAGCTTATTTTGAATCCACTCAATAGTATCTGATGCTAAATCCTTAACCTCTATAGTAAAAATTTTATTTGCTATTTCAGAAGAACTAATAGTTTTAATATCATCTTTAGCTTTTTCTATTTCGGCAATTACTTCTACTCTTTTATCTGGTGGTAGGCTTTCAATGGCTTTACCTAGAGCGTCTATATCCCCTTCTGTTAACGCTTTATAGATGTCAATTCTTACTTCTTTACTCATAGGAATTTTATCTAATGAGGTTATTAGATCTTGTATCCCAAAGTTATTTTCATTTTTATTTAAATATATTTCAGTTATTTTCTCTTTCGGGATATGTTCTAATGCATCTTTTAAACTTGTAGCATTATATAAAGCATCTTTCCCATCAGCTAATAGGTATGTCTTTAGTTCTGGTGGTATTTTATTGTATATTTCTGAGATTTGTACAGCTTTTTCCAGTCCAACACCATCTGTTTCTAAACTAGTTCTAAGCTTAGATGGTATCTTCTTATATTTAGAAGTTAACTCTAATACCTTTTTGCCACCCTCATCTGCACCCTTTTGTTCTATGATAGTATTTATTTCTTTTGGAAATCTATCATACATTTGTTTTAATGAATCAGCTTCTTGTAATGTTGTGGTAGGATTTGCTTGAATTATTGTAATAACCTTTTTTGGCACTTCTTCATACTTTTGTTTTAAACTATCTATTATTTGATTTACATTAGCTTGACCTGAATCATCACTTAAAAGTATTTCTGGGGTTATGGTAAACGTACCTTTTCCAAATTTGTTATCTAAGTCATTTTGAAGTTTAGTTATATCTGGGTCACCAGTTTGTAACTCCATTAAAACATCCATTGTGAACTTCAATACATCAGTGGAACTTGCCCCTGTTCCTAATAAAGAATCTATCATACCTTTAACTTGGCTAGGAACTTCCTTAGTATTTTTAATGTCAGTTAATATATTTGCATCAACTTTCACATCTCCAGTTATTGTTGTTGTATCTAAGATGTTTTGTATGCTATCAAATTGATTTTGAAGTTGCATTGCAAATTCATCACCATTGGCCAAATCTAATTTTGTCTTACCAAACTTCGCTAATAATGTATTTATTGATGTCATATCCTTAATACCATTAGGATTAACTTGACCAAATAAATTTTCCCATATATTAACATCTGTATTAGTCGCTTTAGCTATGCTCTTAGCTGTTTTATCTATTGTTTGATTATATTTCTCTATATCTTGTGTTCTAGCAAATTCTTCATTGGCATCTTTAAGAGTTTTAGATAAATCTCCTACATCAACTTTTCCACTTCTAACAGCAGTAAGTAATTTATTAACTGCTTGTTCTGTGTCTACTAAAGTATCTGGTGTAACCTCACTAAAATCAAATAAACTCTCAAGTCCAGCAAAATTAGACTTATCATTTCCTTCTAATCCACTGTAAAGAGTTTTATTCTTAATGTTAGAGAAAATTCCATCGCCTATTTCTTTTGAATAGCCTTGAATCTTATTAACTTGATTTCTATACATTTCATCATACTTGAAATAAATCTTCTCTTCTTCTGCTTTTGCTGACATTAATTCATTTCTAGCTTTATCTCTTGCTCTGCCAGTTGAATTATTATATTTTTCTATTGCTTTTTCTTGTCTTTTTTTATTCTTTTCAACTTCTGCTGTATAATCTTCTTCTATTTTTACAAGCTTACCAGTTTCACTTTCTCTCATTCTTTCTTCCAAAGTTTTATTTGGATTTTTACTTGGAGAATTTAATTTTTTAGCAGCTGTTTCTGCATTGTCATGTTTATCATAGGACATCAATCTTTCTTTTGCATTAATAGCTCTGTCTATTTCAGCAATTAAGTCAGTGACCTGACCTTTTAAAATAGGTATGCCATTTTCATCTGTTCCTATAACTGAATCTGGTTTTATTTTTCCAATCTGTTGTTTTAGTTCATTTAATCTATTATTATCTTCTTTAGACTTATTTTCTTTTTTAGATAAATTATCATATTCTTCTGCAAGTGCTTGTAATTGAGTTTTTTGGCTTTCATATGAATTGATTTGTTGTTTTGAAGCTTGTATATTTTTCTTTCTAGCTTGATATGCATTTTCTTCCCTGTTAGCATAATTTTCCATAGCTTGAGCCAACAAAGTTACTCCTGCAAATGCAGCAGTTAATACTAAAGAATTTCCGACTGTAGTTGCTATGCCCTTACCAAAATTTACAATGCTACTTCCTGCAAATGCTTTACCAATATTACTAAGTCCATCACCGATTGTATCTTTTCTACTTTTAGATACTACTTTTAATTTTTGATTGTACTTTTCATACGACTTTGTTCTGTCTTCATTTATTTTTATTTCTTTAGCTGTAGCCTTTTTTAAACTGTTAGTTGTTGATACATAATTCCCTACAATACCTTTTTGACTTTTTATAGTTCTATTGACAATAGCATTTGATTTAGCATTATTATTTGAAGCATTAGTATTTTTATTTATGGCATTCGTATATTGATTAGTAAATTTCGTTGCTTTTTCGAAATCTTTAAATTTAACAGATTTTCTATTATTTTGAAATGCACTTTTCCCAGCACTAAACAAATTCGTGATTGGTTTACCAGTACCCAATGCTTTAATCGTCATAAATAAAGCTGATAAACTTGCTAATGCTACAGGAAGGGAAATGTGCATTTTATCTGCTGCTTTAGTTATCCCATTTAAAACACCAGTGATTCCAGATAATCCATCTAAACTAGTCTTAAACATATCAGTAGATATAGTATCTGTAACTAATTGTTTTAGACTTTCTTTTAACTTTATAATCTTTCCCTCTGCCGAATTTATGAATCTTTCATTTTCCGCAGAAGCAGAGCCTAGCACTTCTCCACTAAGCCATGAACTTTGGAATTTTTTTACCTGATTCCAATTATCCATGATAGCCATGAAAGTATTTATGTGGTTTTTGCCTGAAATACTTTCAGCAATACCACTTTTTTGATTTTTAGTTAAGGCATCTTCTCCAACACTATGCCACTTTTCTGCCAACTCATCTAAAATTGACATCATATCTCTTACTTGACCGGTTTGTTTATCTAATACATTTATTTTAGCTGTTTCTTGTAATGTTTTAGCAGTTTTGTTAAGACTGATTTTCCCTGAATCTGCTGAAGCTTTGATACCACTCATGTTTATCTTTAATACCCTCTGTTTCCAGATATTTAAAAATGGGAATAGACTATACCATCATCCATTTAGGATGCTCATTGATAGTCGTTGCGACCTTTCCTTATTAATTGACTTAGGACTGTGTCTCAGGATTATCCAATCTTTAATCTTATTACCATACCATTGTGATTAGCAATGCCACATTTTGATTTCTCTAATGCTTGGTAATTAAAGCTCTAAGGACTTTCCCTGATATTCTGAGTTCAATTATATATCACTATATAAAGGGGCTATTTTATTAACCAATTGTTTTGAGTGCTGTACCTACTTTTTCAGCATTTTGTACAGATTCATTTCCTCCAATTATCAATGCAACAGAGTCCTCCATAGAGACACCTGCTGATGATAACATGCTCGCACTTCGCTGTAACGCTGCTCCTACCGATACCTTCAATTAGGTTCGTTAGTCCTAATCAGTTCTCTTATGAACTTCTTTATATCTCTATAAAGACGAGACTATATCTTCATCCTTTAAGGATGCTCCCCATTTCGATTCACTTGAATCTACATAATAGTCGTTGAACCTTCTCCCATACGGAGCTTGGATGCTGATTGTCCAATCCAACTAATTTTTAAACATTCACATTTATCGTTTCCAATTATGTTGTAGTTTAGTTAGCTCTAAGGAGTTCCCAGCAATTAAAGGAGTTTTTAACTACATATTACTATATAGTGCGACTAAAATTAATCGCCAGTTGTTATTGCAAAATTATTCTTTTATACCCTCGATTTCTCGATATTTAAAAGGGAATAGACTATACCATCACCCATTTAGGATGCTCATTGGTAGTCGTTGAGAGCTTACCATATTCTTTTTTTTGAACTTAGGTCTATCTCTGCTGATTGTCCAATCCTTAATATTTTCAGATGATGTATAAGTTTCCAAATACACTTACTAATTAAGGCTCTAAGGAGTTTCCAGCATATTCTGAGTTCAATTATATATTTCTATATAAAGGGGCTATTTTATTAACCTGCATAGTTCGATAAATCAAGAAACTTTGTGAGATTATCATAATCTTTACTCATTCCTTTGATTTGAACTCTAGTATCTTTAATTGGTTTTAATGCTTTTGTCATTCCACCATAAGCGGACATGACACTAGTTAAGTACTTATCGGCAGTTTCTTGGTCTAAATCACCAACATTTGCAAAAACTGCTGATTGTTTAGCTATCTTTAAACTGTCTGATACAGACTTTACACCTGTCTGCAAAGCTTTAGATACACCTTGAATTATATCTTCTGATGCTCTAGCAGTATCTTTCCCTATTGAAATTGCTTCATTTTTTACATTCTTTAATTGCTCACTTGTCCCTTCAAAATTATCAGGGGCTACTTTCATCATATCTCTTAATGCACTATCTAATTCAACAATAGTTGTTTTTATATTTCTTACACCATTTGTAATAGACATACCTATCATATTACCTAAAGTATAAGTTCTCATTGAATTATATAAGTCACTAAAGAAACCACTTGTTGTTTTTACACTAGTTCCTAATCCTGTGAAATTAGATTTCATATTGCTTAGTCTACTTTTTATCGAATCTAATTCTTTTACTTTTTGACCTAGAGGCATACCATTTAATTGCATTAATTCTTTTTCAAGTTTATCAATTCCAGCAGTTGATTGACCCAATTCTACACATTTTTGTCTAAGCCTATTTAAATCTGAAATTACTTTAGAAAGATTCATATTAAATTTAGCATCTAATTTAGTGTTTTTAGTAGCATTTTCTACTTCTTTAACTTTATTTTTTAATTGTTCTAGCTTTTGTATTTCTGATTGTATTTGGTTAGAAGTTAGATTTTTAAGATTTAAATTTTGAATTGACTTTAACGAGTTTGATAAACCTTGTAGTTTAGATGTATCTGCGTATCCAGATTTACCTAATGATTCTATTTTATTTGCTAATTTACCAGCTTCATTTTGAAGAGTTTTAAATTGAGAAGCCATTTTCGTATTCATATCTGGTATTTTCATATTAGCAAATTTAGACTGAACATTTGATAAATCCGATAAGGCTTTTGAATTTAAGCCATCTAATTTAATATTGGATAATCTTTTCAATTCTCCTGATAGTTTGTTAATTTCTCCTATTTGCTTGTTATCTAAAATGTTTGTCTGAGTAAATTTCTTTAATTGTCTTTGAGTAGACTCTATTTTCTTCTTAAAGTTATCATATTGAGAAGTTAACTTATTTATATTTCCATTCGAGCTACCCTTTCCACCAAATAATCCGTTTTGTGTTTCTCTACTAAGTTTATTAATTTGTTTTAATGTGTTCTCTAATTGTTTCAAATTATTTAGAGATGATGTGTTCATTTCTACATTTAATTTTATATTATTTTCTTTTGCAGATGTCTTCAATGATGCTAATTGTTGCCTAGCCTTTTTGTCATCAAGTTCAATACTGGTCTTAATTTTAAACTCTTCTGCCATTTAACCAACTCCTTTTTCAATACATAAAAAAAGACAGTATATTAACTGTCTTAATATTTTTATTTAATTTTCTCCAATAATACTTTTTTCTTTTCATTAAATTCTTCTTCTGTTAATATTTCTTGCTCTTTCAAACTCTGTAATTCTTTTAATGCATTTGAAATTTTAGATATATCCTCATCATCATCTTTTTTTATATTATTATTGCTTTCTATTTTAGCATTTTTAAATTTAGTTGCTTCATTCTCTACAACTAATTTAAACCTTTCCATTTCTTTTATTTTTTCTTGAATGTCTACATTATTTATATTTTTATATTCTGGAATATAAAATACCTCATAAGTGTTAAGTTCAAATATCAAGGTTAAATATATTTTTTCTACAAAAGTATATTTATCATATGTAGGAACTATAGATATTATTCTCATCTGATTTTTTTCACTAACTTGCATATTAAATTTAATACTTACTAAATCCTCTATATTTTTTTTAACTGCTGTCTTAAATCCAGCATGAATAATAGATATTTTACCATTATTACTCAATATCACACTGTCACTATTTGAGTTACCAAAAGCTTGACATTTAGACATTGAAATATTTTTTTGTATCGCCTGTTCTACTTTTGTTTTTTCTCTATTTCTTTCTGCTATTCGTTCTAATCTAGCTTCTTTTTCTTTGGCATTATCTATTACATTTGATATAAAACAATAAATAATAAAAGAACCTACAACTACTCCTATAAAGATTAAACCACCTAAATATTCTTCCATAATATTTCCCCCTCTACTCTGATACTTTAATTATATCAAGTCTAAAGGAAAATTTATACTACAAATAAGAAGTCTACTTAAAGCAGATTTCTTATTTCTCTATCTAATATTTCTTCTATATTATCAAAATCCCAATACCATATTTCTAATAACTTATATCCATTATTTTTAGCATACTCTCTTTTTCTTTTATCATGTTCTTGTTGTTTCTCTAGATTAAAATATTCTTTATAACTTCCAGTTATTGTTCCATCATGAAATTCACCTTGATATTCTATCAGCAATTTATAATTAGGCAAATAAAAATCATACGATAAATTTCTATCTCCCAAACCAAACAATTCATCAAACTCTTGTTGCATATGATACTCAATGTTTTTACCATTAAAATAATTTCTAATTCTTTTTTCTCCCTTAGATTCAGAGCAAATTGGACATCTAGAACCTTTTATAAATGAATATGACATAGTTTGATATGAAGGATGATTCTTATTTTCAGTGCATTTAATCCAAATTTTTTCTTTATTGTTTTTATTACCAATATAATTTTTATATATATAATGTGGATTTACTTTATTTCTTTTAAAATCCCAATAAGTCTCTAATTGCTCACTCAATTCTTCTTCAATATAATAGGCAAAAGAATTTTCACGTTTTTGACAACAATTTGAACATCGAATTCCAACATCAATAAATTGAGCAGCTGGAATTTCATATATACTATCACAATATTTGTGTTTGATTTTTATATATGGGCTACTTCTTACAATTTCACCACTAGATAAGTATTCATTTTTTCTAATACTTTTTATATATTCGTATTCACCATCTTTTTCTACTTCATATCTATATCTATCTTCTTGTAATTTATACCTACATTCATCACAAATATAATTTTCTCTGACTTTTATCTTCGACCAAGTTCTTTTAAATGTATTTCCACATTTACATTTCCAATTATGATTATAGTGATGCTCTAAAAATACATCATCTTCTAAAGTTAACCACTCTCTAATTAGTTTATTCACATTTTCTTTTGTCATATTTTTTTCTAAATATACTTCAGTTATAATGTTAGGGTTATTTTTTATATTAAAGGTACATTTTTTACATTGTATACTATTATTTCTCTTTATTGAATCCCAAGTCCTTTCAAATATTTGACCACATTTACACTTCCAATTATGTTTATATTTATATCCTAAGTATATGTCATCTTCTAAGATTAACCACTCTCTAATTAATAGATTTATCTCTTTTTTATTCATACCTTTTAATATTTTAATATTTTTTATATTATTAACTCTATTTTTTATTATAGCTGTACATTTTTTACACTTATAACTATTACCTATTCTTATATCTTCATATTTTCTTTCAAATATTTGACCACATTTACATTTCCAATTATGAACATACTTAGAACCCTCATATGTATCATCTAATAATTCAATCCATTTTTCTAATATTTTATTTACATATTTTTTATCCATACCTTTTAATATTTTAACTTCTCTTATATTATTACTTTTAACATTAGATATCTCTTTTGACAAACTATTTTTCACGCATTTTATGCAAGAATTTAATTCTGTTTTTTTTACATAACTCCATCTTCTTGTAAATACTTCTCCACATTTACACTTCCAATTACTAACTTCTGATGCTCCACCATATATTTCATCAACCAGCTCTAAATCAATATCATGTTCCTTCAACAATCTATTAACTTCATCTCTCCACATACCCTTCTTCAACTTAACATCTTTAACCATAATCTCACCTTCTCCAAAAGGAAGGTAACCTAAATTACCTTCCTTTTATCCTAAATCACCTCTATGTAGTCTATCATGTAGATTTAAATGAAAATACCCTAAATTGATTTATAGATTTATAGGTTGAATAACTATTGTTTCTATATTTTTATTTTCATCACATCTAGTATATGTATTAACAAATGCCACTTTATTTTTTATAACTCTATTTTTATCATATATAAAGAAAAATATGTTCCTATAGTTATAGTGAAACCCATCTGAGCCTATTTCTTCTGTTAACTTCTTCTCCGTCATAGATTCTCTAGAACACTTAACTTCTATAACTAAGTCATACTGCTCTATGAATATATCATATCTAATAGATGCATTTCCTGTATCATCACTGACTTCTACCCTTGAGTCTGGAAAAATAGGTTTTATAATTGAATATAAAATCCTCTGAACATCATATTCGTTTCCTATTTTTATATCATTTAATTTATCTTTAGTTATATGTGCCTTCCCATGAGTATTAGCTTCATACATTTCATATATATGCATATAAAAATTACTCAGCACATTTCTTATAATCATTTTGGCGACATCTTCAGTAAATACACCCATATTACTTAAATTAGTTTTATTTTCAATGTTATTTAACAATGACCTTAAGTAAGTTGTTAACCTAGACTTAGCAGATAAGATACTTTTTCTAGTAGCCATATTAGAAAAATCATTTTCTTGATACATCAATAATCTATCAATATCAGATTTTTCAGTTTGGCTAAAAGGAATATTTAAAATATCTATATTGTCTATATACTCTTTAATTAGTCTTATATCACTCATTGCTTCTAATTCGCTAAGTAAGTTTGAAATTAATTCTACTTTTTGACTCAATTTAATTTACCCCATTCTAATTAATATGTTCCCCATCTCAGATAAAATAAAAATAATGGGTCTAAAATATGAACTACATTATCCTTCCATTCTAGTACTTTATAAATACCATCCTTTTCAGTTATAATGTTTTGTATTTTATTAAGTGATTCTCTAATGGTTTTTTTATCTGGTTTTTTTATATCACATATAATTAAATCATCTATTCTTCTTTTAAGTTCGTCCAATGTTAGTCCAACTAAAGGAGGATTTTTCCTTATAGATTCTACTATTAATCCATATATATCTAGTTCTTTATCTATATTAGTTTTATACAACTTTCTCTTATTTCCTCTTGGATTAGGGCCTTCCTTTAGTATTTTTACAACATCATTATAATTTAGATTTATAGTTGTAAACTTATATGCTATTTCCAAAACATCTTCTGGCACTTCTTTAATATTTCCTGTATCTGAATCTATTAATGTGCATATGCTTAAACATATATACTGCATTAATTGAGGAGAAGTTAAACTTTCTATAGATATCTTTCTGGATATATCATTTTTAATATTTATACCCAGTTCTCGAAATCCTTTTATTGCAATTTGTTCTAGCTCTGATTCCTTCCAAGGTTCTATATTTATTGAGTTAATCCTACCTGTCAAATCTGCATTTTTTCTTATAGCATCATCTGCTCTATGAGGAAGTGATATTACTATTGCTTTAAACTCTTTTCTTATAGCATCTTTCAATTGCTGAGCTATATGTATTTGAACATCTTCTGAAGCATAATGAAAATCATCAAGCACTAATACTAGTCCATTATCTTTAAAATATTCGATTACTCTGTCTTTATTTAATACAAATTTTTCAGATTTATTAATTTCTTTTTTTGATTCCATATTTCCCTTTAGGTTTACCTCTCCAAATTCTCCGCTAACAGATAAACCCACTTTCACTCCTATAATGTTCCAAAAATCTTCGCTATCTTTAAAATCTACTCCCGACATTTCTATAAGATTTTCTAAAGCTATAACTTTTTCACATAAAACAGTCTTACCCATCTTAGATGGGCCAATTATAGAAGTCAAATAACCAGAAACCTTTAAGGCTTGTCTTAGTCTAAGTTCATAGTCTATACCTAAATCAGTTGATTTTCTTGATACATATGTATATTCTGGAAAAGCACCTGGCTTAAAAACTTGTTCTGCCAATAATCTATTCATTTTATCACTTCCATTCATTAAACATTTATTATAATATATAAAAACAATTTATTCTTTATTTTATATATTAACATATTTAAGTTGTCTTATACATATTTAAGTATATTTTAAGTATGTTAAAGTACTAATTTATAGATAAAAGTACTTTAACATATATAATACATACTATTTAACAATATATTTAACTAAATCTAGTTCTATTCTAAATTACCTTCCATATAATTACTTGAAAAATACAGCTACAAAAGAATACACTATACCCACAACTCCATCATCCAATAAATCAATTAATCTTTTCAATTCATCTCTCATATCATTCACCTAACAAACTTCTTCAAGTTCTATAATAGGTAATACTCCAATAGATTTTAATTTCTTATATATCATCAATCTTCCTTTTTGAGTCCATTTAGTATTCATTTTAATGTCAGGAGTTCCATCAGCCTTTACAATATCTATTGTTTCAGAATGAGTATATCCTTTACTTTGATAATCACTATATAATAACCATTGTCCACTCTGTTTGAATTGAATTCCTAATTCATGTAGTTTCTTATTCATAGCTTTACCACTCATTCCATAATCTTTAGCTATCTGAGTTATAGTTACCAATCCTTTATTTCTAAGTATCAAATCTGTATAGTCTGCTTTTGGTTTAAGTTCACCTATGATTTGTTGTTGTTTATTATTTGTTACTTCTAAAGCTTTTCTCTTTTCTCTTTCTTCTTTTAGATCTGTGGCAAGTCTTATGATTGTGTCTGTATTAGATAATATTTCTTCTATCTTTGTGTCAGTTAGATATGCTCCATGTTTACGGATAGTTGGTATTACATCTGTAGCTAACCATTTTTGAAATTTTAATGCTGCTTCATTTTTAGCTTTCATTCCTAACATGTAAAACAATGATTCTGGTATGTAATCATCTTTCCCCAGTTTGTTGGGGAAACCAAATTCTTTACAATATTTATTTATTGTTTCCCATCTAATTGAGATATACTGTTTCCCGTTCTTATTTTGAGTTTGATACCATCCAAAACCTATTGCTGTGTCTTCAGCATTAATACCTATGCTTCCATCTTCATAACTTATCATTCTAACACTTGTACCCAATTGTTCATTTGTGAACACTTCATTTCTTTTTTCATTACTCATACACACATCTCCCTTTTTATTTGTTTTTTTACTGAGAGACTGATATAATCAAATTAACTTTGTTGATGATTATATCAACTCTTTAAAAGGTTCTACTGCTCGCAAAGTCTGTAGAGCCTTTTTATATTAATCATACACAATCATACATTTGTTGTATTTATGTATGATTATATTATAATACCATTTTTTACTATTTTCAACCTTTTGTAGGAATATTTTTTACAAACGTAGGATTTTGTTGTATAATTAATGTAAGGAGTGATATTAATGAACAACAATAGCATAGGAAAAAATATTAAAAATTATAGACTTTTAAAAGGATGGACTCAAGAGCAATTAGCGAATGAATCTGGACTTTCAAAAAATGCCATCTATAATTATGAAAATGATAAAAGGATTCCAAATATAAATATTTTAAATAATATTGCAAATGCTTTAGAAGTTAACTATGATGATATTATAGACTCTGGTAATACAACTCGAATAGAAGATGAAATGAAACGTAAGCTATCTACATCAAATGGCAGTGACTTATGGCGAAACTACATACCATATGCAAAAAAATTATTATCTGATGGTTCAAATGATATAGATTTATATTATTATTTAGGATTTTCATATTTTGCATTGGAAAAATATGAAAAAGCTATTGAATGGTATGAAAAAACTATTGAAATTGACAATCAAGAAATAAGAGCTTATATTGGACTTGGAAATGTATTTTTATGTACTCATAAATATACAAAAGCTATCGAATACTATTTAAAGGCTTTAAAAATAGACAAAGAATGTATAGAAGCTTATCTTCAATTAGGAGATGCTTTTTGTAATATTAATAAATATAAAAAAGCCCTTAAATGCTATACAAAAGCTATCGAACTTGATGACGAATGTATAGAAGCTTATATGAAGAAAGATCATATATTCAATTCTGTGCTAGAATATAGTCAGCTAGTGGACAAATATGACATATTAGATGTTGAATTAGAAACATCGTGTGATTCTGAAAAGCAGTCTAAACATTCCAGTTTGTTAAGAAAAATATATTTTGAAGCTCAGAAACTAGATATTGAAGAATTAAAAACTTTTAGTAGCATGATGAGTATGTTTAATGAAAAAAAAGACACAAAATCTAAATAAGTGTCTTTAAATTTATTATAAAAGTATATTATATTAATTAATAGATAAAGAAAATATTTTTCATTTTTAAATGTGGCATTATTTTATTGACCACATTTTTTATATATTTTAATATGCACAACATCTGAACCTCTAAACTGAGTTTTAAAAACACAACACTATCTACAAAGATAATTATCTACGTTATACTTCTGTCATCATTGAAGTTACTAAACACCAAACAAAATATTCCTCTCAGGAACACTTGTTGAAATTCCAACACTTTAAGTATAAAAAATCAACTTCTTATGTTCGATCATAAGCAATCAAGGTATAAACACAAGCAATCATTTTCGCAAAGCCTTAAAAACGCATATACGAGGTCACATTTTTCCAATAAAAAAAGATACCTCCTCACAGAAAGTATCTTTTAAAATTTCATTATTAATAAATTTAAGGCACCTATCGATCTAAACCATGTATAATATTAACTTTTTTCTTTTTGTTTCTCTGATAATGCCTTAATCTTTGCAAATTCACTATTTGATTTTATTATATTTTCTAAAGCCCTATAATTTGATAGAAAGTCATCTGTCTTAGTATTATTACTATCAGAATAATCTACATAACTTCCACTTGGTTCAGTTGCAAAACTATAAAAATTTGTATATGAATTATAAAACTTATCTATTGTTTCTAACATAGTTTTTAAATCATCGCTACCTTCAGGAATATTTTTTAATGTACTATATATTTTTAAAAGCTCATCATCATATGTTTTAGCTTGTGCTATTTCACCACTTTTATCTGCCATTGCTGAAAAAATAGCAGCATCAATATCAGAGCCATGTTTATCATCATAAATATTTTCTTTCCAATATGTCTGAATAGTATCAGAAATATCTTCTAAATTAGCTCCTGCTACATAACTTTTCTCTTGAAAATCTATAATAGTCATCATATATTTTTCTCTTGCCTCTTGTTGTTTTTTTTCTTTAATACTATTATTAGCAAAAATTCCCACTATAACTACCAATATTATACCAGCAAAAATATAAATATATTTTTTATTTATAGGTGCTTTTTTACCTTTTACTTCTTTTTCATCCACACCTTTACCACACTTGGAACAAAAAAGTTGTCCTTCTAATAACTTTTCTCCACATGATGTACAAAATTTAGTACTATCATTTTCCTGCGATACTTTGTTTTCATCTTCACTCATATAAAATCCCCCCCTATAATATCCGTTATAAGCTTACAGTAATTTTACTGTCCCTCAAAGCCTATTCTACCAACACTATAATTATAGCAGGAAAGATGTAGAATTACCTCTATTAATTGTATATATTTGTAAAATCAAGTATTCAAATCATATGCTTTAATTAATTATGATTGTCATACCTCTGTCATCATTAAAATAGCTAACTTATGTTAAAATAATTTCAAATCAATCCTTATTAGTTTATAATAAGTATATAATATAAACTGGAGGTATCTTATGAAAAAGAAATTCTTATCTGATTTATCATTGATGATTTCAGTGATATCAATGATATTAGTAATTTTGGAACTATTAAATATCATTAAAATATCATTAACAATTATAACATTATTATTCATAACTCTATTAAGTATAATGACATGGATAAATTATAAAAATAATAAAAAAATACAAATGTCTATTGGAATTTTAATACTTATCATCTTTATTATTTTTATAATTCATAATTTACTTTTTAATAATATGTAAAATATTATATTTTTTCAATAAAAAAAGACAATCTTAATTGACTGTCTCTATTGAATCACTATTTGTTACTTAATCTATGTACAAACTTATCAAGAATATTTTTTACTAATAGATTTACTTTCTTGGCATCCTTTAACCAATTTGCAACAGGCGGACTTAAAGTATAGTATACTTTTATAAAAATTCTTCCTAATAAATGTTTTTTCAATGTATTATCTCTAAAATATCTTAAAACCAATACTTCTGGTGCATCATAAGAAGCATATACAGCAGTAGCTATATAACAACCTTCATTATTTTTGGTTGGACTATGTATTTCTGGTGGGTCATAATCTGGTTCATATTTATTCATTACAAGCACATTCTCTTCATATGACTCTAAAAGTGTTTGTCTAAACTCATCCTCTATACCACATGTTGACATAACATTTTTATTTTTTTCATAGTCAAAACCTACAATACAGCTATATTCTTTACAAAGTTCTGCAATACATATATTTAGATTTCTTATAGAATCTAAATATACTTTTTTTAAGTTTTTATCCTCTTCCATTCTATAATCTTGCAAAAACTTAACATTATATGAAAATATCTGTCTACATTTTTCACAATCATTTAAATATAAATTTATTTTATCTTGAGAAGTTTCATTTTTAGAATAATTATTCTTCGAATAATTAAACTTTTCTATTCCTGAATTATATAGTTCAGTTGCCATTATACGTTTTTGTCTAAATATTTTTTCAGAATTTGGATTTGTCTTTCCAAATAAATTCCATGATTGTTTTATATAATTTAAACATATCTCAGAATTTAAATTATATAAATCAGATGACCTTATCTCTGAAATAGCCTTAAAGAATAAAGCTTCATAATTATCTGGATTTGAATTAAAAATTTGACAATAATACTCATATGCCTTATACCAATTGCATGCATCATATTCTATTTTAGCCAATTTAGAGAGATTTATAGAATGCTCATCTTTATACATATCAGAATCAAGAGGTGCTTTTTTCAAACTTATTTTTTTAAAATCTATTTTCTCGCCACAATTTACACAGAAACAAACTTCTTTAGAATCATCTACCATAATGCTTTCTTTACATTTAGGGCATTTAATTTCTTTTTGACCCACAATATCCCCTCACATTCACTATTATATATTTAAATAAAATTATAGCACATATTGGCATATTGTGGGTATCATATCACTCTTACATATATAAAATCATACTCTTAAGATACCTTTTTATACAAAATATCTTTAAATATTATCTTACACAAACATTACAAGGATCTGTTTTACCTTGTGACTTGGCTTGTTTTAATGTTACTTTATTTATTGTTTTACTTCTTTTTAATGTAGAACAATTTTTTGTTAGATGATATGATTTTCCATTAGGAACTACATATACTATACTCTTATCAGTTAATCCAGAGTTATTAGAACTAGGCTCATTACTTGGTTTATTTGTATTATTTGAGTTAGTATCTTTTACAATACCTGTATTTGAATCTCCAATATTATTAGTTATATTTAGGCACTGTTTTGTAACACTATCATCAATATTTCCAATAGCAGTTATTTTACTTGCATTTTTTAATATACTCTTATTACTTCCATTTCCAACTAACACAATAGGTGCTTTTTGTGCAATTGTAGAACCAACTAAAGAATAAACTAAATCAGTTCCACTTGCTATATAAAATTCTTTTGAACCATTGTAAAATTTATTTATTATTTGTTTATTTGTATCGTATCTATCCACTCCACCTATTCTTGTTGCCTTAGTTTCATTTATTAATTTGTCATTCATACTAGCTTTTCCACCAATTGCATAAGTTTCCAATCCATCTGTAGCAAAGTTTGTAGTATTTCCATCAGTTAATATTATAGCTGCCTTATCTCTAACCGCTACAGATGCGGCACTCATAGCATCTGGCTCACCTTTAAAAGCATTAGCTAGTATTACTTTTTTAACAGCACTTACACTTCCTATTTCTTTTGCAACTTTGTGGCTTGTATCTATTCTATCAGTTCCACTTATTCTATTTATATTTATTTTTTTATCAATTAATACTTTCTGAACTGATACTCCTATTGACTTTTCTCCTCCAATTAGATATACTTCTTTGACTTTTTCTAGTCTCTTTAATGTTTCTGAAGGTATTGTATCTTTCTTAGTCAATAATATTGGTGCATTCTTAGCTCCTGCTAAGCCACTCGCAGATAATCCATCAGATAATCCATTTTCAGAATTAATAAGTATGGCAGTATCATAGTTTTGTTTATCTGCTATAAGACCTGCTGTTTCATATTTATTTACACCTTTTATTGAACTAATAGAACTAAGAGCATTTGATGTTGGACAACTAACAATCAATAATGAAATAGATATCCCTATTGCTAACAATTTTTTGCTTAATTTCATAATAAAATCCCCCTATAAATTTTTTATAATATTACTCAAATATTATAATTCTACATTAATAGTGATTTTCCTTTATAAAATTAGTTTCTATTTCAAAATTCTTTTATTTTTTTAAATCCATAAAATAAAAATAGACCATCTATAACAGTCTATTTTTAGTGATATTTATTTAGGTTTACGCTTTTTTGTACTTGTCTTTGTATATGATATCCCAGTTCCAGGTATACTCAATGTAGCTGATTTTCTTCCTTTTGAATTAACAGAGACTCTAGCACCTTTAACACCAGCACTTATACCTACACTTTTCTTACCTAAATTTAATTTTACTCCACCACCTAGGTTTATGCTTTTTCTAAAATTAAATCCCACAGATACAACCTCCCTTATATATTTCAAATAAATATACTTAAAATTATATTTGTCATACACTTGTCATCATTGGTATATCTAGTATCTATATCTTTTTATGCTTTTTCTTTTTATATACTACTCCAGCAGCTACTGCTACAGTTCCAGCTCCAACACCATATGTAATATTTCTACTTTTCTCTTCTTCTCTTTTTTCTACCCCTTCATCATATACACCTTTTAACTTAGTCTCAATAGACTTCATTTCACTTGGTACACTAAAATCTTCTTCATTGTAACCTTGATTATATACACTTTCTTTTACTTTAGGTAGTTTAACTTTACCATTATCATATCCTTCTTTAAACCAATTAGAATATTTAACATTACCTATAGTTGATGTATCAAACTTTTCTCCTTTGATAGCACTCTCAAATCCTTTAGTGTTATAATCATTTTTTAATTGTTCTTGTATTTCATCATAAGCACTATTATAAGCATCTTTAAACTCAGAATCTATATTTTCTTCAAATGTCATTTTCTCTTTATCTTTGTTACTATCCTCTATTCCTTTAGCTTTATATTCTTCTATCTTTTTAGTCTTATATTCATTGTATCCATTTGAATATCCAGTATCATAAGCACTTTTTAAAGCTTCTTTTTCATATGTGTTATTAGATTTAACACCTGTAAGTCCTAAATTATATCCTGACTCTTCAGCTAATTTTTCTTCCTCTACTAATTTAGCTTTTCCTTTTTCATATCCTTCTGAGTACTTTGATTCATATGTATCACTATAATCTCCACTATAACTTGCTGAACTATAACTTCCTTTATACCCATCCTCATAGCCTTGATTATATCCTTTTTCTCCAACAGATTTCTTTTGCTTTTCTTCATTATTAACCGAAGTTGTTGTTGTTCCATAGCTACTTCCTCCTCCAGTATAAGGACAACCACCATTATTATGTAGATGAGCTGGATAACCACCACAATGATAGTGATAACTTCCTAATCCAGATTTATTCTTATTGTCACGATGGCCTCCAGACGAATCAGTTCTTCCTGAATGAGCATATGAAAAGCTCCCTATACTAATCATAGTCACACTCATTACTATAGTTATTAACTTTTTCTTAAACATAATATATTTCCCCCTAAAATATTCTATGATTTTATTATATCAGTCAATATATTATGTTTAAACCGTTTAAATTCGACAAAGATAAAGTTTATTCTACTGGTACACCTAATCCATTCATTGTAGTTTTAAAAACATCTAGGTACTATCTCTTGTGCTTTAGCTTTGCTCTCATCATATAATAAGCTTAAGGTCTATATATAGATTATCTTTAGTACTACCATGCTCCTATACTCCACCATGTTCAAATCTTTCCATCAGGAAGGCATGTTCTATACTATAAATATCAACAATATTCTTTACTAACAAATTTACTTTCTTGGAATCTTTTAACCAGTTTGCAACAGTAATGTATTGTCTCTGAAATAGCCTTAAAGAACAAAACTTCATAGTTATCTAATTCTTCCATGCATATATCATCTATTTTTTTAGTGTATAAAAACACTTATTTATTAAAGTAATATTTATATATTTTATAGTTGAGAAACCAAATTTAATTATTGTAGAATTGAGTAAAATAATTTGTAATTAAAAACTATCTATAGCAAAATATATATGGTATAATTTTCCATATATATTACCATGAATATTTTTCAATTATATAACTATTCATGGAATATTAAATTTTTTAAAATTAAGATATTACTTATACTTTTAACTTTTTTTAAATAGCTATTAAAAAAATAATTATTCATTTCAATTTAATCATATTCAAAATAAACCATCATAACTAATTATAGTTATATATTCTAATGAAAGGAAAGTATTACTTAATAAGCTGTTACTTAGTTGATTAAGTAATATAGGGAAACATAATATGACTAGTATCAGTAGATATTTTATGTCAAAGATATTTTTTGATATTGATAAAGAAGCAGGTGTTTCTACTTGTGATAATTTAAGTCTAATAGAAAGAACATTACGTGGAGTTAACGGAGATGATTTAAAAGTAAAAGTAGGTTATTTTAGTACAGACTATAACAAAAAGTTAAACAAAATACAAGATAATAGCTTTAAAAGAAACATTTTGTTCATATCATCATATGGTGATACTTATGGTAATTGTGAATTTTCGTCAATTTTGTCAATGATTTCATGTGCTTGGTTTAATCAAATAAATTGGAAATTTTGCAATCCTGGATTTGATGTTTACTATTTATTTTACAATCAACAAAATTTAAACAAAATAAATTATGATGAAAGAAAGTTTACTGAAGAACTTTATAAAAGTTCAGGTGATTATAGTCTTGTAGTTTCATGCTTAAGTAACATTAGCTCTTATGGTTATACATCACATTTAAAAGATAAAGATTTCCTTATTGAACTAAAATTAGAGAACATGAATCATGATTTAAAAACTTATGAAGCCATAAAAAATACAGGAATTTATACTCAAAATAAATTTGATTTTGTAAGAGAATTACTTACATTTAGGAAAGTTATTCGAAATGTTAAAGAACAACAAAACTGGACTAACAAGTTCAATTCAACCACAAGTGACATGGCCAAGGATATATTTCAGACTATAGCAAAAGTACCTATAGAGGCAAATTTCTTCAATGTATTTGTTCATGAATTATGCCATGTTGTGGAACTTTATCATAATTGCGGAATGTTGAACCCAGATGATATTGGTAAGGATAAACATGTGGAATTTTCTCATGCTGTAATATTTTTCCCAATTATAGGCCATTATTTGCAAAGCTTTCCTGCATTATCATTTACAAATGTAAAAGATTTGATGATAAGGTTTTTGCAAATTATTTAGGATTTTAATATGATTCAAAATATAGAATAATTGAATAGACTTTATTTGATTAATCTGTTTGAAGTAATTGCCTAAGTAGATTAGGTTTTGAAAGTATATAAAAGCTGTTGTTTAGTAATTTATTCTACTTTTATAACAGCTTTTTTCTCATATCTGCAATTATTTTTTCTAAATTTTTAGCATTCAAACTTTGCTAATAAGTATCCTAAATTCTTTGATAGTCCAATTGTATTTTTCCGCTTATGAAAACAACTCTTCATTAGTTATCCTAAAGGTACTCCTAATTCATTCATTTTAGATTTAAAGCACTTTGGTATCTTAGTTCTTACTTTAGCTTCACTTTCATTCATTATATTTGTCTTTGGTCTAAACTTAGGTTCTTCTTTAGTGCTACCATGAGTCCAAACACTACCACCTTCAAACCCATACATAGGAAAGAAATGACCACCTCTAAGAGAACTCCATCCTCCATTATCTTTTATCTCAGATGTAACAGAATTTGCAGTAATCTCAGCTATTTCGGAAGCATCTAATAAATCTCCTGTTCTTTCATAAATAGTTGGAATAAAACTTCCATAAGCCTGTTTAACTACCTCTTCTTTCATAATTTCCTTCATTTCTTCTCCAACTTCTGGCATAGATGCAGCAATCTTAACTTTAGTATAAGCAACTACTTCGTCTAATGATTTAAATACCATCTAATTCACTACCTTATCTTTGATATTATTCATCTTTTCAATTTCCTCAGTCTCTTTAAGTACTCTATCTTGTAACATTTCATTTTTTAACTGACCTAACTTAACCTCAGTATTCATTAATAAAGATGCAGTTAATTCATTTTCTATTTGACCTATGTGATACATCACAGTTTCTAATTCACTAGATATATTACCATTTATTAAATTTTCTATTTCAATATTTAGTTCTATATTAGTCAACTCATCAACCAACATTTTAAGAATATCTTCTTGAGACAATGCTAAATCTGGATTTTCCATACCAGCCCATATTTTATTTAATATCTCTTCCTTAGTTTTCTTATCAGGATTTCTAACCTCTATGTACTCCTCTTTACCATTCTCATCTACAATAGGTATAATAGCTCTAACCTCATCTTGCATTAATTTATCTACTTGTATCTTATTCATATCTATCTCTCCCTTATTTTATTATTGGATATTTACACTTAATAGAAACTTTACAGTTTCCAGTAAATTTCAATATATTTACACCTCTTCTTAACCTAATCCACTTTCTATTAACAATATTAAATCTATTCTCTCCATTGTCATTTAAAACAGTATAGTACAAATTATCTATCATTATTTTCTCATTTAATTCTAATCCACTTATAACTAAACTATCTTCTTCATTATCACTGATAGTAGAATTTCTAATAGTTATATCTCCATCTTTCAAACACTCAATATCAATTACTGGGGCATATTCTTCATCTACATTAGATACATTATTTAGTTTAATTTCTCTTGTATCTTTAACAGTTATCACCTTTTGAAAGTTTTTATAAGCATAATTTGTGTATGGCTGAAACTCTATTTCTAACACGCCTTTTTTATCTTTTGTATACTTTTTTATTATTTTTCTTGCTTTAAGATAATAGATTTCTTCTATATTGTCAAAGGATATAAATGGTTTAAATTCTCTCTGCCAAAACCAATTACATATATTCTCTAAAGTATAATCATCCCACTCATAAGCCTCTCCATGTTCACTACACAAACAGAATTGTAATGTTATGGGTTCAATAGTAGTTTCATCCTCCGAGTAACAAGGATTCTTATTAAAAGTATTATCAGATTTAATTGCTTCTTCATAAGGTAACCCATATTCATTTAAAATATCATCATCACCCAATGTAACCAACTTGATGTTCATAGATTCACTTGAGATATTATCAAATAAAAACTTATCATCTAAAAATACCAACTTATCACCTTCTTTCATTTTTTTAAGTTTAAATCCGATTAAAATTATATTTGAACTTAAAAAAATAACCCCTACTCAATTAAGAGTAGGGCAATTCACTATTTCTTAGATTTAACATCCTTTTCGTCTATTAATTCAGCACCTAACATAGAAGCCATTCTAACAGGGCTAACATCTTCATTTCCAACAAATGCAAATGTTACATATTCTTTATTTTCATCTGGTAAAACATCTAGTGTCATATTAAATCCAGATGGATTTTCAGCAGTAAGATTTAACTCTATACTTCTTTGTGCTTTTGCATTTGGAATAGTCATATATAAGACCATATATTCACCATCAGCAGTTTTAGCCATAACATCTGCTTCTACTACATAGTTTGGAGCAGTAGATTCCTCTTTTATTTTTATAACTTTTGCTTTTGGCAACTCTTCTAAATAAAATACTGCTACCTTATCTCCTGCATTAAAATCAGCAGTAGATATTGTTATCTCCGTATTAGAACCTGTTACAGTTGAAGTAAATTGTAATTTCTTAACTAAAGATATACCATCTTTTTCAACACTATATACAGATATACTATTAGTAACTGGTTTCACATTTTCTAAAGTAACTTTCTTAGTACCATCAGAAGTTAATAGTCTTCTTTTACCAACCTTAGTAGATTCTTCAACCATATCAGAAGCTAATAGCATTGCCAGTTGTGGCATTTGTATTACCTCTTGCTCAAGTGCTAAACTACAAGTCACGCTCCCATCAAAGGCAATGGCATTCGCACCTTTCGCTTTAGCATAAACTGATTCTGAATCCAATTTAAAGTTAAAAGCATTTAAATCTGCTGTATAAAAAAGTGGTTCTCCAGTTGTTTTATTTTTTACTATTATATTACTTGCATCTTTTATCGCAAATCTCATTATTTCATCATCCTCTCATTTTTACATAAAAATAACACTGCTATTTAACAGTGCTAGTTTGTATTTTTATTTCTTTAGACCAATGTTTCATCTTATCTGCTCCAATTTGGTATTTAAAAGACCATGCATAACCTAAGTTTTCATTATAATTCTTAAATTGAATTTTAGTCTTATAAATATTAATCAGTTGCCAATAAGTCATTTTTAATATTTCATTTATATGAATATGCCCATCTATATTTTGAACTATATTTATATAATCACATAAATGAAATGCTTCTTTTTCTCTTTTTTTTCTTTCCTTTTCTTTGAAGTGTTCAATTAACTTTCTTTCTCTCTCAGAACCAGTATTTTCAATCCATTTATCTTCATCATCTTGGAAGCTTTTTTTGTCAATACAAAACATTTCTAAAATTAAATCTGATACTAGTCCAAAATCTTCTCTGCTTATAAAAGCATTTTTCTTCTTATCTTCTGATTTGATTAAAATACCAATTTTAATATTATTCATATACTCAATATTTTTAATATCAGTTTTATATAATATAGATAAAGATTTTTTTATTTTATCACTAAGTAATTCAACTTTCTCAGAAGAGTTTTTCCTTGATGTTAACATCATTAAATCTAAGATGGGTATAGTGTCATATTTACATTTTAGTTCAAATGATTCCTCATTACATAGCTGAGAATAACTCTTCTCAAGTATTAGAAACGGGTTGACCATCTCTAAATTAGCCATATCTGAATTAATAAGCTCTTCAATAGTAGGTTGATATATAGTTCCTAGTGTTTCACCTAGTTTAATTGGAAGTCCTGTAATATAATAATTTTCTAACATTACATATCACCAAAACTTTCAGCAGATACAGTTATTACAAATCCATTATAATCAGTACTTAAATTATACATTTGATATACATTTTCTAACTTAATCTTACCTATTCCAGCTATTTCCTCATTTTGAGTTATTATATCGACTATGCAACACATCAACGCAATATCTCTTAGGCCATTTGCCGTATCTTGGCATTCATCATGACAGACAACACCAATTTCTATCTTTGTTTTTTTAACTGTCCTACTTCCCTCAGAACATGGTCTATACTCTGACATAATTATGAAAACTGATATATCTGCTTCTTTTAATACTTTTTCCACTCTTCTATTTAGAAATACCTTCTTGTTTCTAAGCTCTTTAACTGGGTTTTTTATATCAGGCATGGATAGAATATCTTCTTGGCATTCATCATTATAAATCATAAATTTAGCGAAGTCTTGATTTGACATTAGAGTTGTTCCAATATTTGAAATTAACTTGTTAGGGAAATCCATATAAACTAATAATATCTACCCCCTTAGCATTATCTTTTTAGTATCTATTATTTCATTTGTATCTTTATCTTTAGCTAATAGCAGTACTTCTAAGCCAGAATATTTAGCTAGTGTGTTAGATTGTAAGACGCACAATTTCTCATCTTGATTAATTATGTTACAATAGTTATACTGCTTCTCTAAGAGCCACTCAACACCTTGAGTATGGTCTATAGTGTATTCATTTTCTTCGCCTAGATTAATAAATTCTTCACCCATAATCTTACTAAATGGGATAATTACATTATCATTTTCAGATAACTCATTATAAGCAATATTATTTATTGTATCATCTTTTGAAATTAAAGCATCTTGTAAACATATAGCTTTAATAAGTCCATCTGAGCCTGTTTCTCTGCCATTATACTCAAAGTCATTTACCGATGTAACTCTAAATACAGTTTTACCAGTTAACATTATTCTAGTGTCAATATCTATAGTTTTAGTTATATGATTACTTCCAAAATAAAGTTGTCTTTTTGTATCTGCTACAGATGTATATTTATTATCTGCCATACCATCAGAATATAAAGTTAAGTTTTCTACTGAGAGAGGAATTTTATATGTCTGACCTTTATACTTATAATTAAAGAATTGATTACATCTTTTTATTATAAAATGCTTATATGTATCCATTTCTTTATGTTCTTTAAATATAGTCAGCCAGTAACAATTATCATAAAAAAGATAACAACCTACATCTACATTTAAATCCGATTCAACTAATAGATTTTTTTCATCTAGTGACCTTTTATCATTATTAGTTATATCATTAATTGCAACTATAGCTCTTTTAGTATCTTCTGTTATACAAACTTCATCTATATCAGTTATAGGTACTTCAATACAGGTTGGTGTTTCTTTTAAATATTTCTTAAAACTTAATCTCAGTTGTAATATTCTTTTTTCTTTAGGAGTTGAGCATCCTAGTCCAATTCTTTTTTTATAATTACTAATATAACTATTCAATTTTATCCCAACCTTTAAAACCTTTATATACATATCTTGTCTTGTATTTGGCAAGTTGCTCTCTAATTTGAACTTCTAACAAACAAAGCTTTGCTAACATATTAGCACCAGACTTAGTATTATAATCTGAGTCAGTTAACATCTGTTTTAAATTTTCTTCTCTAAGAATCTTAGGTTGAAGCCACCAAATCATCATTCCATAAGCTAATATAATTATTTCTTCTAAATTAAGGTCTGAAATTATTTCTCCTAGATATTTACTCTTAAATAAGATTTCTTCTTCTGTTTCTGTTTCAAAGGTTATTATACAGTCTTCTTCTCTAAACTCTACAATATAATCTTTATTGATTTCATACTCTTTATCTGTATATTTTCCTATTAGTTTTATTTCTGCATATTTATTATTATATTCAATAATAAATCCCAATTGGTCAATTGGAATTGTAATACAAGACTCTTCTTGTCCTATTATAGACAAATCTTTTCTACATTCATAAAAATCAAATGTAGCCTTTTGAAGATATGAATACATCATATCCTCAATTATTTCCTCTTCAAGTAATAACATCTCTTCATCATTTATTAGAGAAAGAAATTGCTTATATATCTCTTTTATTGGTGTAGCCATAACATCACCTTTAATCTTCAAATAAACTTTGTAAACCTAGTCTAGTAGCTATTAAACGTTCCTTATAATGAGAATCAAACTTACCCTTTTTATATAATTCGATTACTCTTGAGCCTAAACACTCTATTAGTCCATAGTTAGCTTTTTCAACTATATTCATAAATCTATCATTATCTAATTTTAATAATATATAATTTATGTAATCTAAATCATACCCACCTAAACCTTCATAAACATCTTTTAAACTTAAATACTCTAATATATCCTCAACAGTATAATCATCACTATCAACATCAACTATAGTTATAAGATAGTTTTCAAAATAACCTCTATGTTTGTTTGATATTTCATATAAGTCAGATAGTATAATAAATGTCTTTTCTCCCACTTTATTCATTTCAAAGACTAATCTTTCATCTCTATCTCTATATAAAACTGTTCCAGTATCTAAGTTCATTATCTCTACTTCTATTTCATCTTTGAGTTTCCTCAGTTCATTTCTTAATTCTTTATATGTTTTTTTAGAAGTTTTTATTTGTTCAACTTCCTCTGAAACATCTTTTTTTGTCTTAGCAGCCATTAAAAAATCTCCCTTCTAAATAATATTATTGTATTTTATACATTCCAAATTTAGAAGCAACAACAACACCTAAATGCATTTTTCTTGACATGAACATCTCTATTTGTTGGTCATCTCTAGCTATTCCATCAGTATTTTCTATTATCATTGTGTCACCTTCAAATCCTAATTTGATTATCTTCTCATCATTTGGTATAACATATAAAATACTATTACTTAATGCCCATTTATCTCTTTCAGCATCATAATAGTTAGGTAATTCTATTACAGGTGTTCCACTAAAGTTTTTAACATATCCAAAATTTCTTTTGTCATCTTTATCTAAGTCAGCTCCAACACCTTCTATATTCCCTACTGCTTCTGGAGTTCCATATATAGCAACAGATTGTCCAGTAGCACCTTTTACTTTATTAACTATTTTCTTTAAGTCCTTATCTGAATAAGCAGCACTAGTTTTTAAATTAGTATGCACAGATGCGTAAGCCCCTTCCATAGTAGATGCTATTGCCTCTGCTATATGATGTTGGAATGTAGAAGATACTCTGTCTACCATTTCAGACCAATCTATTCTTCCAGCTATAAATCTATCAAACTCTTCATATATAGCTATTGCTAATTTAAATGCAGATGTAGGGACTTTTTTACCTAATAGTCTTTGTCTTCTTGTACTATTTTTACCTTCAGCTATATTTGCAATTCTTAATAAGTCAGTATTTTTAACTGTAAATTCTTTTTTATTGCCTAAATCAAAGTTTTCTACATCACAAAAATCTGAAAAGGCTTCTTCAGTTAATCTATTTACTTTATCAGTTATTGTTTCAGATAATATTTGGAATATCTTATATTTATTTTCAAAGAATGTATATTGTCCCCATTTACCTCCACATATATCTATTATTTCTTTTCTTAATGCATCCTCACACTGAGCATAATTTTTTACTTTTCCGTTTAATATATCATTTGATAAATCTTTTAATGCTATTATATCTATAGCCATCTTTTTTCCACCTTTCTTTAGTCATTTTTCATTTTTAAAAAACTGTCTCCAGCTCGTCTATTTGTTATTACATAAAAGATACATATACTGATTCTTGTCCATTGAAACTATATAATTCTTCAACTTTTGCAACTACTGCACCTGCAGTTTTCTTTGTAAACTTATATGTATCTGCTTTAAGTTCTAATTCATCTCCAACGGCTACTACACCATCAAAATGTTTTTTAGCTAAAGTCATACATAATCCCTTATGAGGTAATCTAACTCTATCTATTTCACTTGCTTTTAATTCATAATCTCTTTCATCTAATCTTTCATCATATTGAAGTGCAACACTGTCTAAAATTCCAAATCTGCATCCTTCTGATAACTTTTCTATTTTATAACAATCATTTCCTAGCTCTGAATCGACTAAGCCACCTAATGCAACTATTGCACCATTTTCTAGTACATCACTTCCATTCTTTGCTGTTACAACATCTGGGTACTTGTCTATATCACAATTTAATATCGCTTTATCTGCCATTTTTATATCTCCTTTTTTATTTTTTCATAAAAATAAACACTACTTATTTGAGTGTTTTTTCAATATTTGTTCATATGATTTTGTATTTTTATTTTCATCTTCTAATGTAGATGAATAATTTATTTTTGCTTCTTCAACTATAAGTCCCTTATCAGAATTAAATTTCTTTGTGTTTTCTTTTAACTTAGTATAATCAAGTAAACTTAACTCTTTCCTTAAATCCTCTAAAGATAACTCTTTGTTTATAGCGGATTCTTTAAAAATCTTAACTTCATCTTCTGTTAAAGAATTAAACTCTGATATAATACTAGAAACTTCTACTTTATATTCTTCCATTTCTTTATCGGCCTTGAATTTTCTTAAAACCCCCAACTCTTCAGTTAGATTTTTTATCTCAGTTTCTTTTTCACTAAACTTTTCAAGTACTAATTCTTTTAAAGTATCCTCTTTAGAAAAAGTTTCTATAACTTCTCCTTCTTTTTTCTCTCTCCATTCTTCTATATATGATTTTCTGTTTTCATAATCTAAAACAACATCATCTCCATCTATAGAATATGGTACACCATAATAATTACAATAATTTATATTATCTTCTAATATAGCTATTTTTTCTTCAGGTAGAATAGTTTTTAAATAATATTCTCTTGCTGTGTATTTACCTCCCCAATAAGGGTCTTCAACCTCAACCATCTTATTTTTTAATTGACTATTAATAGAAATATCTATATCTTCTATTGATAATAAATCATTTTTCTTTTTATCCAATACATTTTCCTCCTTCCCTTTAAATGAATGCATTTCTTTACAAATATCATAAATTGCTTTTTTATATTTTGAAAAATTACTATATGTATTTATAGATGCTCCCTCAATTCCAGGAACAACATCATCTCCTAAAATAGTAATTCCTAAAAAACTAAATTTTTTAATATTATAATATCCATCAGCTTTATCAACTTCTCCATCTTCAACTGCTATTTCCATACTTACACTTTTTGATTTTGACTCTGTCAATAATTGATATGCTGAATTAGAATAGTGTTTCCATATAAGTCCTGTACAGTTCAGATATGTCTTTCCATCTTCTTCTGTATAAGTTATTTCTGTATTATTTGGAATCACACCAAGCGGTCTTTCTAAGAATTTATATTCTATAGAATAACCATCATCATCCTTTACAACTTTAGTTATCATATTATGCTCGTCAAAATCTACTGCATTTTCTTCTTCGTCATATTTTATGTATCCAAGTATTGGTATATCTGATAAAGTTGATTCTGCTTCATTTATAGTTGACAAATCAAACTTAGTTTTATTTAAATTTTTACCTTCATGTAAAATTTTTAGTTTTACATTTAATTTTCTATCATCTTCTTCATTAGAAAATGTCTCAAATCCACATGGAATACTAACTACTTTCAACGTCTCACCTCCTTAAATAAACATTACATCGCTAAAACTTATATCTTTAAAATCTTCCTTATTAAAATTAAGTATCTCATCAGGCTTATTTTCAAATAAATAAAATGATTCTTCACCACATTTATTTTCATTAATAAAAGTAAATCCTTTTTTCATTAATTCGTCTTTTTTATCACTTGTAAATGCAATAATAAATCTTTTATTATTTGTTTTCATCTTTTCTATCTGTTTTATTTCCATTTGTACCACCATCACCTTTGTCTTCATTAGTAGGTCTTCCAGCATCATTATTTGAAAATGTATATGAAGCTTGTTTAACTGGCAACAAATCATCTATTTCCATTAGTTGTTCTGCTTTATATAAATTAGCAATTTCAATTGGCTCTTTTCCAGTACTAGCTAAATATACTAGCCTGCTATCTCCTACACTATTTATATTTTCTCTAAGTTGTTGTGATATCTTAGATTGGTTAAAATGAGTTGTACCAACAAAGTAAAGTTGGAATGCTTTAGATGAGTTCTTTTTATTTAATTCATAATTTATCCATGTCTCTATTTCATTTTGAATTCTCATTGGTATTAAACTATCTGCTATAACACCATCTGCAATAGATTCTGTATTTATTTTATCTGAATTAAAAAGTGCTGTGTTAATTCCAGCATTATCAAATATAAATTCTTTTGCTTCTTTAACATAATCATTAATCTTTGATTTTCCATCACTTAGATTAATCCCCTCCATATCTAGTGGAGTTACTGCTACAGATGTCCCTGCTGGTAAATTGGATTTTATATCATGGTAGTATGCACTTAATAAATCAAAAGCAACTAATGGTTCATCATTTTTACCATAAGGTACTTTTCCATGTATTAGCTTAATACTTTCAATAATTGCATTAGAACCCTTTAAATCTTTCATATCTTCAAGCTCTAAAATATCATCAAATAAAAAGCTAAAAAATGGTATTCCTTTTGTGGAATCAATATCTATGTTGAATGCTACAGCATTATCACTTAATTCATAATACTTATTTTCTATTAAGTCTTCTTTTTTTAATCTTCCATCATTTAATTTTTCATATGCGTCTTGAACTTCTACTGGAAATGCTGATAAAGTTCTTCTACTTATTTTCCTTAAATCAATGCCATACCTTAATACTCCATTTACTTTGGATGTTATTGTGCAATAAGAAGCTGGTATTTGTTGCATCATTATACATTTTGAATCTTCAATTTTATATAAGTATATTTCCCCTTGCTCTAATACTTTTTCAGTTATCCAAGGACAAATATGTTTAAGTTGATATTTTTTTAGAAATGTAGCTGACTTAAAAAAAGAGTTGATATAATCATCTTTATCTTTGAATTTAGAAATATTTGCTGGTATTATATAATGGTCAAATGTATTCATGGTTGAAATCATATTTAGAATTCTTTTATATGTACCAGATGTTTCTTTAAGTAAAAGACTTACCTTTTGTAGTAATTCTACGTTTTTGTAAGGGTCTATCATAGCTTTTCTTACTTGGTCTCTACTTATATTTCTTATCTTGTACATTTCATTTGACAGATTTATAGTATTTTCTATCATTGCATAATTTCTTTGCCTTAGTTGCTCATTTAAGTATTTTATTTGGTCTAAAGTATAATCTTTTTTATCTCCTTTGAGTTCTATTATGGTTTCCACCTCCTGACCAGAATGAAATTATTTGTCCATTTTCTTTACTATTTCTCTTTTTTAATTCTATATCCAGTAAATTTGCTAGATAATTTCCATATGCTAAAGAAGAATATCTGTCTTTTCGTGCTTTCCCTTTTTCTTTAACTTTAAGCCACTTTTGACCATCATTTTTAACAGTTTCTAAGTTAATTAATTCGTTTACAAGTAGTGTAGTTTGTTTATATGGTAATATCATTCTTGCTTGGTCTGTATAATTTTTCTTTGCATACCCAGATGTACTACTTAACATATCATTTGCTTCTACATCATTTATAGGTAATTTTATTCTATTTTTTAGAAATACATCCAGTAAACCAATTATACAATCATGATTTATTTGTCCATATGCCTTAATCTCAAATATAACTGGATAATTCTCTTTCGTAATAAAATTATTATGTAAATGATTTGTATTAGTGTGAGAAAATGCATTATATTCTTTATTTCTAGCATCATCATAATTAACTCTAAGTAAATCAGATAAAACACTTTGCCCTACTCCTTGAGTGTCTATAACTAAGAAATCTGCTTCAAAATCAAAGAACAATTGCTTTAATCTTATTGCTTGTTTATCTGGCTTCATACCATTATGAGATTCTATATGAACAACCATTCTTTCATAATAATCTTTCTCGGGCAATAATCTCCAGCATGTATATACTGAGTTATCATTATTGTCTCCTTCTGCGATAGCAATGTCAGCAGAAATTATCCTTAGTTCACCTTTTCTTTTTTGTAGATTACACTTTATTTTTCCGTTTTTAGCAGATAACACTTCCAAATCTGTTGGAGGATAAAATGGATTTTTTAATGTCCTACATGGATTTACATAAGATGATTTAAATATTGCATCTTCATTTTCTCCAAAGAAAAGTGATTCCATCTCCATAATCCAAGAAACAGCATCCATTTCTCTTTTCATTTCATCTGCTCTTTCCTTCTGAACCTCCCATGACTAAAGTCACAGAGTTCCTGCTTCATAGAATTTCGCATACTAAAATATGTCTTACCAATTCTCCACAGGCTATCCCCGTAGTTCCTACGGTTCTTACATACGTTATCTATTTTAAACTGTTATTAGTCTTAATCCTTCTTTTAGTATATTTATACTTGCATTTATATCTCTATCGTGAGTTACATTACAACAAGGACAAATCCATTCTCTTATATTTAAATTCTTCATTTCCTCTTTTTTGTACCCACATTTATTGCATATTTGTGAACTTGCAAAGAATTTACCTATCTTTACAATTTGTCTACCATACCAATTAGCCTTGTATTCTAATTGACGAACAAATTCTGACCATGACACATCAGAAATAGAAAGAGATAATTTACGATTTCTAGTCATATTCTTTACTTGTAAATCTTCTATGCAAAAATATCATTCTCTCGTATTAATTTGTAGATAGTTTTTGTAGAAAATCCTTCCTTTGATTAGCTATATGTTCTTGAAGTCTTGCAACTTTTAACTTGCTTATTTCTATTTAAACTACCAATTGTTTTTCTCGATAGTTCTCTTTGTAATTTAGCAAGTTTATTTAACGACTTCTGAAGATACTTAGGATTTTCTATAAATTGTCCACAACTTGAGATACAAAATTCTTTAATTCCTAAATCTAAACCTATCTGATTATT